GGGTGGTACCGCCGCAGAAACCCCCTCAGCACCCCCTTGGTCCGACGATCAGTACGTTCAAAGGGGTTCCGATGCAGGTCAAGAGGCTGTAGCGGTCATCTCGTTGTAGTACTGCATGTTGAGCCACGCATGAGAGCGCCACCTGCTCCGTCGTATCGAGAGTGGGGCTGACGTGGGCATATCTAGTTCCCGATAGTTCCCGGACTATCGGGATACCCCCGCTCGGTTCCCCCCTTGAGCCCCCCTTGGGCATCGGAGCCCCCCTCAGCACCCCCTGGGCAACGCCCGTGACGCGTCCTGACGTGGTCCGAATAAGCAGCCGCCCCGCACTATGGGTCAGTGCGGGGCGGCGCCCAAACCCGCCCCATCGCGGACGCTTCCCAACGAAGACGGCGGAGCGGGTAGTCCTGGGCGCGGGGGGATCGCCGCGACGCCGGCTAGGGCGGCGGAGCACCTGGGGACTCTGCTCATCTCGCGGGGTCTCGGCGAGGAGCTGGTCGAGCGGGTGGGGCCGCTCCAGACCATGATCGAGAAAAACTTCAAAGTTGCTGTGGGCTAAAGATCATTTTCGGCACAGCGTTTACCGAGTGCCTGTACAGCCGCCGCTTCCCGACTGGGTTCACGTCCGACGCCGTATGTACGGCCGCCGTATCCAGCAGTGGCGCGAGCATCGGAGCTTGACGCAGGAGCAGTTGTCCGAGCGTACCGGCCTGTCCGTGTCCAGCGTGCAGCGTGTCGAGGCCGGCGGGGAGATCCGATTCTCGGCGATCATCCTTGCCGCCGATGCGCTCGGTGTGCCCATCGGGACTCTCCTCTCGGCCGATCCGGGGGCGTAGGTTGCCGCGAGCCCGCGGATTCCCGCCCCAGTACGGGGGCGTCCGGGGGGCGGGAAACGTTCCCACTGTCCCTCTACCCGCATAGACGCGTCCACCCTTCGGACGGGATTGAGGGCGCAATGCTGCCCCGGCCCCCGGGATTTGTCCCGCCGCCGCCCGACGGGGGCGACGAGCGACGGCGGGACTGGACCACCGGCGGCCATTGCCGTCCCGCCGGGGCCCGGCTATGCGGGCAGTGCGCGCCTGGTGCGGGTGTTCGCGGCTTCTGCGCGCGCCTGGTTGCAGGCTGCGGGGTCGGTGCACCAGGTGACCTCAAGGGGTCCGTGGTCGTCTTCGACGGGGCGGGTGGTCCAGTCCGTGACGGTCCGGTCGCAGCGGTGGCACTGGCGGGGTGTCATACGGGCTCCCCGTGCGGGACGTCGTGCGCCCGAACGGCCAGCGGAATGATCCCGTGGGCGCGGATGCAGCCGATGCAGGCGTAGGTGGGCATGCCGGGCCCGGAGCCGGTTTCGACGGCGCCGACGATCTGCGCATCCTCGTCCTGGACGGGGCCGTGGTGGATGCAGCACCAGCGGCTCACGGGGTGCGCCGCCGTCCGCATGTGGGGCCGCAGGTGTGCCGCATTTGGGCGGACACCGTGGCGCCGGGGGCGTGGACGACGAGGATCGTGCTGGTCTGCACGCTGCCGTCCTGACGGGTGACGGTGTCCGGCACGGCGGTCGACTCCAGCGAGGCGAATTGCCGCCGCGGGGGACTCACCTGCATGGGGGTGTCGCCGGTATTCTCGGTCATGTCGGCCTGCCTCGCTTCGGGTCGTCCATCCCCCGGGCCGTGCCATCGGCTGCGGGGATTTTTCGTTCCCTCACGGTACACCCAGCTATAGACCTCTGTAGAGGAGTGCGGAGGGATCTGGAGAGGCGTGCAGGTCAGCACGTATCTACGTTGATCGTGTGAGTGACGATCCGCGGGACCTCATTGACCACGAGTCGGGCCGGCCGGTGTATGTGCAGCTCGCCGATCTGGTGGCGGCGCAGATCGCGGCGGGCGCGCTGGTCGTGGACCGGCCGATCCCGGCGGAGTCGCGGCTGGCGGAGGAGTACGGGGTGGCCCGGCTGACGGCGCGGCGCGCTGTGCGGGAGCTGCGGGAGCGGGGCCTGGTGTACACGGTCCAGGGCAAGGGCACGTTCGTCGCCGCGCCCCCGCCCGCCGAGTAGTCGGCATATGCCGTCCCGCCTGCACGTATACCCCGCTGTCACACCCGGCGCCTAAGCTTGGATCATGCCCCGCACTTCCTGTCCCTGCGCTGCCGCACGCCCTGTGCCTCCGCGCCCGGCTACCGCGGCCCGGTCGCTCGAAGCGGTGAACCAGGAGATCCACGCTCTGGTGGAACGGGCTCCGCTGGCGGCCGCGGATCAGGTGCGGCTCGCGGGGCTGTACGCGGAGTGGCTAGAGCTCGCGGCGTAGGACAGCGGAACGCCCCCGCCGGCTCGACGGGGGCGTTCTGCGCGCGGAGTCTGTGACCCTTGGCCGGCCGATGGCCAGCGCGGGCGGCGCGCACCGCCTGCGCCTATCGTGCCACCGTCCCCGGTGCCCCCGGCGGCTCAACCAGCCGGGGGCGTGGCCAGCACGGCCGGGAATGGGACGGCCAGCCTACGGGGCGGGGCCGACAGAGTCGGGTCAGACCTCGGACCTCGAGGCCCGGTCGGCCTGCTTCCACATTTCCTCGCCGCGCAGTCCCTTGTCGATGGCATCCCCGAGGGCCGTGTCGTATGCCTTGGCGCGATTCTTCGGCCGCCCGTACTTCTCGAGCAGCCGGTAGAGCCGGGACGGGGGCATGGCGGCGGCGATGGCGATGCCCTTGCGGTCGGCGAGCGGGTGGGTGGCGTCGGCTTTGACGATGGCCAGCTCGCGGAACGCTTCGAGGTGCTGGATGACGCGGGTGGTCTGGGCGATGGTGCCGACGAGTTCGTTGTACTCGGTGGCGTGGCGCGGGGACGTGGCCAAGACGTTGTTGCGCAGCGCGGCGAGGAGGTGGTCGGCGAGGTCGGGGGCGATGTCGAAGACGGGCTGCTCGGTGCCGTCCTGGTCGCAGATCTTGGCGTATCGCTTCTTCATGGTGCGAACACTACTCGCATCGCGTTCGCTACACAACTCGAGCAGACTTCAGCAGCGAACTAGCAGGTGGCAAGACTATGGCGCCGGCCGGTTCTGCTCGAGCTCAAGCGCGTTCGCTACACGACTCGAGTCCGCGAACCCTGCCCGTCGGGTGCGGCCCGAGCCCCGGCAACCGTGCCCCGGTATCCTCGCCCGGTGGCTGATGAACCTGAGATCCCCGCTGACCTGATCGCTCTCCAGCGCCGTTTTGACGCCGCGCACGCCGCGGTGGTGGCCGCGTCCGCCCACCCGGGCCCGGTTGCCGACTGGCCGGCGGACGCGGTGGCCGAGCTGCGGCGGGCCCGGGAGGCGGAGCGGCAGGCGACGGTGGACCTGTACCGGGCGCGGGAGGGGACGCCGTTCGCCGCGTACCCGGCGCAGGAGCGGCTGCGGGACGCGGCGGCCGAGCAGGGGTGAGGCGGGGCCTGTCCGCCACCGGGCTCACTCCCTATTTGTGTGCGTATGCCGCATTCGGGCACCCGACCTAGGGCAACCCCCAAGGAACGGAGCCAGCCATGGTCATCAAGAAATTGCACGACATGGGCCTGCGCAGCGAGCACGCCTACCTCGCCGCGTTCGCCTCCATCGGCATGACGGTCTTCACCTGGGCCGGATCCCTCAAGGCCGATCCCAGCGCCGACCTCGCCCGCGCCGACCGGTGGGGAATTTTCGTCGGAGAGTGGGCCCCCACGTTCTTCGGCCTCGGTCTCGCGCTGTCGCAGTTCGAGCAGCAGGACGGGACGCTGGAAGAAGCCGGCGTCCCGCACATTCGCGAGGCGAAGGAGCGGGCGGCGTCCTGACGGACATGGCAGCGACGACGAAGCCCCCGGCCGGGGGGGTCGGGGGCTGTCGTAACCCCGCAGGTGCGGGGAGCAGGGTCATCCACCGACAGTTAGCCGGTTCATCCCCGCATGCACGGGGAAGGGCGGTGCTGTGAATCTGGACCACTCATCGGGATCGGTCCACCTCCGCCTGCGCGGAGAGAGGTTGCGCTATGGATCTGCGCCACCAGCCAGAACCGGTACACCCCCGCGCGAGCGGGGAGTTCGCCAACCGGGGCGGGCTTAACGCCCCGGTTGAACGCCTTCACCCTAGCGTGCCATGTCGTCCGGCGGGGTCGGAATGCCTCAAGAGCGAGGCACTGTCAGCGAACCTCTTGACGCTTCCTATTTTAGGAAGCTACGGTTACGCCATCGGGTCAGGGGAACAGCCCCAGACCCCGCCGGAAGGAACCGGACATGACCAGCACCGTCCGCATCATCCCCTGCACCGAACCGGCCGGCCTGCACCGGCACTTCGGCCAGGAGGGCGAGGCCCAGCCCTGCTACATCGAACTCGACCTCCGTGCGGACACTCTCCTTGCGACCGTGGACGTCGAAGTCGGCGGCGCCGTCCCGTTCTCGACCCACTACGGCTTCGAACGCCGCTACGGCATTCCCGTCCTCACCGCCGAGGCGGCGAACCGTGCGATGGAGGCGCTGCGGCCCTTCGCGGAGCGGATCCTCGCCGACTGGGAGGAGCACTGGAACGGCGAAAACATGGTCGCCCGCCTCGGAGAGGACGCCAAGGCCGCCGAGAGCGCCATCTCCGACCACCTCGGCCTCGGAGAAGCTTCCTACGGCGGTGAGGGCGTCTTCGACGCGTCCGACCTGGTTGCGGAGTGGGACCTGGAAGGCGCTGTCAACGGCCTGGAGGCCGACGAGTACGACATCATCGCCGACACCACGGACGACCGCCTCGCGGAGATCGCCTCCGAGATCACCGAGGGTCTTGCGGCGAGCGGAGAGAGCAGCGTGGCCGTCGTCCACGGCCTGGACGAGTACCTCGCGGAGATCCGCGACGGCCTTGCCGAGGCGGAGCGGATGAGTGACGCCGAGTTCCGGGTGCTGCGGGAGTCCCTCGGGCTGACCGCGGACTGGCTCGCCGGGCACCTGTCCGTCTCGAACCGCACCGTCCGCCACTGGGAGCAGGGCAAGTACCCGGTGCCCCACGGCGTCGGCAAGACCCTGCGCGACCTGGAGGAGGAGACCGCGGCCCTGGTGAAGGAGACCGCGGACGAACTGCTGGAGGACTACGCGACCGGCCCGCAGCCTGAGATCACGGTGTACCGCACGGACGAGGCGTACCTCGCCAGCGACCCGGAGCCGGTCCGGTCTGCGTCGTGGCACCGCGCGTTCGTCGCCCGCGTCGCACAGCAGGCGCCGGTGACCATCACCTACGACGCCTGATCCTGCCGACTGCAGAAACGACGCCGCCCCCGTTGGATGCCCCGACGGGGGCGGCGTCGTACCGAGCTACGATCGAACGCGTGTCCGACCCATCCCCTCCCCCTCCCCGCGTCTCGGTCACCCTCCCCGGTGGCCGCACGGTGTCGGGCCGCCTCCTCTGCTGGCGCCAGACGGCGGACGGGACGTGGCACCCCGAGGTGGCGCTGACTGTCCCCGCGGCGGCCGTGACCCCGGTGGACGGCGAGGACTACAGCCAGGTGCCCCGCGAGCCGGCCGAACCACCGGCGCCCATATGGACCATCGCCCCTGTGGGCCGCGCGGACGACGGGCCCCGCGAGGTCCACGATGCGGCCCGCTGCTGGCTGGTCCGCGGCGGCCGTACCGTCACCCTGGCCGAGGCCCGCGCCGCCATCGCCCAGGGCGTCCCGGGCTGCACCGTGTGCCGGCCGGAGCCCTGACACGCCGGCGCCCCGCTGGCCATGGGGGTGCCAGCGGGGCGGGGCGAGGGGGGTGGGGCGAGCCTGGCACCGAGCGGGGTGGCGGGCGGTGGGGATGCGGGGGAATGCGACGAAGGGCGTAGGGGGTGGGTCAGGCAGGCGGGGTGGGGGTGGCCGGGTGGTCGACGCGCCCGAGGACTTCCTGGCAGCAGCACCCGTCGATCGGGCCCCAAGACGGACAGACGCTGGTGATGCCCGCCTTGTGACCGCAGGGCTCGTTCCAGAAGCTCTCGTCGCAGCCGCACTTGTCGCTGTCGTGCCAGGCCGGAACGGGCTGCTTGCACTGGTCGCAGACGAGGTGCGGGTTGGCGAAGGCGATCTCGGTGTGGGTTCGGGTGTGCGTGCGCGTGATGGTCACGATTCAGCTCTCCTCGGGCGGGGTGGGGGTGGGCTCCGGGTGTGTCGTCATGAGGTCGCTCTCCGACCACTCTCCGAGGGCTTCGTCTTCGTGCCGGTCGGCTGGTTGGTGGCCGCGCGGTAGGAAGCACACCGCGTCGATGGCCTCAATGTCCGGCCAGAAGACGGTACGGGCGCCGCACGCCTCTTTCTCGGTCATGGCGTCCCCTTCTTCGGTCCCGGCTTGGCGGGCTCGATGCCTGCGAGGCGGGAGAACTTGCGGACATAGGCGGCTGTGAACGGGGAGTGGTTGACCACGTCGGTGGGGCGCTTGTCCGCCTTGAGGGCTGCGATCACGGCGTCGATCGCCTGCCGACGAGCCTCTTCGTGCGCCGCTTCCGTCTCTCGATAGCGACTCGTGGCCTGATCAAGGGCCTCCAATTCATCCATGCGCAACAGAGTATCGCAACAGGGTTGCGCGGTCACTCCCTAGCGCGCTACTTTGAATCGCAACAAAGAAGCGATTGCATAAAGCGCAACAGGGGGACCCGATGACCCGCACCGCCCGCCGCACGATCCGCAGCATCCGCCGCAGCATCCGCGCCGCAGTCCAGGCCGGTCAGAAGCTCGTCACCGCCGTGCGCGGGGCGAGGTTCGGCGTGCTGGTCGCCCTGTTCGCCGCGATCGACCGGGGCGCCACCGTGCGGATCGGCTACGTCGACTCCAAGGGCGTCGCCTCCGTCCGCGACATCACCCCGCACCGCCTCGACCCCACCACCGCCGGGAACATCACCTGCCGCGCGTTCGACCACCGCGACGGCGAGGACACCACGTTCCGGGTCGACCGGATGACCAGCCTGGGGGTCGGTTAGGCCGAGTTCAACGCGGTCGCCGAAGTGATCCCCGCGCCCTTCAAGTTCGCCGCACACCTGACCCCCGGCGACCGGATCGCGCTGCACGGGTCGGATCAGACCGTCGCCTACGTCGAAAACTGGAGCGGACCGACGGCCGCCGTGTTCACCGACGTCACCGGCGACGACCCGTGGCTCCTCGACCCGGGCGCCCACGTCACCATCTGCCTCGCGCAGGAGATCCGATTTCCCAACCGCCCCGCCTGATCCCCCACCCGCCTAACGAAACCGAAGGCGCACCATGGACCAAACTTCGCGCGCCGCCTACGACCTCGTCCGGTCCTCCTGGATCGACCTGATCCGCCAGCATGGCTGGTCCGAGATCTACAACCGCGCGGAACTCGACCGGGCCCGCTCCCACTGGCGACAGTTCACCGACGGGGACGACTGGGTCGAGGCCGGGATCACCGCCCACCGCGCCCACTGGGACGGCTCCTGCAACCGCCCGACGTGCCAGCTCCACGGGGAGACCGAGCCGGCCGCCGCCGAGGACGAGGGCGACGGCGACTGGGGCGCCCCGGGACCGCTCAGCCTCGGCGACAGCTACCGGCCGGAGACCGACCCGGTGAAGATCCGCGTCCAGGAAGAAAACCTCGCCCGACTGCGCGCCCGGATGCGGGGGCTCCACGAGGAACAGGCGACTTGGACCCCCTAACCCCCACCCCCGTCCCGGCCGTCTCCCCCAAGCGCGCGGCCGGGTCGGGTGGGGGGTGGCTGACCCGCTGACTGAGAAGGAAGGACCACCCGTCATGACCCGAGGCACGCTCCACCCGGGAGTCGTCCGCTGTCCCCCGTATGCGATCGCCAGTCGCCGCCTCAACGCGTTCTCCGACACCGCGAGCCTTGAGCAGATCCAGGAGCAGATCAACGCGCGCCGCGCCGAAGTCCGCCCGCTGGAACGCCACATCGAATGGCTCGAAGACCTCCTCGCCCGGCGCACGGAACACGTCGCCAACGGGGGCAACCCGCCCCGGGGCTACGACCCCGCCTGACCACCACCTGCCCGCCGCACCATCCGATCAAGGAGCCACCGCATGAGCATCGCCATCTCAACCTCAGTAGGACCGATGGACGTGGCCACCACCGAGCCCGTCCCCGGCCTGCACGTCTACGAGATCCCCGCTGGAGTCAGTCCCGACTCGCCGTACCGCTGGATCCTCGCCCACCACGCGGGTGCCGCACTCGCCTCGTTCGAGACGGCCGAGGCGGCGACCCGGGCCGCCGAGAGCGTGGGCCCGCTCGCCGACTGGTCCCGGAACGCGATGACCACGGCCAATCAGGTCAGCTTCGGCGGCAACACCGAGCGCCTGATGGAGCTGCTCACCGAACACGGCGGCCAGCACCCCAACGCCTGATCGCCACCCGGGTGCGCGGCCCCAGACGTGCGCCCTGCGAGGCACTCAGCCCGATCAGCCCGCCACTCGAAGAAAGGCACGACCGCATGATCCGCGAAGACCGCTTCCTGATCAGCCGCCGCCCGTATGCGGTGGACCTGTCCAGCCTGCGCGGCGACACCGCCCCCACGCCGAACGGCCGCCGGCCCAGCAGCTTCGACGGCCGCATCAACGCCGTCTGGTTCCGCCGCAAGCAGGGCACGACCGCCGCCTGCATCGGCACCCTGTGGGATCTCCAGTACCCCACCCCGGCCGACGCCACCGCCTTCCTGCTCGCGCACGAGGACGGCCGGTACGGAGGCGACTGCGAAGGCCGATGGGACGGCGACAGCTACTGGGGCAACGTCACGCTCACCGTGCAGGAACAGCACCTGGCCACCCTCCGGCCGATGCTCGCCGCGTACCCCGCCATCCCGGCCGGCTACGACGGGTGGTGGAGATTCTGATGGCCGCCGAACCGATCACCGCCTGCCTGCTCCACGCCGACTTCCACACCATGGAATCGGGCTGCTGGGAGATCACCCTCAACTGGTACTTCGAGCACCAGGAGTTGTCGCCCGCCGCCCAGCGAGCCGCCTATCAGGCCGCGGTGGAGCGCCGCATTCTCTACGGCCTGCGCACCCCGGCCGGACAGGAAGCCACCGATGGCTGAGCTGCACCAGCACCGCGACCCTCACGGCCGCCGCCTGTACGCGACCACCGACAACAACCGCATCGTCCTCGTTCTGACCACGCCCGCAGCACCCGGCGCCGTCCGCGTCGAGTTCACCCCCGCCGAATGGCAGGCCCTCACCGACGCGATCAACGAGACCCCCGCCTAACCCCGCCGCCGTCCCGAGAGGAGCCCCCCGCCGTGTACCTCCACCAGTTGCGCGCCGCGATGGCCACGATCCGCGCCCGCTGGGAGCACGGGCACGACGGGCTCACCCCGGGGTGCGCGCTGTGCGCCGACGAGCAGGCCGAGGTGCGGGCGCTCATCGCCGTCGACCGGGCGCTGACGGGGCGGCACGAAACCCGCTGGCCGGCCCCGCACGGAACGTCCACCATCAGGACCACCCACCAGAAAGGCCCGCTGTGACCCAGCTCGACAGCCTCATCCCGCCCGCAGACCTGGCCGCCGCGATCGAGGCTGGCCACGTCACCCGCAAGACCCACCCGGCGCTGCCTCTCTCGATCTACACCTACACGCGGGAGTGCCAGTACGGGCACATCTGGACGCCGGTCACGATGCGGTGCCGCGGCCTGATCTCTGACGACGTGTCCGGCGAGGTGGTGGCCCTGCCGTTCCCGAAGATTTTCGTGACCGGCATGCACGGCGTCTTCGATTTCGCGCCGCCGCTCCCGGCCGAGCCGTTCGAGATCTTCGAGAAGGCCGACGGCTCGCTGATCATCGCGTTCTACTACGACGGCCGGTGGCACGCCGCGTCCAAGGGCTCGTTCATCAGCGAGCAGGCCGTGTGGGCGCAGGAAGTCCTCGACAGCGCGGACCTGAGCGGCCTCGACACGGGCCTGACGCACCTGGCCGAGGCGATCTACCCGGCCAACCGCATCGTCGTGGACTACGGCTCGCGCGAAGAGCTGATGCTGCTGGCCGCCTACCGGCCGGCCGACGGGACCGAAGCCCCGCTGTCCGAGGTGGCCTCCCAGTGGAAGCCGGTCGGCCCCGTCGTCCGGTCGTGGGGCCTGAGCGATGGTCTCGCCGAGCTGGAGCAGCTTGCCGTCGCGAGCACGACTCTCGCCGGCGCCACGGTCGGCGGCACCGAAGAGGAGGGCTACGTCATCCGGTACGCCTCCGGTGCCCGCGCGAAGATCAAGCTGTCCGCCTACCTGACGCTGCACAAGCTGTTCACCGGCACCAACGAGCGCACCATCTGGGAGGTGCTGGCGTCCGGTCAGGAGCCCGCCGTGCTGTTCGACCAGGTCCCGGACGAGTTCGCCGACTGGGCCCGTGGGATCGCGGCCGGCCTGCGCGAGCAGCACGACCTGCTCGTTGGCGAGGCCACCGACGCCTACGGAACCGTCATGGCGACGCTCCCCGCCGACCCCGACCGGAAGACCTTCGCGCTGGCCGCGGTGAAGTCCGAGTACCGGTCCGCCCTGTTCCTCGTCCACGACGGCCGCGACAAGGCGGTCGGCGACTGGGCGTGGAAGCAGATCAAGCCCCGCGGCGACAAGCCGTTCAAGAACGACGAGGAAGGCTGACATGCCCACGATCCACGTCATGACCGGGTTGCCAGCAAGCGGCAAAACAACGGCGGCCCGCCAGATGCTCGCCGAGTCCAAGGGCCGCATCCGGCGCGTCAACCTGGACGACCTGCGGGCGATGCTCGACTACTCCGGCACCGGTGAGCGGGTGTGGTCCCACGCCCACGAGCAGACCGCGCTGGGCATCCAGGACTCTGCGGTGCGCGAGGCCATAGCGGGCGGCTTCGATGTCGTGGTCGACAACACGCACCTGACGCCGCATATCCCGAAGCGCCTCAAGGCCGCCGCGCTCGGGCAGGCCGCATTCCAGGTGCACGACTTCACCGGCGTGCCCATCGAGGAGTGCCTGCGCCGGGATGCCGTCCGGGAGGTGTCGGTCGGCGAAGACGTGATCCGCAAGCTGCACGCCAACCACGTCAAGGCCACCCGCAACGGCTGGCGCCTCACCGATGCGTGGATGAACGACGCCCCGGCCGTCGAGCACTACGTGCCCGACGTCTCGCTGCCGTCCGCGATCATGTGCGACATCGACGGGACCCTCGCGCTCATGGGCGACCGCGGCCCGTTCGACTTCGCCCGCTGCGGCGAAGACCTCCTCAACGAGTCCGTGCGCCGGGCGCTCGTCTCGTTTCGCCTGGCGAACGACGACCGGATCGTCCTGCTGTCCGGCCGCGGCGACGACTTCCGTACCGAGACCGAGGCGTGGTTGGCCAAGCACGACGTGCCGTTCGACGAGTTGTGGATGCGCGCGACCGGCGACTCCCGCCGGGACGACATCGTGAAGGCCGAGCTGTTCAACGAGCACGTCAGGAACCGGTTCCACGTGCGGGTCAGCCTGGACGACCGCGACAGGGTCGTGGCCCTCTGGCGGCGCATGGGGCTGCCGACGTGGCAGGTCAACTACGGAGCCTTCTAGCCGCGACCACCCCTACCCCGCCACCCGGGGCGAAACCCGGGCGAGGGCGGGCGGGGCGGGGCAGGATGACCGCTCCCCCCGCGCGTAACGGTCGGCCGACCGCGGGGGAGTTGGCCCCCTTCGCTCCCGTCATCCGAGGCCCGTTACCGGCGGTAGCCTCGTATAATTTCCCTTGTAAGTCCCTAAGTTGCCGACGCGTCAGCCGCCCAAGGAGAGCCCGTGGAATCCTCTCGATCCCTCGCCGCAGTGCCACCGCAGTCGGACCGGAAGCCTCGTAGCTACGAGGAGATCGTGCGCGCGATCTACAACGACCGACGTGCCGACCTCAAGCAGCGGGAGTTGCTTATGGCGGTGGCCTACGCCCTGTACGTGGCACGCGAAGAGGGGGTGAGCCCGCTACGGGAGGCCCGCCGGGTGCTGGGGCGCGAGAGCGGCCTCGCGCGGTACGACCAACTGATGCAGGCAGACCTACCCCGCTACGAGTCGCCGAGGGAAGCCGGGAACTGGGGACCCAGCAACGCCCCGTCGTGCGAGGCCCCGCGCCTGCGCCCGTACCGGCAACGCCTCGGCAAGTCCAGCGAGCCGGACCCCACCGCCCCGGTTCCCATCCGCCCCTACGAACTGCCCCCGGAGCTGGCCGCGCTGAAGGAACAGGCAATGGCGACGTACACGCCGCCTCGGGACTGGCGAACAGAGGACGGCGTGTGTGGCGCCCAGTCTCACCACAAGGTCATCGAGAAGGACCCGCGCACCGGATGGATCACCCCGCGCTGGTTCTGCAAGCGGCACAAGGACCACGCCGACCGTGTGGCCGAGCAGGTCCGTGCACAGAACGAAGCCGCGCCCGAGCCGGTCCCCAATCGCGGCGGGCTGCTGCCCTGCTACTTCAAAGCCGACTGGGAGAAGGTCTACCGCCACTACGTCGGGGAGTTCTGGGAGCCCCCGAAGTACGGGCTGTGCGCAGACGACTGGCCGACGCCCGGCGAGTCATTCACGGCGCACCGGCGCCTGCGCATGGTCCTCAGCGTTGACGACTCCGAGGGCCAGTCGTGACCAACGAGTCCGAGGGGGTGGTCGACGCGGAGCTTGTGGACGGCGACCATCTCCCCGCCATCGCTCCGGCGCCTGCCGAAGTGATGACCGCCCGCCCATTGGTCGACCGGCACACGATCCTCGTTCCCGGCCAGGCCATCCCGACCGAGGCGGACCAGCCGACGTACACCGAGCGGGACCTGTACGTCTCCGAGGCCACGGCAGAGCGGCTGAAGAACAAGTCGAAGCCGCGCAACACCAGCCGGAACTACGAGTCGCAGCGGGAGATCTTCCGGAAGTGGTGCCAGGACCACGGGCGCGTCGCCAAGCCGTGCACCACCGCTACCTACGTGGAGTACGTCAACCACCTCATCGACACCGGCCGTGCCCCCAACGCGATCAGCGTCGCCATGTCCGCGATCCGCACGTGGATGCCCGACGACAAGAAGCCCGGCACGACCGAGGCGCGCGGCATGCTCAACGAGTACCGGAAGGAGTGGAACAAGCGCGTCGGCGTGAAGAAGGCCCCCGCGATCACGGAAGAGATGCTGCGCGCCATGATCGCCACCTGCGACCCGACCGAGCCCACCGGCATCCGCGACCGGTGCGTCCTCCTCCTCGGCCGGGGCGCCCTCAACCGCAGGATCGAACTCGCCGACCTCACCATCGGCAACGTCACCATCGAAGCGGACGGCGTCGCCCTCTGGTTCTCGTCGTCCAAGACGGACCAGGAGGCCAAGGGCGAGGAGACGTTCATCCCCGCCTGGGACGACCCCGCCATCGATCCGGTACGCGCAACCCGGGCCTGGCTCGACGTGCTGCACCACCTCGGCGTCCACGACGGCGCCCTGTTCCGCGCGCTCACCAAGGGGGGCACGCTCCAGTCCCGGGTGACGGCGACCGAGCGGGGCGAGCACGTCACCGGGGACGCTATCAACGAGTGGGTGCGCGGCCGGGCCCAGACCGCCGGGCTGGCCGGCTGGAAGAAGGTCACCGCCCACGGGCTGCGGCGGGGAGGCGCCCAGGCCATCTCCGACGCGGGGGGCGACCCCACGACGCAGGGTCGGTGGAAGCCGGGATCGGCCACGGTGAAGCGCGAGTACCTCGACCGGGCGCAGTCCCGGGCGAACAACCCGTGGCTGAAGCTGGCGAGGCCGCCGAGGGACGAGGACGCCTGACGCCCCCCACGCGCGAAAACCGCCCGCCTCTCGGGGAGGCGGGCGGGCGGCAGCGTAGTTGGCGGGGGGCCCTGGGTTCAACCCATCCCGGGAGCACGGGGTTCACGCGGGCCCTCCATGGACCGCCCGGCGATCAACCGGGCGATGCTCCATCGCGCACCAGTGTGGCACGGGGCGCCGACAGCGGGCGGACACGCCGAAAGCCGCCCCCGCCCGCCAGTTACGGCAGGAGGGGGCGGCTCGGCGTCTCCGAGCCCTTCGCCGCCGCGTCACAGTCCCATCACAACGCGCACACGCCCGCCGCACCCGCGCCACACTCCCCGGGACACCACACCCAGGGGGGAACATGCGCCACCGCACCACCATGACCGCGCTCGCACTCGCCGCGGCCGGGTTACTGCTCGCCGGCTGCTCGTCCGGTACAAGCGGGACCCCGCCGGCCGTCACCAGCACTTCGCCGCCAATGGTCACCGCGCGGACGCCGTTCAAGATGCCCAGCCATTCGCCCGAGCCGCTGTCGACTCTGGCCACGGATCCGGACACCGCGGCCTGCTACAAGGCGATCAAGGCTCAGTACGAACCGGGGACGATCACCCTCACTGGCGCTCCGACCGAGCCCCCGGCTTGCCAGAGTCTCACCACCGACCAGGTGTCGGAGATCGCGACGGCCGTTATCAACGACCAGTTGGGACTCTGAGTCGGCGCGCGCCGGCCCGGCCACCAGCAGGACGGTGGCGGCACGGGGCGTGTTCCGGGTCAGCGCGGCCGGCGAGCGGCCGACTGGCGCGTCAGCCGCTGTACTGGTCTGTGTACACCGGCCCGCCCGGTTTCGACTCACACCCCTCGGACGCGCCCGGGGTGCCGAAGTGCGTGACCACGAGGCCGTATCCCTGCATGGTGCCGCAGCCTTTGTCGGTCCAGCGTTGTGCGGCGATCGTCCAGGCGAGGAGTAGCAGGATCACGAATCCGGCGATTGTGGTGCGGCGTCGCATCCAGGGCTTGTCGGCGCCGGGGGTGGTGCTGGTGTCCGTCATGCGCGCGATTGTGCATGCGTTGGAGGTGCGTGGTGGGCGAAGTGATCGGTCCGTGACATGCCGCCGCCCCGTTGCCGGATCACACGGCGGCGGGGCGGGAGGGTGGGCAGCCGGTAGTCAGGATGCTGTTTAGCCCATCGGCCACCACTCCCGCCGGTAATCCGCGTGCTCGCGGTAGGGAAGGGTCAGCGTCATCAGCATGGCGAAGTCGTGCATCTGCGCGTCGAAGTCATCGACGCGCCGCAGGTGGTCTTCGATGCAGTCGATCAGTCGCCGCTTCGCCTCGGCCTCGATGATGACCCGAGCCGGGTCGTGGCGGACGGCGTGGCGTGCCACCTGCTCGGTGTGCGCACCGCCGCCGCTCATCCCACTGCCCACCACCTCGATCACCTGCTCGTAGCTACCGGCCCCTGCGGTAGCCACGATGCTCCAGTAGGTGCCGCCGTCGTCGGCGTGACTCCCGGAGAGGCGCCAGTGGGAGCCGTGGATGCGGCCGCCGAAGTCCGCACTCTGGCGGGCTGCTTCCTCGTCCTCGGCGATCCGGGCCCGCAGGAAGTCGATCAGGTCGCTCATGTGTTACTCCCCTTCTCGGCCGTAGCTCGCGTCTTCATCCGCTCGGCGCGTTCCCTGTAGCGCTCATCGGGTTCGATGCCTGCTTCGCGGGCCATCTTGCGCACGTGGGCAGCGGTCCACCCGGAGAGTTTGGCGACCTCGGTCGGCCGGTGGGCGCCGTCCCGTAGCGCCGCGAGAACGATTTCCTTCAGCTCGGCGCTGGACTTCTTCAGCCGATCCTCGTCCCGCTTCCGGCGGGCCCCGGCTGCGGCGATTTCTTCGAGGCTCGGCGGCTCGGGCTCGGTCGCTGTCATGGCGCCACGGTACCGCAACTAGGTTGCGATGGGGAGTTGCGCGCTGTAGTTTGGTCTCTAACCTGCGCCTTGGTATCGCTACTCATGATCGATAGTGGCGCACCGAGGAAGCCGACCAGGAAAGCGAGATGCGAGCCTTGTCGAACGCCCCATCCACCCCCACGCGGACCGCCCGGCCGGCTCGATGGCTAGATGCGCACATCTACGTGTTGGGCTTCCAGGACGGCCTGATCAAGGTTGGCCAAAGCATCGATGCCCAGAGGCGGATTCGGCAGCACGAAGACAACGGTGCGGCCTACGGCAACCCCGTGGTGGCACAGTGGGCTTCACCACGGCATCCCCAGGTCGCCGAGAACGAGCGCGCGCTGATAGCTCACTGCATGGAGCACGGGCGGCAGGTCCGGGGGCGTGAATGGTTCACGGACGTCACCTTCGAAAGCGTGCGCTCCTATGCGTTGACCTTGCCGTTCGCCTGTGTCACGCCCGAACGGATCGAGCAGCGCGAGCACGTCCAGAGGCCGAGGCCGAATCCGCGTAAAACTCCCCCCAGAGGCCCGGCCGCCACTGCCCCGGCGCGCGTCCCCGTCGCCGACCTCAGCCAAGTCGTGACCAGCGCCATCGTGGCCGTGACCGACACCCTCACGTCCGCGCAGGTCCGGGAGATGTCCCGGCTCATCGTCGCCGAACTCGCCCGGCGGGGACTGGCCGACGAACCGCCGACCGAAGGAGGAAGCGCATGAGCGATGAAGTCCAGTGCTGGCACATCGAGCCGGGCACCCCGTGCGACTGGGATATCTGCCGCCAGCCCGAGCGGCTCGCGGCAGGCGATTACGGCACCGACCCGGGCGTGGAGCCGCTGCCTACGCCGAACCTCAACCGGCTACGCCATGGGAGCGACCTCTGATGACCACCTACGACGAACTCACCCCGGACGCCCTCTTCCTGCTGGAAAACCTCAGCGAACTCGACATCGTCCAGGACTGTGCCGACCGAGGCGCCAAGATCGCCGAACTGCGCGAGGAACTCGTTCAGCAGCGGGAGCGGGCCGACAACGCCGCGCCCCGCCTCGACCTCGCAACGCAAGCCCTCATCGCCGATGGCTACTTCACCCGGGCCGAGGTCGGCGATGAAGGCAGCCCGGACATCGCCCCCCGCATCACGGAACTCGCCGTCCATCTCCGAGCCGAACTCGCCGCGTTCCACGAGGGCGAAGAGCCCTATGACGACGACCGGCTCATACCCACGCCGGGTCAGTGGATCTGGCGGTGGAACCGCGCCACGCCCGCTGAACGGCTCGGCGTCGTGCAGGTCATCAAGACCCTCGGCGGCCAGCGGGACCGCGTCGAATCCCTCGCGCGGAGTTGGGCGGACGCTCCGCCGCTCATCCCCGGCCAGGCCCTTGCGGACCTCCGCAACGCTCTCTCCGACGACCCGCAGCCCACCTATGTTCAGGCCGTACAGGCAGGCGATCGCCTGATCCGCGTCACCGGTACCCGCGTACCGACGCCCGACGAACGCGCGGCGATCGGGGCGCTGCTCGACGCCAACGAGGACGCGCTCGGGCAGAAGCAGCCCGCTACCGGCGGCATATATGGCGCTCTGCACAAGGCCGTGGCTGAGACGGTCACCCCGCCCGCCGTCGGCAAGACCGTCGACTGCGGGCCGCAGCCCCTCATGGCCCGGGTCCTCGGTGTTGCGGCATGGCCGTGCGAGTCGGGTCGCCACCCAGATCACCCCATGAACACCTGCGAGGAGTACGACGCGCTGGTTGAGCTGCGGAAGTGCAAGGTCATCGTGCCGCACCCCTTCCAGCAGGCCACCGGCGAGGACGTGGGCGTATGCAGATGCACCAAGTGGCCCAAGCATCACATTCACACCGGCGATCGAGCGGTCTGCGCCTGCGAGGAATGCTGCCCCGTGCCATACGAATACCTCCCGCGCACCAAGGAGCAGTCGTGAGCCGCTCGGTCACCTGCCGCCAGCCCGCCTACGACGCCGTATTCACGTTCATCCGATCGCTCCCGAGCAGCGACATCGCACGCAACGGCGTGATCTGGCAGGCCGTCACCTCCGCGCTCGACGCGGCGAACGTCCCCGACTGCCAGGCCGCCGGGCACGACAGCGGCAGCCACATCGACGAGACCGGCCCGAATACCGAGTACCGGAACTTCTCCCGAGGCGTCCCCGGGGAACTGCCCCCGAGGTGGATCGCCACCGAACTGCTCGCCGACCCGCCCATCGATCTCTCCAGCATCCTCGGCGACTACCAGCGCTACGCCGATGAGATGGACACGCATGCTGCGGCCGTTGAAGGCTTCACCGTCACCGCCAACGTCCCGGCCGCTCTGCGTGGCCCCAACCGCCCCCGGCCGGAGGAAGACCCGTCACCGCTGCGGAAGCTCGCCGAGCAGGCGCTCGCCGAAGGCGGACCGCTCCCCGGGGTGCGGCCGTTCGCTGAGGTGATGGCGAACACCGACCGAGTCCCCGATGTCCTACTCCCAACCCACGGACGCCCCAGCGCAGACGGGCTCTACGAGCAGGTCATGGCCACGTTCGGCGGGCCGCTGCCGCAGGATCGGCCCCCGCTCTGCCCGTGCGGGGCGCAGCGACTTGCCGGGCGGGTCGTCCACAACGCGGGCTGCTGGTGGATGAACGACCCGGCACCGCTGCGCGCCATCGCCGAAGGCGGCTCGCTCCCCGATGAGACATCGTGATCGTCGTCCGCGTCCAAGACCCCACCGGGGATCACATCGAACCGCCGCTCGATGAGGGGTGGGACGCCTTCACAAAGCTGCGCTGGAAAGCGGCCGTCACCGCGCACGACACGGGACTGACCGTGGACGTAGAGGAGGGCGCCCTGCGCGACGACAGCGGCAACCCGGTGCCCGGTTGGTACGGCATCGGTGTCGGCCGGTCCGGTGCCGCCGCGTTCGACTTCCACTCCGCGTGGACCTACCTGAACGGGGTCAGCGCTGGCGCCCAGGACCCCCGTGTCCGACCCGAGGAGCCCACCCCGTGAGCAGCACCTACAACGCGATCTGCCTCAGCCACGACCCGGGCATCGTCCTCGGCCCCGACTTCACCTACGAGGAAGCCAACAGCCTCAAGAGCCGCGACCGGCTGACCGGCCACGAGACCTGCGACATCGTCATCGGCCGCTACTCGTACCCGCTGGTCGAAGCGGCGTGCCTCGGCCGCCAGCTGCCCGGTCCGACCGGCTGCAAGGGCTACCACTCCGGCGTCGAGTGGATCGACCGGGACTGGCTCCGCCTCCTCGCAGCGGCCACCACGCCGCCCAACTCGGTCGACCCGGAACTGCTCCGGCCGCTGGTCCAGGGCTGCTGGCCACTGGAACGGCTGCACCGGCTCCGCGGCGAACTCCAACTGCCCGCCACCAAGGACCCCGCATGACACCCACCACCTCCGCCGACCGGCGCCGCGTCCTGCGATCCCACCTCGAACCCCAACCCGACCTCGGCCGCTACCTCAAGGTAGAAGGCTACGAATTCTGCACCAGCTACTTCTCCTGACCCCACGAAAGGACTGACCGATGAAGCTCCCCGGCGGCGGCTACGCCCCGAAGGGCGACGGCACCAAACCCGGCACGCCCCCCATCGAACCGGCCGGAGCCAGCAGCGCGAATGCGGGCCCCGCACCCGCCAGTACCTGCGCATGTGGCAGTCCCTGCGACCACACGCCGAACCAGGAGGACTGACCCGTGACCGCTCTTCTCGTCAGCGATGCCCGGACCTGGGAAGCCACCAGGAAGAACGACCCGAAGAAGTCCGGGCAGTTGCTCGGCTGGCTCGCCGCCAACGGCATCGACCCTCGCGAAGCCTCATCCGACCACCCGATCACGATCGAGAACGACGGAACCCGACCCGTCATCCGGTACACCGTGTACCTGCGGAACGCCGCCGGACGCATCTACGAAGACCCGGCCACGAACAACGCCGCATGCGAGGAACGCGCCACCCCGCTCACTGTGCCGCTGCCCGACACCTGGCCGCAGCGCGTCGGGCCCGTGACGCCCAAGCCCACCCCGTGAGCGCCATCTGCGCCGCGCTGGCCGCGCTCTTCGCCATCGCCGTACTCGGCCCCCACCTCGGACACGAGTTCCGCTACACCACCCCGGCGCGTGCGACGATCAACGTGCAGGAAGGAGCGCCATGAGCGACGACGACGGCATCGACCCATCGAACTCGGCGAACAGCCCGGACCCATCGAAGCCCCGCTGTTCAGCCCGCACCAGCCGTGGCCCCTGTGGGAACTACCCGGTACAGGGCGCCACTGTCTGCCGGTTCCACGGCGGCGCAGCACCCCAGGTGAAGGCGGCGGCGGGGAAGCGACTGGCGGTTGCCGAGTGGGCCCGCTCGTTCGGCGCCCCGGCGGAGGATGCCGACCCGTCGCAAACGGTGCTGGACGAGATCCGGTGGTCCGCCGGCCACGTGGCGTGGCTGCGTGAGCGGGTCCAGGAGACGGAGCCCGAGGCGCTGGTGTGGGGTGTCGACTCCGAAGTGGAGAAAGGGGCGGGCGAGTTCACCGGCACCGACACCACCAGGGCGGCCAAGGCCAGCATGTGGGTGCAGTTGTACGGGCAGGAGCGGGACCGGCTGACGCGCATGTGCGAGGTCGCGCACCGTATGGGTATCGCCGCCCGGCAGGTGGAACTGGCGGAGCGCGTGGGCTCGCTGATGGCGGACCTGATCCGCGGTGTCCTCGGCGACCTCAGCCTGTCGGAGGAGCAGCAGCTGGTGGCGGCCGTTGCGGTGCCGCGGCACCTGCAGCTCATCGGGGGCGCGCTGGGTGGCGCTGCCTGATGACCGACTGGATTGACCGGATGCTCGCCGATGGGCTGGCCCGCGCCGGGGGCCTGTTCGCTCAGGAGCAGCATCTCGGGCAGCAGTTGTGGAGCGTCGGCGGGTGGCGCTGCTACGGGCGCATGATGCCCGATGGAAGCGCCTTGACGATCCGGCGTCCCGGGAAGGCGCTGGCCTACGAGATCGTCGGCGTGGACCTGGACGCCCTGAAGTGACCATGGCGGTGGCTCCGGGGACGCTGCACCGGTACGAGCCTTGGGGTTCGGCGCTTGATTTGATGGAGTGCCGGCTGCCGCAGGTCTTGCTGTCGGGGCCGGCGGGTACGGGCAAGAGCCGGGCGTGCATGGAGAAGCTGCACCTGATGGCGTTGGCGAACCCGGGGATGCGCGGGCTGATCGTCCGCAAGACGCGGGAGTCGCTGGGGTCGACGGCGCTGGTGACGTGGCGGGAGCACGTGGCGAAGGAGGCGATCGCCGCAGGCATCGTGTCGTTCTACGGGGGCTCGGCGGAGGAGCCGCCGCAGTACCGGTACGTGAACGGCTCGAAGATCATGATCGGCGGAATGGACAAGCCGACGAAGATCATGTCTTCGGAGTACGACGTCGCCTACGTGCAGGAAGCCATCGAGCTGACGACCACCGACTGGGAGAACATCACCACCCGCCTCCGGAACGGCAAGGTCAGCTTTCAGCAGCTCATAGCGGACGCCAACCCCGACATGCCCAGCCACTGGCTCAAGCAGCACTGCGACCGCGGCACGGCCCGGATGGTCCACTGCCGCCACGAGGACAACCCCGTCCTGTTCAACGCCGACGGCACCATGACGGTCAAGGGCGAGGCGTACATGAAGCTCCTGGATGCCCTGACCGGCGTCCGGCTGCAACGCCTGCGCCACGGCCGCTGGGTGTCCGCAGAGGGCATGATCTACGAAGGCTTCGATCCCACCATTCACCTGGTCGATCAGTTCCCCATCCCGGACAGCTGGACGCGTTGGTGGTCGGTGGACTTCGGCTTCACCAACCCGTTCGTCTTGCAGTGCTGGGCTGAGGATCCTGACGGCCGGCTGTACCTCTACCGCGAGATCTACAAGACGAAGACTCTCGTCGAGGACCACGCGAAGCGGATCCTGCGCGAAGTCACGGCCTGCACCAACTGCTGCGATTCCACGGCCGACAGCCACGACTGCTACGAGTGCGACCGGTGCGGCAAGACGTGGACCGAACCGAAGCCGCGCGCGATCATCTGCGACCACGACGCGGAGGACCGGGCGACGCTGGAGCGGCACCTGGGCCTGTCCACCAGCCCGGCGCACAAGTCGGTGTCCGACGGGATCCAGGCCGTCAACACCCGCTACAAGGTGGCCGATGACGGCCGCGCGCGGCTGTTCATCGTGCGCGGTGCGGTAGTCGAGCGGGACGAGGCGCTCGACGCGGCGAAGAAGCCGTGCTGCACAGAGGAGGAGATCCCGGGTTACGTCTGGGATCGCGGTACTCCGTCGCAACAACTCGCGGACAAGCCGCCGAAGGAAGTCCCCGTGAAGATCAACGACCACGGGTGCCTCATCGCCGGAACGATGGTGGCCACTCCCGATGGCGAGCGCCCCATTGAGTCGATACGCGCGGGAGATCTGGTGATGACCCGTCGCGGCGCCCGTTCGGTCGTGGCGGCGGGGATGACTTCGCCGGAAGCCGTCACGGTGTCGGTCGCTTTGAGTAATGAAAGGGTCCTGACGGGCACGGGGAATCACCCGGTGTGGGTAGCGGGGAAGGGTTGGATTCGGCTGGATGCGTTGCGATATGACGATAAGCTGGTTGCATGTCAGACACCGTCGTCTTCCGGGGTATCAGCTTCCGTCGATACCCCGACTCGCCTCATCTCGCCCAGCGGAACTACTACACCCCCGGCATTGCTGACCGTAAGCGAGGGGTGCAACACCTCCACATCGAGATCTGGAAAGCTCACCACGGGTGCGCCGTCCCTCCTGGCTGCGAGATCCACCACGTCGACCTCAACCCCCTCAACAACGACCTCGCCAACCTGGCCTGCCTCACCGTGGCCGAACACAAGGAAGTCCACCGCGAGCAGGGAAGGGTACGCGGACGAACGCCTGAGTTCCGCGCTCACCTTGACCGAATACGACCCCTCACTGTCAACTGGCATCAGTCAGCCGATGGACGCGAGTGGCACAAGCAACATGCGGCTGAGCAGGGCCTCGGCCACGGTGAGCAGCGGTCTTCCGTCTGCGATCACTGCGGGGGCGGGTACGAAACCGCCGTTGTCCACCGCCTCGATCGCTTCTGCTCCAACAAGTGCAAGTCGGCGGCACGCCGCGAGAGCGGAGTCGACAACGAGCAGCGGTCTTGCGCACGATGCGGAACCGAGTTCACCGTCAACCGCTACGCCAAGAAGGAATGCTGCGGTCGTGTCTGTGCGCAGCGTCTCCGCGTCGACAGGGCCCGCGCCGGTGTTCAACCTGACGGTCGCTGACCAGCCGGAGTACTTCGCCAACGGCGCACTAGTCCACAACTGCGACGCAAAACGGTACGTGGTCGCCGAGCTCGACTTGGTCGGCCGGCCGAACATTCGCTGGCTCTGACCCACCGTAGGGTCACCATCTGTCACACATCTGGGAGGTTGCCATGGGGAAGCTCTTGGCCCACGTACCGAAGAATTTCCTGCCTTTGGCCATCTTGACAGGAGGATTTACACTCATCGCTGTAGGCTGCGGGATAATCGGCGGTTTGGGCGTGGGTCTCGTCGTCGGTGGCGTGCTCGCGTGCGTGATGCAGGCGGTGGCGTACAGCTAGCAGAGGGGGTCTCATGGGCAGAACGCTCCTGGACCCCCTCCGCAACCTCCGCAACGCCCTCCCGACCCCCGTCCCGTTCACCGCCGGCTCCGGCTCCCCCGTCGTCAACCTCCCCTGGACGTCCCGCAACGACGCGATATCCCAGATGCGCGCCATGGGCGCCGTCGGTGCGCTCTTCGCGATCGTGCACCGCACCAGCACCAGCACCGGACAGGTCAACTGGCGCCTGTGGACGAAGTCCAAGAGCGGACTCCCCGAGGACCGCAAGGAAGTCACCCGGCACGTCGCCCTCGACCTGTGGAACAAGCCGAACGACTACTACGTGCGGCAGGAGTTCGTCGAGACCGAGCAGCAGCACATCGACCTGACCGGCGAGGGCTGGTGGGTCGTCGGCCGCAGCGGGAAGGCCACGATCCCGCTGGAACTGTGGCCCGTCCGCCCCGACCGCATGGTCCCGGTGCCGCACCCCACGGAATTCCTGTCCGGGTACATGTACCTGTCGCCCGGCGGGGAGCAGATACCGCTGCTCCGCAACCAGGTCATCCAGCTGCGCATGCCCAACCCGCTGGATCCGTACCGGGGCATGGGCCCCGTGCAGTCGATCCTCCCCGACCTCGATGCGTCCCGGTACGCGGCGGTCTGGAACCGGAACTTCTTCCTCAACAGCGCCGAGCCCGGCGGCATCATCCAGATGGACAAGAGCCTCGATGACCGCGACTTCGACCGGCTGTCCAAGCGCTGGAACGAGCAGCACAAGGGCATCGCCAACGCCCACCGCGTCGCCATCATCGAGCAGGGCCAGTGGGTCGACCGGAAGATCACGCAGCGGGACATGCAGTTCGCCGAGCTGCGCACCATCACCTCCGACATGATCCGTGAGGCGTTCGGCATCCCCAAGTTCGCGGTCGGCGTGATCACGGACATCAACCGGGCCACCGCCGAAGCGGCCAAGGCATGGTTCGCGGAGCAGCTGACCGTGCCGCGCCTGGAGCGCTTCAAGCAGGCGCTCAACAACGACCTCTTGCCGATGTTCGGGCCGGCCGGCGTCGGCGTCGAGTTCGACTACGACAACCCGGTGCCGCCCGACGCGGAGACGCAGAACGCGAAGCTGACCACGCAGGCCGCCGCCGCGAAGCTCCTGCGCGAGGCCGGCTACGACCCCGACGACGTCCTGTCCGTGGTCGGCCTGCCCGCGATGCGGCACACCACGACCCTCTCCCCCACCCCGACCGGGTTCGCCGAGCAGGCCGCCGCGCTCCTCGCGAAGAACAGCCGCCCGCAGGCTGCAGCGAAGGAGTGGGTTGTCGAGGCGCATGAAGACGGAGACGTCTGTCAGCCGTGTCACGACAACGACGGCCACACCTACGCCACTCAGGCCGACGCCTACGCGGACTACCCGGGCGGCTCCGGCTACATCAAATGCCTCGGCGCGAAGAACTGCCGCTGCAAGATCGTCACACGCGGAAAGGCCAGCGACGATGCCTAAGACCCGAAGCCGGCCGAGCATGCGGCAGTCCCGCGAGTGGTACAGCCTCCGCAACTCCGGTGCGACCACCGCCGAGCTCTACATCTATGACGAGATCGGCTACTGGGGCACGACCGCGAGCGACCTGGTGGCGGCCCTGTCGGAACTGCGGGGCGTTACCGCCATCGACGTCCACGTCAACTCCCCCGGCGGGGACGTCTTCGACGGCATCGCGATCATGAATTGCCTGCGGGCGTGCGCCGCGACCGTCACCGTCTACGTGGACGGCATCGCCGCCAGCATCGCCTCCGTCATCGCGATGGCCGGCGACCGCATCATCATGGGCCCCCACTCGCAGCTCATGATCCACGACGCGTCCGGGCTGTGCCTGGGCAACGCCGAGGACATGACCGAGATGGCCACGATGCTGAACTTCCAGTCCGACAACATCGCCGCCGTGTACGCCGAACGGACGGGCGGCACGGTGGAGGACTGGCGGGCGAAGATGTCCGTCGAGTCCTGGTACACCGCCGAGGAGGCGGTGGCTGCGGGGCTGGCCGATGAGGTGGCGCAGCGCCCCGCACCCGCTGCGCCCGGCGTGCCGATGGACAAGGCGTGGGACCTCACGATGTTCGCCTACGCCGGCCGGGAGAAAGCCCCGGCGCCTGTCGTCGCGAAGGCTCCACCGGAGACGGTTGAAGTGAAGCCGGCCGTAGGCGAGCACGTCCTGACCCCGGCCGACGTGAAAGCCGCCGCTCCGTCCGAGCAGGCCAAGCCGGCGCTCACGATCAACATCGCGGAAGCTCTCGACGCGGAAACCGTCGAAGCGCTGCGGGCCGCGGTGCGCGATCGGGGCGCTGCCGCGGCCGTCGCAGAGTTCGGTATCTCTTTCACCTCCGAAGGCGTCCCGATCGAGCCCGTGGGGACGGGGCCGGACGGGACCGCCGCCGGCCAGGAGCCTCCCCCCGCGCCTGAGTCGGCGGCGCCCACCGAGCCCGAGGCCGCAGAGGCCCTCCTGGTCGTGCCCGGCGAAGACATCGCCACCCCGGAGACCGAACCGGCACCCGTCATCGAGCCCGAGCTCGAAGAAGAGCCCGAGCGACCCGACTCGTGGGCGGCAGCCGTCGCCCGCCTCACCACACCCCCCGCAGAGCCCACCGTGGGCGACCTGCTCGCTGCCCTCAGGGAGGCATCGCTGTGATCGGAACCAAGCCCACCCCCGGGCAGCGCCACAAGCTCCACCGCATGGGCGTCAGTGCCCGCCGCGTCGGCCGCACCTTCAACCGGGCGACGCTGCCGGTGCCGAAGAACGCCGCCGAGCTCGAAGAGATGCTCAACGACGGCGCCAAGTCGCAGGAGATCCTCAAGGACAAGGAGTCCCTGAAGAACTTCATCACCGACTACGCCAAGGAGCAGCAGGGCGACGGCACCGAGCTGCGGCGCACCATCACCGACGAGACCACGCGCGTCCTGACGCAGATGCTGAAGGAGAAGGAGGTCTCCGACAAGGAAGCCGACGGCATCCGCCGCCTGAACCTGGACCCGCAGACTCGCCCGGTCAACATGCTGACCAGCCACCGGCAGGCCGCGGCGTACAACCCGAAGGCCAGCGGTGCGGTCCTCGACAAGGAGTTCAAGTCGGCGGCGGAATTCTTCGCGACCGCCTGGCACCTGAACCCGAACCCCGAGGCGCGCGGGCGGATGGAGTCGCTCCGCAACGCGTACAGCAGCACGGTTCCGGCCGACGGCGGGTTCCTCGTCCCGGAGACGCTGCGGTCCCAGCTGCTCCAGATCGCGCTGGAGATGGCCATCATCCGGCCGCGCGCGACGGTCGTCCCGATGGAGACGGCCCGCGTGCCGTTCCCGATGATCGACGTCACGAGCAACCAGCTCTCCGTCTTCGGCGGGATGGTGGCCTTCTGGGGCGAGGAGGGCGCGGCCCTCATCGACTCCTCGGCGAAGTTCGGGCGGGTCGTCCTGGACGCGAAGAAGCTGACGGGCCTGAGCATCGTCCCGAACGAGCTGCTCACCGACTCGCTGCTGTCGTTCGCGGCGCTGATCGAGGCGCTGTGGCCGAAGGCGCTGGCGTTCTACGAGGACATCGGTTTCCTGACCGGGTCCGGCGTCGGCGAGCCGCTCGGCGCGCTCGGCAACCCGGCGACCGTCGCTGTCGCTGCCGAGTCCGGCCAGGCGTCTGGCACCATCCAGCTCGAAAACATCATCAAGATGTACGCCCGCATGCTCCCGAGCTCGCTGGGCCAGGGCGTGTGGCTGGCCACCCCCGAGGCGTTCCCGCAGCTCATGACCATGGCACTGTCGGTGGGCACCGGCGGCTCCGCGGTCATGCTCACCAACGCCGCCGGGCCGGCGCCGATGACCGTCCTCGGCCGCCCGCTGATCATCACCGAGAAGGCCAAGCAGCTCGGCGCGCAGGGCGACCTCGCGTTCGTCGACCTCTCGTATTACCTCGTGGGCGACCGCCAGCAGATGACCGCGGCCAGCAGCACGGACTACAAGTTCGGCAACGACCAGACCGCGTTCCGCCTGATCGAGCGTGTCGACGGCCAGCCGTGGATCAAGTCCCCGATCACCCCGCAGAACGGCGGACCGGCCCTGTCCCCCTTCGTGGAGCTGGCTGCCCGCTAACCCTCTCGGCCGGCGCCGGCAATCGACCCCCGGCGCCGGAGTTCGACCGGTCCGGCAGCGCCGCCCCGGACCGCACCACAAGCGAAAGGCACGACCCATGGCACAGAAGGCCCTCGGGCGCCTCTTCAACTTCACCCCCGCCGGTGACGGCACGTGGATCAACCTCAAGGACTGCGGCGGCGTCACCTTCGCCTGCTACCTGTCCGGCGCAGCGGGCGACGTGTACACCCTCCAGGAAGCCAAGGACGCCGCGGGTACCGGTGCGCAGAACCTGCCGGTCATCTCCACGTTCTGGACGAACACCGGCAACGGCACCGACGCGTGGACGATCCACTCTCAGGCTGCCGTGGCGACCGCCACCACGACCGCCACCGCTACGCAGAACGCGATGGTCGTCGAAGTCCTCGGGACCTCGCTGGACGACGGTTACAAGTTCGTGAAGCTCACGTCCACCGGCGCGGGCCTCGTCAACGTCCTGACCACGGACCTCAAAACCCAGCGCAGCCCGTCGAACCTCCCCGCGATGGGGGTCTGACTATGAGGAAGCGCACTCTTGTAGCGACGCTCGCGGGCGTAGCCCTCATTCCGCTGATTGCTGGCATCGGCATCGCTTATGCGTCGATCCCGGCGACGGACGGCACCGTTCACGGCTGCTACCAGAGCGGCGGACTCGGTAACGGTTCGTTGTACGTCATCGACTCCGCCGCCTCCTGCCCCACCGGCTACACGGCGCTGAACTGGCAGCAGACTGCGCCCGTCGGCATCGCCGGATACCAGGTCGTCTCGCATAACTTCAGCGTTCCAGGGCCAAGGGGGCCCAGTACCTACGACGACACCGTGAGCTGCCCCGCTGGGAAGGTTGCACTGGCAGGCGGCGTGCCCGGTGCCGTCATCTCGTGGCCCACAACGGACGGCACAGGGTGGGACTTCGAAGTCAATACCCCGTCAGTCGAGGCCGGGGCCTTCTTGTCGATCAACGCCCGAGTGGCGTGCGCAACGGAAGGGGTCTGACATGGCCTCCGGAGTTCCGGGCCGCGACCAGCGGAAGCTGCTGTTCGGCACGAAGGTCGAGGAGCCGGCGGCCGTGCTGCCTGCGACCGCCACCGCGCACATTTTCACCGTCGCGGGCGGCCGGGTCATCGTCACGAGCCTCACCGGGCAGTGCACCACGGTGTGCTCGGCGACCGCGACCACGGTGTCCGTCGGCCACACCCCGCTCACCGGCACCGCGTCGGTGAGCGCTCTGGCCACGGCGAGCAGTGTCGCCTCGGCGGAGGTCGGGTCGCTGGTGTCCCTGCCGATCACCAAGGGCGCGCTGCTCGTCAACCTCTTCGCTGGCGGGTCGGCTCAGGCCCCGGGGTCAGGCGGCTACGTCGTGCCCCCGGGTCAGATCGACATCGTCACCAGCGCCACGAACACCGGGGCGTTCAAGTGGACGCTGACCTACGTGCCGCTGGACGACGGCGCCACGGTGGTGGCCGTCTGATGAGCGTCCTGGTCTGCGGCGCGTGCACCGCCCGGTACGCGGTGGGCGCGGAGAAGTGCCCCCAGTGCGGGGCGACCGAGGCGCGCGAGGAGCACGAAGTGTCGCTGCTGGCATCGCTCACTGTCGCCTGCCTGCCGGACAACGCCGGCTGTCGGTACGGCGGCGTGAAGCGACGGGTGATGCTGCCGCAGATCGTGCCCGGCGTCATCGACATGCCGCAGCTGCACTGCGCGGGCTGCGGCGCCGAACTGGTCCGCATCACCAACGAACCCCAGCAGGAAGTGGAGGACGACGTGCCGAAGAGCACGGTGCACACCGGGGCCAGCAACGAGGCCGCCGAACTCCCGGCCGACGACGCCGGGCAGCTGGTGCAGGCCGACACCGAAGGTGGTGAGGACGTATCTCCTGGTACCAGCTCCTCGACATCGTCCGAGAAGCCGCCGCCCTCGCCGCCGACGAGCGAGCCCGAGGCCCCATCGCCTGCCCGCAAGACGGCGAGCCGCTCCTCCAAGGGCCGGACGGCGGCCTCTACTGCCCCTTCGACAACTGGCGACCCGACGGCACCCAGCTCTGACGGCGACGAGGGCTGACGGATGAGCACACCCACACCGCTCAACGGCTACCGCATCACGTGGGCCTCGGGCGACGGCGACGGTTCCCGCATACACGCCCACGAGGTGCAGGCGACGAACTGGGCAATCGACCCCAGCATCGGCTTCGCCATCTTCAAGAACGCGGACGACACGACTGTCTTCGCGATCAACGTCGAGTTCCTCGTCGCCGTCGAGCGCGTCACCGAGAAGAGCTGAGGGAGGGTATGAGCACGGCCTGGTTCGCGACCAGGGAGGACGTGAGGTCCGCCCTGAGCTCGGCTTCGTCTGCGCGTGATGACGCGCAGATCGACCGCGCCCTCGCTTCGGCGACGACCGCGGTCTCCGAGCTGTGCCACCGCGATTTCCAGCCCGTGCTCACCACCCGCACCTTCGACTGGCCCGACGCGCAGACGCCCCGGTCGTGGCGCCAGTGGCTCGACCGCAACGAACTCATCTCCGCCAGCCTCGTCGTGTCCGGCGGCGTCACCATCCCCGCCACCGACTACTACCTGGAACCCAACAACGACGGGCCGCCCTACGACCGGATCGAGATCCGCCTCGACCGGCAGTCCGCATGGTCCATGGGCTCCACCCACCAGCGCGCCATCTCGGTGACCGGATGGTTCGGGTACCGCGACGACCAGGCGGCCGCCGGGGCGCTCGCCGCAGCCATTACCTCGACCACCGCCACCACGGCCACGGTCACCGACTCCACCGCGGTGGGCGTCGGCGACCTCCTGTCCTGCGGCGCGGAGCGCATGACGGTCGCCAACAAGCGCCTGGTCAGCACCGGGCAGACGCTCCAGTCCCCGCTCGGCGCGGCCAAGAACGATGTGCTCATGAGCGTTGCCGACACCACGGCGTTCGCCGTCGGGGAGACGCTGACCCTCGGCGCCGAGCGCGTCTGGGTGCGGGACATCACCGACACCCTCCTCGTGGAGCGCGCCTACGACGGAACCCAACTTGACTCCCACAGCGGCGAGACGATCTGGGCCCCGCGGCTGCTGACCCTCACGCGGGGCGCGGCCGGCACGCTTCCCGCAACGGCGGCCGGCGGGACGGCGCTCACCCGGTGGGCGCCTCCTGGGATGGTCAAGTCGCTGGCTGTCGCAGAGGCCATGTGCACGCTTTACAACGAGCAGGCCGGCTACGCCCGGACCGTGCGCACGCAGGCAGGCAGCGGCACCCGCTCGGTGGCCGCAGTCACGGTCGAGCGGGACAACCTGCGGGCTCAGGTCTATTCCAGCCTCGGCCGCCAGGCCCGGATCAGGGCGGTGTGACATGGGAGTCACATACGGCGTCAACGTCCGCCTGAAGGGCCCCATCGTGGAGGGGCGCGGCAAGATCGCCACGGCGCGCATGACGTCCACCGCGCTGCGCGATGTCGCGGACTACGCCAAGTACGAGGTCAGCATGGACCTGACCAAGGTGCTGCGCCACCCCACCGGCTACTACGAGTCGCGGATCGTGAAGGAGCTGCGTGGCCCCGGGGTGTACAGCATCAACGACTCCGGCGTGATCTACGGGCCATGGCTGGAAGGCGTTAGCTTCCGCAACCAGACCAGCAGTTTCAAGGGCTACGCCACGTTCCGCCGCGCCCGCAACCGCGTCTCACGAAAGGCCACCGCCATCGGTGAGGCCGCCATCGCCCGAGGGGTGGGACTGCTCGGATGAGCCTCGACGTCACCACCATCCTCGACGCGATCCAGTCCCACGCGCTGGCCAGTGGCTACTTCACCAAGGTCAACGGCGCCGAGCCCAAGAGCCCGCCGGACACCTCGGGAATCCTCTGCGCGGTGTGGGTCGAGGAGATCGGCCCCGCCACCGGAGCCTCCGGCCTGGACTCCACCAGCATCCGCCTCGCCTTCTACGTGCGGCTGTACGCGGGCCTGCTCACGGAGGCCGAGGATGCCATCGACCCGAACCTGATGACCGCCCTCGACGCGCTGATGGCTGCGTACAGCAGCGACTTCACCTTGGGCGGCCTGGTGCGGCAGGTCGATCTTCTCGGTGCGTTCGGCAATCCGCTGGCGGCCCGCGCCGGCTACCTCGTTGAGGGCGGCGCCGAGTTTCGAGTCATGACCATCACGCTGCCCGTCGTGGTCAACGACCTCTGGGAGCAGAGCGAATGAGCGATCCCGTCATCACCGTCACGGCGACCGTCATGGACGGCCAGGTCGCCCGCTGGTACCGCAGTGTCGAGGACGCCACGATCCACCGCGCCGTGCTCAGCGCGTCCCGAAGCGGGGTCAGCGTCTACGCCGAGTTCCTGACGGACGTGCCGCAGGAGTGGATCGACGCCGCGAAGGCCGCACATGCCGAGCTCGCCGCCGACCGGAACGCCGACGTGCGGCACCTGGCCACACACAGGAACCGGGGCTTCTCGAACGGCCCGCTGGAACCGGTAGAGAAGGGAGACCAGTCGTGACCAAGCAGGGCGGCCTCGGCGACAACTTCTACGTCAGCGGCTTCAACGCGTCCGGCAGCATCAACGCGCTCGGCAACGTCGGGGGCGGTCCGGCTGCGCTGGACCTCACGGACATCACGCAGTCCGCGATGGCCCGCCAGGGCGGTGTCAGGGACGGCCGGATCGACTTCACGAGCTTCTTCGACCCTGCGCTCGGCATGACTCACGACAAGCTCGCGGCGCTGCCGACGGCGGACGTTCTGTTCACCTACTGCCGGGGTACCACGCTGGGCGCCCCCGCATCGTGCCTGAACGGCAAGCAGATCGACTATGCCGGGACCCGCGGCCAGGACGGGTCCTTCACCTTCGCGGTCAACGGGCAGGCCAACGGCTTCGGCCTGGAGTGGGGACTGCTGGGCACCGCTGGCATCCGCACCGACACCGCGGCGACCAACGGGACGGCCCTGGACAACGCGGCCTCCAGCGCGTTCGGGTTGCAGGCCTACGTGCAGGTCTTCTCCATCACCGGTACCAGCGTGACCGTGAAACTCCAGGACTCCCCGGACAACGTCACGTTCACCGACGTGGTCGGCGGCGCGTTTGCCGCGGCGACCGTGGCCGGGGCGCAGCGCATCGCCACCTCGAACGCCCAGACCGTGGCCCGCTATGTGCGGGTGGCGACCACCGGGACGTTCACCAACGCGCAGTTCGCCGTCGTGATCTGCCGCAACCCGATCGCAGGGGTGACCTTCTGATGAGCGTGATCGAGCCCCGCATGGGCCCCGAGTCGTACAAGACGTATGCGATCGCCTCGCCGCTGGCGACGCACTGGCGCCCCGCGTCGTGCGAGGAGATCGACTGCCAGGACTTCCTGAACGGCTGGCGGACCCGCGTTGAGGGCCTGGCCCCCGAGGTGCTGCACGCGGTGCGGCACCAGAGCGGCCGGAAGTTCACGGAGCTGCCGGTCGTCGAGGGCGAGACGTGGCTGGTCTTCGAGCCGGGTCAGCCGTGCTGGCGGGCCAGTCTGCACCGGATCCCCGTCGGCCGGCCGGAGCTGTACGTGGTGCGGGACGGCGACCGGCGCGGTAATCCGCGCGGCACCAAGGACCGGCTGCACGTCAAGCCGGAGCACTGGCAAGAGGACTTCGCGACGCACCAGCAGGGGCTCGCGGACGCCATCGAACGCGGATAACGGCATTTACAGCAATTCAGAGAGGGAGTGAGTCCCATTTCGAAAAGCTCGGGATTGGGCTGGAGTACGTGCACGGTGGACGATGCGTCCGGCACGCCGACCATCATCAAGAACGACGTCACCAACCTCCAATTCGCCACGCCTCGCGCGGTGCAGGACGTCACGGGTATCGACAAGTCGGCGATGGAGCGGCTGCTGCTGCTCGCCGATGCCAGCATCACGTTGCAGACGGTGTTCAACCCGACCGGGGCGCACCTGGTGTTCTCCACGGTGCCGTCCACGTCGGTGGCCCGGACCACGACTCTCACCGTCAGCGGAAAGACGCTGGCGATGGAGATCCTGTACACGGACTACCCGTTGCAGCGGTCGAATGCGGGTGACCTCACCGCGTCCATTCCTGGTGTCTTGGCGGACGGAAATGTGCCCACATGGGCGTGAGCGAGTAACGGCCCGTTTCGAGCAAGGAGTAACACCGTGGGCAGCAGGCGGAATCCGACGCTGTACAAGCTGACGTTCGATGAGACCACCGACGATCCGGGTTTGGAGATCACCCTCAGGTCGATGTCGATCCGGAAGCTCAAGGAGCTGAGCGGGCAGCGGCGAGACGGCGAGACGGACGACGAGGTGTTTGACCGCCTGTGCTCGCTGATCGCCTCTCAGCTCGTCTCCTGGAACCGGGAGGACGAGGACGGCAACCCGGTCCCGGCGACGCTTGAGTCCCTGGAGGACGAGGAGCCGAAGCTCGTCCACGCCATCATCGCCAAGTGGAATAACGCCATGGTGGGCGTCCCGGCCCCTTTGGAAAGCGACTCGCCCTCTGGCGAGCTTTCCCCGGTGGAATCGATTCTGACGGAAATCCCGTCCGAAAGCCTCGCGAGCTAGAGGACGCCGAGTTCCTGGACGAACTTTGCCGACGGTGGCACGTGCCGCCGTGGGAAGTCGAGAACGCGCCTGCGGAGTATTTGCAGTACCTAGAAATCCTGCGATTGGGGGTGAATTCCGATGTCGAACCTGGTGGAAATCCTGGTAACGGCTAAAGACCTGACGGGCCCGGCGATGGCCGAGGTCAACGCGAAGGTCAACAGTGCATCCAAGGGCATGGCCGTCTTCCACAAGACGGCGCTGCTAGCCGGGGCGGGTTTCGCGGCCATTGGTTTCGAGGCCGTGAAGATGGCCAGCCGGTTCGACAGCGAAATGACCCTGTTGCAGACGCAGGCCGGGGTGAGCAAGGACAAGATCGGCGGCCTCAAGCAAGGCGTTCTCGACCTTGCGGGGAAGGTCGCGCAGAGCCCGGACAGCCTCGCCGAGGCGCTGTTCCACGTCGAGTCGAACTTCGAATCGATGGGCATCACCTCGACGAAGGCGCTCGCGCTGACCGAGACCGCAGCCAAGGGCGCCACCGTCGGCCACGCGAACCTCGTGGACGTCACCAACGCCCTGACCGCCGCCGTCGCCTCGGGAATCCCCGGGGTGCAGAACTTCGACCAGGCCATGGGCATGTTGAACGCCACGGTCGGTGTCGGCGACATGAAGATGTCCGACCTGGCTTCCGCGTTCAGCACCGGCATGGTCGCCACCGTCAAGGGCTACGGGCTCAGCATCACGGACGTCTCGGCCGCCCTGGCCGTCTTCGGTGACAACAACATCAGGGGTACCAACGCGGCGACCCAGCTGCGCATGGCCGTGCAGTATCTGGCCAAGCCCGTGGCCGGCGGTGCGGCTCAGTTGCAGGCTCTCGGGTTGCAGACGGACACCCTGGCGAAGGACATGCAGAAGGGCGGCCTGAAGCTCGCCCTGGAGGATCTGGTCGGGCATATGCAGGCGGCGGGTATCGCCTCCGATCAGCAGGGCCAGGTCATCACCAACGCGTTCGGCAAAAAAGCTGGAACCGGGATCAATATTTTGGTCGACCAGCTCGGCCGCATGGAGAGCAAGTATCCGGCGCTGGCCGCGGGTGCGATGGGTTTCCAGGACGCGTGGACGGCGACGACGAAGACGGCGGCGTTCCAGGCGAAGGCGCTCCAGTCGTCGTTCGACGCGTTGATGATCAGCATCGGGGAGAAGCTGCTGCCCCCGTTGCAGTCGCTCCTGAATCTGCTGTCGTCACACAAAGCGATCACCATGGGCGCGACCGTGGCGACTCTCGGCCTGCTCGGCGCTGTGGTGCTGGTGTCCGCGGCGATGAAGACGGCGGCGGCAGCCACGATGCTGTGGTCTGCGGCGACGAAGGGCGCGGCAGGCGTAGCGGCCGTGTTCGAGACTGTCGCCCTCAAGGCCATGTACATGAAGGACGCGTCGATCGCGGCCGGTGGTGGCCTGAAGGGTCTCGGTGCCGCGTTCGGCACGCTGTCCACCGGGGCGAAGCTGGGCGTCGCCGTGGCCGCGATCGGCGCGCTGGTGCTGGTCCTGGACAAGCTGTCGAACTCCGGGAAGCACGCCCCGGACGTTGACCGGATGGCCACGGCTCTCGGGGATCTGGCGCTGAAGGGCAAGGCGACGGGTGAGCTTTCGAGGACGTTCGGCGCGGATCTCAGCGGCCTGGGCGACGACATCGCGAAGCTCAGCGGCAAGAAGGACGCGCTCGATCACTTCAACGACGTGATGAACAAGATCTTCACCCTCGGCATGGGGCACTCCAACGGGCCGAGGCAGGCGGCGGAGGATATCGGCGCGGTCGACAAGGGCCTCGCGTCGCTGGTGACGTCGGGGCACGCGGACCTGGCAGCGATCGCTCTGGGCAACCTGCAAAGGGCCGGGACGAAGATCGACCCGAAGTACCTGGACGCCTACACGCACGCGCTCGCCGACACCCAGTACCAGAGTGATCTGACCGCGCAGGCGCAGGGCAAGTTCGGCAAGCAGGCCCAGGACGTACAGGCCGCGCTCGACGTGCAGAAGGCCGCAGCGGACGGGCTGGCCCTGTCGCTCCAGGCGCTGGACCAGATCAACCAGGACTCGTACAACTCGCAGACCAAGTTCGAGGACGCGATCAGCAAGGGCACCGCCGCACTGAAGACCAACGGCGCGACCCTCGATGTCCACACCGACAAGGGCCGGGCCAACCGGGACGCGCTCGCTGCGATCGCGGCCGGCACGGACGACTACACGGCCAAGCTCGTCAAGCAGGGAGCCACGTGGGACACGGTCAACGGGGTGTATCAGCGGGGTTACAACTCGCTGGTGAAGTCGGCCATTGCCATGGGCGACAGCCGGCAACAGGCCGAGGCGCTGGCGAACAGTCTGATCCACATTCCGAAGGAGGTGAAGGTAGGCGGCAATATCTCGGATGTCGAGGCGAAGCTGAAGAAGCTCAACGGGGAACTCAAGACCGCCACCGGGTCGAGGACGACGAAGGTCAAGGCGGACATCGCTGACGCCGAGAAGAAACTCGCCGACTACAAGTGGCAGTTGGCGCAACTGGGCCCCAAGACCGTCACGCTCACCACGTTCTTCAACTCGGTGTACTCGGGTCCGAACCTCGGTGGTCTCCCCAAGAGGGCGACCGGTGGCCAGATCAAGGGCCCGGGTACAGGCGCCAGCGATGACGTGCTGATGTGGGGCAGCAACGGCGAGTACGTCATCAACGCGGAGCAGACGAAGAAGCACAAAGGGCTGCTCGATGCCATCAACGGCGGCCTCGACGGGTTCGCCGGGGGTGGCCTTATCGGTTACGCCAAGGGCGGGAAGGTCACCGCAGCCCGGAAGGCAGCGCAGAAGGCAACCGCAGCGGAGCAGCAGGCACGCGGTGACGCACTGAGCCAGCTCGACGTGAGCGGGTACGGGCGGGTGGCCGGGTATTCCGCGTCGCCGTTCGAGCATTCGACGTCGGGTGCGGGCAGTGTGGACAGTCTCGTTAGCGCGTTGAATGAGTGGAACGGCCGTATCCGGGCGGCGACCCGCGGGGCGACCGAGTCGAAGCTGCTGAACGCGCTGAACAACTTCGGCGCGGGGATGCTCAAGAACGAGAAGGCCCTCGAACGGGTCAACGGGCAGCTCGACGGCGCGCGGGCGAAGCTCACGAGCCTGAAGGACTCCTTCAATCAGCTGCGGGACTCCGTGGCGTCCTCGGTCACCTCATACGGCTCCATCGCGAAGTCCGGCACCGGCCAGCCGGGCGGGGCGGCGAGCGTCATCAACCAGCTCCAGACCGATACGACCACGGCGAAACGATTCGCCTCCGACCTGGCGGCGCTGAAGAAGAAGGGCCTGAACGCCCAGTCCCTCACGGAGATCGCGAACGCCGGCATCTCGGGCGGCGGCCTGGAGACCGCGGAACGCCTCCTCGGCTCGTCCAAGAGCGACGTGAAGACCATCAACGCCCTGGAGAAGCAGCTCCTCGCCGCGGGCAACGCAGCGGGCACGACCACCGCGAGCAGCATGTACGGGGCGGGCATCAGCCAGGCGCAGGGCCTGGTGAACGGGCTGGCGAAGCAGCAGTCGCACCTGAACGCGATCATGGAGAAGGCCGCGGACGCCATGGCCGCGCAGCTCAAGCGGTCCCTGTCCGGCAAGGCGTCCGGCGGCATCGTGGGCGCCGCGGCGTCCGGAGGCAACCGGTGGGGCCGGACCCTGGTCGGCGAGTACGCGCCGGAACTGGTCGACCTGCCCATCGGGTCGCGGGTGCACTCGGGCCCGGACACCGCGCGGATGCTCTCCGGCGAGGGTGGACGGATGGCTCCGATCCTCGTCCAGGTCGTGATGGACAGCCGCGTCGTCGCGGAGCAGCTGGTCGAGCCCACTCGGAACCTGGTGCAGCGCAAGGCCGGCGGGGACGTGCAGAAGTTCTACGGGGGGCGGCTCTGATGGCGTTCCCCCTGACCCGGCTGCCCATCACCGTCGAACTCCAGATCAACGGGACCTGGACCGACATCTCGGGCGACGTCCGCACGCAGGGCGGCACCGACGCGATCAGGACCGACCGCGGCATCAAGGCGTCGGGCGGCACCGTCGCGGATGCGGCGACGTGCTCGATGACACTGGACAACAACTCCGGGAACTATTCCAACCGCAACCCGACGTCGCCCTACTTCGGGTTCCTCGGGCGGAACACGCCGCTCCGGGTCGGTGTCGCCTTCGGCACTCCGTGGTTGAACGTCTCCGAAGGCGGCACGGAGCATGCCACGACACCTGATGCCGCAAACCTCGACATTACCGGAGATATCGATATCCGCCTCGACTTCGAACCCGCCGTATGGGGCGACTATCGCGACCACTCGGGTGGCGTCGGCTTGGGCGACACCGACCTGATCGGGAAAGAAGTCCTCACCGGCAACCAGAGATCCTGGCGGCTGCTGCTGACCGACCAAGGGCGACTGAACTTCGGCTGGTCGCCGGACGGCGTCGCTGTCATCTTTGCGGAGTCCACCACCCCCTTGAGCCTTCCGCCGTACACGCGGCTGTCGGTCCGGGCGACTCTGGACGTCGACAATGGGGCGAGCGGCAATACGGTCACTTTCTACACGAGCACCACTGCCGGCACGTCCGGTCCGTGGACGCAACTCGGCTCTCCTGTTATCACCGCAGGGACGACGGCGATCTTCAATAGCACGGCGCCGCTAGAGGTCGGCGACATTGCCGAGACCGCCTTCGTCAGTCTTGCGAAGAAGATATACAAGGCCGAGGTCCGCAGCGGGATCGCCGGAACAGTCGTCGCCAACCCCAACTTCGAGGGACAGGCGGTCGGTGCGACATCGTTTGCGGACACTGCGCCGTCCCCCCGGACGTGGACGGTCGCAGCCGGGGCGCTCACCAACGTGTACCGCCGCTTCGTGGGCGAGGTGTCCGAATGGCCGCCGCAGTGGGACACGGGCGGCAAGGACGTCACCACCCCCATCACCGCGTCCGGGATCCTCCAGCGGTACAACCAGTCCAAGACGGTGCTCCAGTCCACGCTGCGCCGGCGCATCCCATCCCTGGCGACACTGACCGCGTACTGGCCGATGGAGGAAGGCGCCACCGCCACGCAGGCCGCCAGCCCGATCGCGGGCGTGCAGCCCATGCAGGTCACCGGGTTCACCTGGGCCGCCGACAGCAGCCTCGCCGGATCGGGGCCGCTTCCGCAGCTCGCCCCGCCGTCCACGATGACGGCCCGGGTCCCATCAGTGGCGCCCGGGGACTGGCAAGTTGAATGCGTCTACAAGCTCGGCACTCTCCCGGCCGCTCCGACGCTGATGATGCAGGTCAGCCTTTCGGGTGGAACTGGCGCACAGGTGCAGTTCCTGGTCGGAGTTGCAGTAGCCCGCATTCAGGTTCTTGACTCCACCGGCACTGTCGTGGCAACGGCGGACTCAACGCCCGACCACTTCACGGACAACTGGGGGCGCCTCCAGATCAAGATGTCTACGGTGACGGGGGTTGTCACTGCCCGGGTGGCGTGGCTTGTCATCGGCGCCAGCACTGCGGGAAACGTTGCAGCGGCTTTCACGGGGACTCCAGGCGCGGTGACGAAAGTGGCCGGGCTCTGGGATAGCGGCTTCTCAGGGATGAGCATCGGCCACCTGGGTGTCTTCCCGTTCAGCAGCGTCAGCCCCTACGACAGTGCGGACATCGCGTTCGACGGGGAGACTGCGGCGGCTCGGCTCTCCCGAGTTGCCGTTGAGCAGGCCGTCCCGCTGTCGATCGCGGCCCGTACCGCCGACACCGAACTGGTGGGACCGCAGGCGCAGGACACGTTCCTCAACGTCATCACCAGTGCCGCGCAGACCGACGAGGGGATGCTGCATGAGGCGCGCGAATTCCTCGGCATCCGCTGCCGGGGCCGCGCTTCGCTGTACAACCAGCCGTCCGCACTGGATCTGCCCTACGTGGCCACCCCGCAGGCGCTGATGGCTCCGCTCAAGCCCGTTGACGACCTGCAAGGCGTCCGCAACGACTCCACCGTGACGCGTCTCAACGGGTCGTCCGGGCGCAGCGTCGTCACCACAGGCCCGCTGTCCACCCTTCCCCCGCCACTCGGGATCGGCACCGGCTACGACGAGAACGTCACCCTCAATCTCCACTCGGACGACCAGACCGCACTCCACGCCGGGTGGCGCACCCACATCGGCACCTGGGACGAGGCGAGGTTCCCCCAGGTCAACCTCAGCTTGGAGAAGAACCCGGCACTGATCCCCGCCGTGTGCCGCATCGACACGGGCAGCCGCATGCGGATCACCCCGCCGCTGCTCAAGCAACTGCCGCCGGACGCGATCGACCAGCTCGTACTCGGCTACGAGGAGAACATCAGCCAGTTCTCCTGGCGGCTCGCGTTCGCCTGCCAGCCCTACGGCCCATACGGGGTCGCGGTCGCCGACGACGCGGTCCTGGGCCGGGCCGATGTCGACGCCAGCCAGGCAAGCCAGCTCAACGCGGGCATCACCCCGACCGCGACGTCCATGCAGATCGCCACCACCTCGGGCCCGCTTTGGACCACCGACCCCGCGCAGCACCCGCTGCTCATCCGCATGGGCGGCGAGACGATCCGAGTCGACTCGGTCGGCGCCACCATCATCAACGCCAACCCGTACCTGGATACCGGCCTCACCGGATGGACCGGAGCAGGCGCCACCCTCGGCCTGGCCACGACCCCGGTGTACGACATCGCCCAGCACGCCGTGCTCATCACCCCCGACGGGGTGAGCGCGTCCGGCGGCGCCAACTCCACCCGGTCCGCCGCGGGCACCGTCACGGCAGGCGCCTCGTATGTGGCGTGCCTGTGGGCGTACTCCCCGGGCGGATGGTCGGATCTGCGGCCGTCCGTGGACTGGTCGGACGCATCCGGAGTGTTCCTGTCCTCGTCGCTCGGTACCGGGTCCACCGTTCCCGCGGGTGCCTGGACGTTCCTGACGCAGACGTTCACGGCGCCGGCCAGCGCGAGCATGGCGACGGTGCGCGCCCGCCACGGCGGCACCCCCGCAGCGGCGAACACCTGGAATGCGTGGGGAATTCGCCTCCTGCCTGTAGCTGCCGCGCCATCGAGTCCGCAGACCGCGGCCGTCACCCGCTCCGTCAACACGGTGGTCAAAGCGCAGACCGCAGGCACCCCCATCACCGTCGCAACTGCCGCCATCGCGGCGCTCTAGGAAGGGGGACCGATGGCCTTCACCGCATGGGCTGGCGGAGACAAGCTCACCGCACTGCGCCTCAACGGCATGGTCGGCACGCCCACCGCATACACCCCGGTCGTCACCAACGGCGGCAGCGCCACGTTCACGACGAAGACCGGCATCTTCGTCATGGTCGGCCCCCTGACCTGGATCAACGTCGACATCACTATTGGCACGGCCGGATCCGGCGCGGGCGTGGTGACGATCTCCATGCCCACCACCCCGGACCGCACGCAGCGGCAGGTCGTCACTATGCACACCGAGTCGATCGGCGCCAACGGCAACGCGATCAGCCACATCGGCGGCGGTGAGGCGGTGTTCCTCGCTGGCGGGTCCGGCGCCGCCACCGACCGGCTCCGCACCGACGAGGGCAGCACCACCGCCCGCGAGAACAACATTCTCGGCGCCGACCTGCTCACCGGCGGCCACATCACCATCCAGGGGTTCTACCTGTGACCCCGCCAGCGCCCCGGGAGGGCACATGACCATGACGTTCCGCGCGGGTAGGAAGCCCGCGCAGCCGGCCCGACCGCACCTGAAGTTCTCCGCGGTTCTCGCCGAGGCCCGGGAGAAGTCGACCCTGGAAGTGGCCGCGCCCCCGGTGTCGGCCCTGTACGCCGACGCGTCGATCACCTGGGACATGCTCGGCAACGACGCGGTCGGAGACTGCACCTGCGCCGAGGTCGGGCACCAGGTCAACCAGTTCACCTGGTACGGCTCCGGCGCCGAGGTCAAGCCGACTACCGCGCAGGTGCTCGCGTTCTACTCGGCGATCACCGGCTACAACCCGAACGACCCGAACAGCGACACCGGCGCCTACGTGCAGGACGTCCTCGCGTACTGGCGGAAGGCGGGCCTGATAGGTCACACGATCGTGGCCTACGCCGCGGTCGACGTGGCGAACGTCATCGAGGTCAAGCAGGCGCTCGCCCTGTTCGGGTCGCTGAACGTCGGCCTGAGCTTCCCCGGTTCCGCGATGGACCAGTTCAACGCGGGCCAGGACTGGGACGTCGTCCCGGGCGCCACCATCGAGGGCGGCCACTGCGTGATGGTCGTCGGCTACGACGCGGCCGGGCTGGACCTGATCACCTGGGGTCGCCGCATTCGGATGACCTGGGCTTTCTGGCGGGCCTACGTCGATGAGGCGTGGCTCGTTCTCGACGCGGACGGGGTGAAGAAGGCGGGCGCGTACTTCACCGGGCTGGCCAGTTTCTACGCGCTCGGGCAGGCGTTCACCGCGCTCACCGGGCAGGCCAACCCGATCCCCGCGCCGGCTCCGACCGGGGTCACCGGAGCGCAGGTCGCTGCTGGGGTGCGAGCGGCACTGACCAAGCTGGGGGTGTGACGTGGACGCCATCTACCGCGAGCGCGCCCACCTCGTAGCGCACCTAGCTGCCATCTACCCGTCACACATCGGGCACACCGACCCCGACGAGCCGGAGTGGGCTGTCGTCACTATCAGCCTGCCTACCGGCCAGGCCACGTGGCACGTCGCGCCCGACGACATGGACCTCTTCGGGCACGTCCGCACGGACATCAGCGAACCGTGGGACGGCCACACCACCGAGCAGAAGTACGCCCGCCTGGACCATGCGACCCGCGTGAAGGCGGCCGGGGAGTGGGTGGCCTGATGACCGCCATCCCCGGTGTCGACTACTCCTCCGGCCGCCCGGGCGGCGCCGCGCTCGCGGCCGCGGGCAAGGCGTTCGCGGCGCGGTACGTGAGCACGCCGGGCAACCCGAAGAACATCACCCGGGCGGAGGCTGACGACCTCGCCGCGCACGGCGTGTGGTCCGTCGTCGTGTGGGAGACCACCGCCAACCGGGCCGGCGCCGGCCGCGCCGCGGGCATCGCCGATGCGCACGACGCCGTGGCCCAGGCGACCGCCGCAGGGATGCCGGGCAGCCGTCCGCTGTACTTCGCCGTGGACTGGGATGCCGACCCCGCCACGGTCGTCCCCTACTTCCAGGGCGTCGCCTCGGTACTCGGGTTGCCCCGGGTCGGCGGCTACGGCGGCTTCAAGGTCATCAAGTACCTGCTCGACCACGGCCTGATCACCTACGGATGGCAGACCGCAGCCTGGTCGCAGGGCAAGCGGGACCCGCGCGCGGCCATCTACCAGCCCGCCACCGGCGTGCACATCAACGGCGTGGCCTGCGACAACGACACCGCGACCGTCACCGACTACGGGCAATGGATGCCCGGCAAAACCCCGGAGGCCCCCGTGCCTGACCTGACCCCGCAGATCGCCGACGACACCAAGACCCTGCGCTCCGACCTGACCAAGGTCGCCTCCCTCACCGAAAAGGACGCGGCGGGCCACCCGGCGATCCACCCGGCGTCGTACTACCTCGCGCACACCCACTACGACGCGGTCCTGCTCAACACCAAGATCGACGGCCTGACCTCGCAGGTCGCCGCCCTGGCCAAGTCCCCGGGCGGCGCCACCCTGACGGATGCCCAGGTCTCCGCCATCGCCGCGCAGGTCGCAGCCAGCCCCGTCCTCGCCGCAGCGGTGGCGACGGCCGTCGTCGACATCGAAGCCAAGCGTCTCCAGTCCTGACCCGACCCGACCCCACCAGCAGAAACGGTTACCCCATGAAGTTCAAGATCTTCGGCTACGAGCCCGCCCTGATCATCGGCGCGCTCTCGGCCGCCCTGTCCCTGGTCGTGACGCTCGGCCTCGGCCTGACCACCGACCAGGCGGGCGCCTGGGTCGCCGTCATCAGCGGCGTCTTCGCCGTGGTCACCGCAGTCACGACCCGGCCGATCGCCCCGGCCGCGTTCACCGGGCTCGTCGCGGTCGTCGCCGCGCTGCTGTCGGCCTACCACTTCGGCGTCGCCCCGGGAACGGTCGCCGCGATCAACACCATGGTGCTCGCCGTCCTGACCCTGCTGACCCGCGGCCAGGTCTCCCCGACCGCGACCGCGAAGGCCCCGGCGGTGTCCGCTCGGTCTGACGCCTGACTCGATCTGATGTGCGCGCCCTGGAGATCACGTGAGCACCGCCATGGTTGGGGCCGTTGCCGCACTGCTGGCCTCGGTCCTGACCGCACTGGCGGCCATGTACGGCAGCCGGGGCGCGAACCGGGCATCAAGGGAGGGCGGAGCCCTGAACGGCTACAACAATCTCACTGACCAGCTCCAGGAGGAACGCAAGGAGTTGCGGGCCGAACAGCGCGCCGAACTCGCCGCAGTCCGGGCGGACCTGGCAGCGGAGCGCCTGGAGTCAGCGAGGCTCCGCCTGATGGTTCAGCAACTCGGGGGTACGCCATGACCCGGCTGGAGCGGGCGCTGGTCCGGCGCCGCACGATGCTGTTCGTCGTCGCCGCGCTCCTGTTCCTGGGCAGCGCGGTGACGGTGGCGTTCATCCTGATCGGCCGCCAGACGGACCGCGCCAACCAGCTCGCCACCGAGGCGGACCTGCGCGGTACCGCGGTGAGCACGCTGGCCGGGGACGTGCGGGCGCTGCGCTCGCAGGTGCAGGCCGGCGGTCACACCCCCGTCGCGCCCGACCCCAGCAAAGCCGTCAGCAACCTGCCCGCGCGCACCGAAGTGCCGGTGCCGATCCCGGGGCCGCCCGGACCCAAGGGGGATCAAGGCGCGCGGGGAGCGTCCGGCGCGTCCGCATCCCCGATCCCCGGGCCGAGCGGACCCGCAGGCTCGCCGGGCGCGGGCTCCAACGTTCCCGGCCCGGCCGGTTCACCGGGCGGCGCGGGGGTGCAGGGCATACCCGGAGCGCCGGGCGCCCCGGGCAAGGACGGCACCGATGGCACAAACGGGGCCGACGGCACGAACGGCCGCGACGGAGCAGCCGGTCAACCCCCCGCCGGCTGGACGTACACCGATCCCGCCGGCCAGTCCTACACCTGCTCGCCGGTCTCCGGGTTCGACCCGTCGGCGCCGCGGTATGCCTGCACGGCCGATGCGGCGCCGTCGCCGAGCCCGTCACCCAGTCCATCCCCGAGCACGACCCCGCCCGCGCTGCTGTCCACTCGCCGCCGGACCTAAGGAGCTGTCATGGGTTTCCCGGCGAGTGCGCAGACCACCGTTCTCACGGTCACCGCGACCGCGGCGAACGGTGCGGCGGAGCGCGAGACGATCACGCTGACACCGTCGCCGCCGCAGATCGTGTCCACAACGCTCAACCACATCGTGGACGGCGACCCGGTCACCATCACCCCGGACCGCGGCAGCGGTGCGGGCGCCCTGCGCCTGCTGAACACGGACGCCTCCGGGTACAACCCGACGGGGTGGACGTACACGGTGCAGCGCGGCACCCGGGCCCCGTACTCCGTCAGCATCCCGGCGTCCCTCGGCCCGACCGTGGACCTCGCCGACCTCACCCCGGTCACGTCCACCCCGGGGACATATGACCTGCTCATCCACGCCACGGACCTCGGTGGCGCTGCCGCGCTGAACGTCGGCACCGGCGCGGGCACCGTGGCGGCCGGCGACGACAGCCGGTTCGGGAACTCCAGCCCGTGGCGGTTCAGCATCGCGGACTACGGCGCCGTCAGCGACGCGGTGCTGGTCCACGACGGGGCGGTCACCGGCGGGGTGGCAGCGGTCACCTGCGCGACCAGCACCCCGTTCCCCGCCGGGCTCACCGGGAAGTCGATTCTGGTCCAGGGCGCCGGCCCGACAGGCGTCACCGCGTTCCGGTCAACGATCACGGGGCGCACCAACTCGGGCACGGTCACCCTGGCCGACACTCCACCGACGAGCATCACCGGCGCCATCGTAGCGTTCGGCACGAACAACTACGCCGCGATCCGCCGGGCCGCAGCAGCCGCCGAGGACTACCTCAACGGCACCGGGGTCGGCGCAGCATCAACGCCCCACACCTACGCGCAGGTCTACACCCCGCCCGGCGTCTATGCCCTCGACGGGCCGCTGGACACCAGCAAGAGCGGCAACGGGCAGGTGCCGCTCGGGGTCTACCCGACCACCGGCGTGAAGAAAGTGCCGGACTTCTACGGCGAGGGCTCCGGCGCCGGGGTCCGCCACTGGGAGCAGTTGGTGCCGCAGTTCGGCGGATCGTGCTGGATCTCGTTCGGGTTCTACACGTCCACGTCGGCGCAGCTCAACGACATCAACGCCAACGGCAACCCAGGCATCATCAGCGGCCCGAACGAGGGCACGGGCAACGGGCTCGCCTATGGTGCAGCGGCGCGGTTCTCCAACATCATGCCGATGATCAGGAACATGGCGTTCCTCGTGCCGCACACAAGCTTCGGCCTGCCCTACGCCGCTTGGAGCTTCTTCGGGTGCGCGAACGCCCACGTCGAGAACGTCAGCGTCTCCACGCTGGGCGTTGTGCCCGGCTCGGACTACGCCACCCCGGGGACGTTCGGCACGGGGCTGAGCATCGGCGCGCTGATGCCCGCGCCCGGCAATAACGACCTGAGCGTCATCCGGAACCTGTCGATCCAGGGCGGTTTCACCTACGGCCTGTTCCTGTCCGAGCACACCATCGTGGACCGGGTGATGGTCCTGTACTGCTGGGCAGGCCTGTGCCCGGTCGGGAGCTACGCCGGGTCGGTCGGCGCCGTCCACGCGATCAAGGTCGCTACCGCCAGCATCGAGGCGTGCGGCCGGGAGGTGTACATCATCGGCGCCGGCAGCCAGGGCGTGGGGCCGCGAATCGACATCGACCAGCTGCAAACCGAGTCCGGCACGCCGACTTTCGATGGCAACAGCACGGCGGCGCTGGCCAGCGCGGAGGGCCGCATCGTCCTGACGGGGCTGTTCACGCCGTCGGGGGTGAGCATCGCGCAGCCATCGGGGATCGAGCTGGTCAACGGGCAGGTCCCGCGCGCCATCACCATCCAGACCGCGAACTACGCGGCCGGCCCGCTCGACCGGACGGTGCTGATGGACACCACCGCGGGGAACCTGACGCTGTCCCTGCCGGATGCCGACTTCAACCCGGTCGAGTACATCGCCAAGAACGTGGGCGCGAACACGCTGACGGTCGCGGCGCTGACCAGCCCGCAACAGAAGATCTACGACACGTCCAGCGCCAACAGCATCAGCCTCGCGGCCGGGGTGTCCGCCCGGCTGCAGGCGAAGTACAACGGGACCGCCTGGAGTTGGTACCGGGTGTGACCAGGGCAGCAATTCGCACCCGCCCGAGCGGGCGGAGTCAGCTCAGTCCACGCCGCGCCCGGCACCACTGCCGCCCGCAGTCGATCAACTCGGGGTCGGAGTGGTCGGGGACGCCGTCGCCGTCGGCGGCCGCCGTGATGCCGAGGTCGCCTTCCAGTGTGCGGATCACCAGCGGCCACGCCCGGTCGTGGACATCGCAGCGGCGGGCGATGCGGCGCAGGATGCCGGTCATGTCCCCTCCTCCGTCCAGCCCCAGCCCTCCGCGAGGGCGATGAGGGTGTCGCAGTAGCCGCGGCCGTCGACGCGATCGTCCCGCTTGTGGCATGTCCGGCAGCCGAACCGCGTGATCCTGATGTCGCGGACGTCCCTGGTGATCGGGTGCGCGGCGAGGATCTTCCGGTCGGCCGCGATGCGGCGGAGGACGGCGGCCGGGTCGTGGCGGGCGATGTGGACGGCATCGGGGAGAGCGTGGTCGCTGCTGGCGCTCACCACCAGGGGGCCGAGCGGCAGACCGCTTCCGCTTCGCTGCCCACTGTCGTGCACGACCGCAACATTGTGGTGAGCGTTCCACACAGTCCATGGTCCCGGCCGCGCCGCTTCAGCCTCCTGCTCTACCGCGTCCAGGGTGGCGTGCAGGTAGGCCAGCGGGGTGGTGGTCACGGGGTCACCGACCCGCTGGCCGGTTCTTCGGCGGTCTCGCGCTGGGCGTCGCGGAGTTCCTTCACCAGGTCGTCCAGCTTGTCGGACGCGTAGTAGACGTTGCTGGCCTCGAACGGCAAACCGGCAGACCGCAACTCCTGGTACAGGTCGTACAGCTCGCTTGCGTGGGCTTCGGCCTGCTGGATGGCGCGCGGCAGGGGCTGCTCCCACGCCGGGGTCTGGCCTGCTGGCACGACAGCGTCGGGGCCTTCGGGCTGGCCGTAGACGAGTCGGTTCGTGACCCGCTTGATCCGCTGAGCGCCGCAGCCTTCCGCTCGCATCGCGTCCTCGACCTCCGCCATGACGCGGCGCAGTTCCCCATCGTCCATGCGCCCAGTGTCCCCCCGCCGCCCGACAACGCCGCGGGGGTTACTGCGGCAGCGGCACGCCCGCGTGTTCCTCGGCCATGTGGTCGAGGCCGCATTCCCGGGCCTCCCGCTCGTTGCTGCCGTAGGTCATCTCGGCGGCCAGCCACCGGTCGCAGTGGGGGCACCAGTAGTCGTAGGCATCAGGGCCGTGCTCAGGCTGGGGCCGCACGCGGATGGTGTCCAACCGCGCCTGGTGGCGCTGGTCGATGTCGCGCATCAACTCACCGGCCAGGTTGCGGCGCTTGGGGCCGAACGGGACGTCCTGGAACGCGAGAGACGGCGACGCCAGGAAGCCGGTTCGGTGCGCGATCCGCTTGAGTGTCCAGCGAAGGGTCATCCCCCCATCATCCCCTCCACCGGACGCGCGCGGGCCCCCGCCGCGGTGACGGCAGGGGCCCGGGGGGATCGGTTCTCCTCTTCGGGAATGCGGACCCCGCCTAGTCGATGAAGCGGAACGCGGCGAAGGCGGTGTGACGCGGGTGGGCGGTGGCGGCGCAGATCCGGTCGGCTTCGTCGACGTCGCCCCGATTGACGGCAGCGGCGGCACGCTTGGCGGCGTCCCAGTCGACGGGGTTGTCCAGGTCGATCGGCTCGACCTCGCGGGCGGTGGGCTTGCGGCAGAGCAGCGAGCGGAGCAGGGACACGGCGGTCTCCTATCGGTCGGGAGTCTGGTACGCACGGACGGCGTAGACCGGCGGCATCCGGGGCGGGTCGGCGGGTTCGGCGGGTTCGAGGTGTTGGTCGCCGAAGACGTGCAGTCCGCTCACCCGGTCGTGCCAGGTGAGCCCGGCGACGATGTTCATGCCGTTCTCGTGCTCCCACACGGTGCCGGTGCGGCCGATCAATTGGCGGTGCTTGTGGGGCGGGACGAGGTGGTCGACGGACAGGACGGTCACGCGGGAACCGGAGGGGTACATGGGTGCCTCCTATGCAGGTCGGGTGGGATGAGTGCCCCTGGTCACCAGATGGCGGCGAGGCGGGCGTGGGCGCCGCATCCGGTGCAGGTCGTGGCGGCGCGGTGGTTGCCCCAGTTGCAGCGGGCGCAGTCCCAGCCCCGCAAGTCCGCGACAAGCCGGCCCCGGCGTGTTCGGCGGCTTCCTTCTCCAGGTCGGCCTTGCGGGGGGTGCCGCCGGTGTTGCAGCCGGAGCAAGACCAGCGTGAACCCAACGGCCCCGAGCGGACCGTGACCTTCTCGCCCATCTGGGTGGGCATGCTGAGGTTCACCGGGTCACGCCTCCTGCTTCTGGCCGTAGTAGCCGGAGCGGGGGTTGGTGGTGTCGGACAGGTGGACGCGGTACCCGTCGGTGGCCAGGACGAGCGGGTCGCTGGCGGTGCCGGGGTGGCCGCAGGCCGCGCAGGTGTTGCGCTGGCCTTTGTGGTCGCGGGCCTGCTGGGTGGTGTTGATGTAGCCAGCCACGGGTCAGCCCTCCTTGATGACGTAGATGGCGCCGTTCGGGTCGATGGCGAGGACGGTGCCGCAGCCGCCGCACTCGTAGACCCGGTAGCCGTCTCGGCTGCCCTTGTGGGCCATGACCTCTTTGCAGCAGACAGGCGGGTCGTCGGTCATGCGGGAGTTGGTGACGGTTCGGGATGCCATGGTCAGTTCTCCTGCTTCTCGCCGAGCCGGACTTCCATGGAGGCGCGGCCGAGTTCGGCGATCTCGCTGCCGTCGGTGGTGCGAGTGGCGAAGCGTGCGTTGACCTCGGCGACGATGCGGTCGGTGGTCCTGATGTCGCCGCGCCGCTTGGCAGCGACGTACTCGCGGACGGAGTCGTGCTGGTAGTTGGTGGACATGGGATTCCTTTCGATCTTGGTTGAGCCGGTCCGGGGCCGGTCGGGACCCGGTCGGTGGGGGTGTTTGCCCTAGTCTGTGCCCGGACGGAGGCCGGACGGGACTCGCAGCCAGCAGTTCTGGCGGCCAGCCCCCGGCCGGGCCGAACCCGGGTGCTACCCGGCCTGAGACCGGGTCCCGGCCGGGTCCATCAGCCCTGCGGCGGCCTGTTCGACCGCCGACCGCTCCCAGCCGCGGAGCCGGCCGTTGGCCTCGGTGTCCCGGCTGGCGGTCACGCCCGGCGCGTGCTTGCGGAGAATCCGGCCAAGGCGCTCCGAATCCATCTCGCCATACCCGGAGTTGTGGAGCGCGGGCAGCAGCGTCTCGGACGTCGGCAGGAAGTCGGCGGCGCCCAACTCGAACTCCCGCAACAGGATGGCGACCAGCCGTGCATCGTCCACTCCGCCCTGTGAGGCCAGGGCGTCAAGCCGGTCGGCGATAAGGTCGCCACGCCCGGACGTCGAGAGGTTCGCCCCGGAGCCGATCAGGGTGTCGGCGTCCATGCGGGGCCGGCCCGCCTTGAGACGCTCGGGCAGGGCGGCGGTGATCTGCGGGCGGGTGTACTGGTTGAACTGGTGGCGGATGGCCCGGGTCAGCGCGCCGCCCATGATCATGGCCTGGCCCGCGTCGTTCGCAACGGGGCCAACGGCGGGCTTCATGCGGTCCGGCCGCCAGCCGAGAGCGCCAGCACCCACACCGAACGCAATCTTGACGTCCTCGAAGCGGCAGGCCATCAGTATCCGGTAGGCGACGATCGCCGCGATGGCGTCACCGAGAGCGTCGGCTGTAGCCTCCTGACCGGCCATGATGAGGTAGATGCCGTACTGGCGGCCCGTCCGCAGGATCTTGATCGCGGCGTCCTTGCCCTTGGCACTGAGCTGGATGAACTCGTCGATGTTGATGTACAGGTTCGGGTGCTCCGGGGTGGCGTGCCACCGGTCGCCCATCCCCAGGGTGTGCATGAGCTTGCCGCGGGCGGACACGTAGGTCAGGGCCTCGTCCAGCGCTTCCTCGCACTCCTCGGGCCCCCTCGCCCGGCGGGCCATGAGGTCGCCGAACTCGGACAGCCCGCCCTTGATCGGGTCCAGGTCCCACACGACGGCGTCCCGGCACGCGGTCAGGGCCTCGTTGATGGTGCGCAGCGCTCCGAGGCTCTTGCCCGCGCCCATCGCTCCGATGATCAGAGCGCAGAACCCATCGAGGCTGAGTTCGAGGGTGCTCCCGTCCATGGTCCGGCCCATGTGGACCACATCGTGCACGGACAGGGAGTTCGGGGGCCGCACCGCGGGCTTCGGCATGTCCGCGAACGGGTTGGACGCGACGAGCCGCACGGTGACCCTGGACTTGTCGCGACTGTCCGGCTCGGGCATGAACCCGCCGTCGGGCAGGGCGAGATGCCCCTCGATCTGGTCGGACGCGGCCATGACCTTGCCCGGGGTGGCGCCCTTGAGTTCCAGGGCGATCTCCCAGCCCCAGCCGCGGTAGCCGAGCACGTTGATCTGCCGGGCGCCGATGCCCTCGGCCTTGAGGGCGCGCTGGATGCAGGTCCGGACCTGCTCGCCGTCCTTGCACCAGGCCAGCGGGAACGGCTCGCCGTCGTCCACCTCGGGCTCCGGGCCGGGTCCGATCGCGGTCGCGACCGGGGCGGCCTCCAGCGCCCGCCTGATGTTGATGCGCCGCCCGTACCCGGTGACGACAGCCCCGGCGATCGCGGTCTCGGCCGCGGGCGCCGCGAGGAACGCCTCCCCGGCGGGCATGCCCACACCCAGCACGAGGCCGAGGGATGCCGCAACGGTGAGGACGACCCCGCCCCCGGCGGTGCCCGCGGCGGTGATCCACCGGCGGTGGCGCTCCTCGCGGATCTTGTCCCAGTCCGCATTGCTGCGGGGCTCCACGGACTCGACGCGATCGGTCGCCCGCACGTACCGCCAGCCCGCGCGGGTCGTGCCGTGCAGACCCCGCCCGAGCCACCCTCCGCCGGTGCCTGCCGCGCGGGCGGTGTGGCCGAGGCCGCGCCCGGTCGCCCTAGCAGCGACCAGCGCGGCGGACTGGGTGGTGCGCGGCGCCGGCCGGGTGGTGGGCACGTCCGGCGCCGCGGGCTTCGCGGGGACGTAATCCGGCTTGAGGAAGTCCGGCACGTCGATGTCGGCGGCCGTGCGGGAGGAGCTGTCGATGGCCATGGGTCAGGCGTCCTTCGGAGTCGCGGTCTTGGCGGTTATGGCGGCCTGCTTGCGGGCGGCTTCAACGAACGGGGCGGTGTCCCCCGGGCGGCGTACTCCACGCACCGGAGGACCGGTAACCGAGCCCCTACGGCGAGTAGGGGGGACTTGCGGATTCACCTGCGCGTTGCCGATCTTCCACACGGTCTTGTCGGGGGCGTCCGCGCGGGCGTCGAGCATGCGTCGGGCAGCCGCGTTCCGGAGCTGCTGGGCCTCCGCGGAGTCGCCCGGGTCGGTGCCCTCGACGTCCTTGTGGGCCCGCCTCCAAACGGTCTCGGTGACGGTCGTTTCGCCGAGCGCGGCGGCCAGTTTGACGGCGTGCTCCCACACCTTCGGGTACAGCGTTTCGCGGTCCTTCGTGAGCTTCTCGAAGGCCGCCTTCGCCGCCTTCTCGGCGGCCTCCTTCTCGGCCTTCACAGCTGCCTCGCGGGCGGCCTTCTCGGCAGCAGCCCGCTTCTCCGTGCGCTCCTGATCCTTCCGCTCGCGACCCGTCAGGGCGCCGTCGCGCTTCCGGATCCGGCCGTGCTCGTGCAGGTCCCACACGCCGGGGCCGGCGACCGAGGCGAAGGCGGTAGCGAGAGCCGTCGCCATCCCGAAGTGCCCCAAACCGTGCGTCAGGTTGATGCCCGCAGCAACAAACGCCAGCGCCCACGCGATCAGGCGGTAGTGCCAGTGCGGCCGGTGGTCATCGACCGCTGCAGCAGCACCGCGGAGGACAACCCACGCGCCGCCTTCGAGGAAGAGCGGTGCGGCAACGAGCCAGGGTGCGGCAGGGTTCCAGAACGCGGATGCCTGCACCGGGAGCGCAACAACGGCGCACACGACGGCGAAGCCGAGGGCGGCACGCTTCCAGGAGGACGCGGACTTGCCGTGCTTGGCCTGCTGCTCGATGTCGGCCTGCCGCTGCGCTGCGGCTGCGAGGCGGCCGTCCTCGCGTGCCCGGTCGGCCTCATCTCGCTTGCGATTGGATTCGGCGATGCGCGCCTCACTGGCGGCGTCTTCCTCGCGGGCACGCCGGGCGGTCTTGTCGTTGGCGAGCTGCAGCCGACGGGCTTCCTCTGCCGCCCTGACCTTCTCGGCTTCGGCCTTGCCTTCGGCTTCGATCAGCAGGGCTGCGGCTTCGGCCTCGGCGCGGGTGCGGATGGCGGCGGCTTCGGCGGCGGCCACCAGGTCCACGGCCGGCCCAGCGGCGGGCGCCGGCTCGGGTGCGGTCTCGGGTTCGGCGATGCCGCCGATGCGGATGGGCGTGAACGGCTCCCATGTGGGCACGTGGGGCCGCGTGGTGCCGTTCAGGGTCTGGCCGGACACGGTCGGGTCTCCTTCGGGGCTATCGGGTGGGCTGGTTGTAGGCGTCGCGGAACTCTTCGGCGAACGCGGCGGCGAGGACGCCGATCCCGGTCTGCGACAGCGCCGGGTGCCCGGTGCGGGCGGCGAGCTGCTGCTCGGCGTGGACAGCGGCGGCGGTGGCCACGGTGACGATCACCCGCAGGGTGCGGAGGACCAGCACCAGCACCCCCAGCAGCAGTTGCGCGACGACCGCGAGGACCGCCAGCACCAGCCGCCGCCATGGGGTCGGGGCGCGGGCCACCAGGACGCGGGGCATCAGGCGTACCTCCGGGGGGCTTTGCCGTCCCGCGCGGACACGGCCCAGGCGCTGGCCCATCGGCCGAGGTCGGGCAGGAGGACGGTCGGCAGCTCCTGCTCGAACTGCTTGCGCACGGGCGCCGGGCAGGCGGCAATGAGCCCCAGAAGGTCAGACCAGCGCGTCATGACGCCCCCTTCGCTGCGGTACGGACCAGGCCGAGCGCCTGCTCCCCGGTGGCGCCCGGCATCTCGTTCCACCGCGGGTACGGCATCGTGATCCCCCGGCTGGCGAGGGCGCCCTGGATCTGCCGCCCCGCCTCGACCGCGGTGTGCTCGGTGCCGTAGCCGAGGGCGTGCACGGCCCGCTGCGCGCCGAGGATGCAGCGCCCACCGGTCGCAGTGCGGATCCGGCGGCCCGACTTGGCCCACCCCCACCGCTCCAGGACCAGCGCGGTCAGCTCCAGGTGCTCCGTGGTGGTGATCCGCGCCCGCTGCAGGCCCTCACCCCGACGGGGGCGGAGGACGAGCAGCCGGTCCGGCAGCACCCGCCACAACCCGCCGGGCAGCTGCGGGCCGGCCGGAGCCGACGGGGCGGGCTCGCTGCCGACCGCCAGCCGCACCAGGTCGGCCGTCGGCAGCGTCACGAGCCGGTGCGCGGTCCGCGTCGGATCCGTCAGCCACGCCACAGCCTCGGCCGCCAGCTCGTCGGCGACGCCGTCGAACAGGTCCAGGTCGGGCAGGCTCGGGATTGCGGTCGTCATGTCAGACACCCGCCGGGGTGGCGTGGCTGATTACCTCGGCCGGGTCGGGGCCGAAGATGCCGGGCCGGTTGCGCAGTTCCTGGAACGTCATCAGGCCGCCGGGCTTCCGCTCGTGGATCGGGCCGTAGCCGAGCCACGCACCGGCGGCGGTCATGTGGTCGCAGCGGGCCTCCTGGCCGATCCACCGGCCCGGCCGGCTGAACGTCCACTCCATGAGGGCCCGCTTCGGCGCCCCGGGGTACTTCGCGTTGAGGTCCACCACGCTGTAGTAGGTGTGGCCGGGCTTGACGGTGGCGGCGAAGGTGGCGGCCTCCTTCTGGGCATTGCGACGCGCCACGGTCGCTGGCGCGATCAGGCTGAGCGGGTTCACGGTGCTCCTTCGGTTGTGTGGCGGGCGGGGTGTCTGGCGGTTCTCCTCACCACCCAGCGCGGGGCTGGGTGGTGAGGGCAGGCGTCAGGCGGCGGGTCCTCGGCGCCACCGGGGAAGCGGCTTGGCGGCCTGGTTGGCGGCGGCGTTCAGCTCCAGGTATTCGGGCGTCTCGTCGCGGATACCGGCGCGCCTCTCGCGGGCGCTGTTCCGGTGCAGGGCGGCGTCGGCGGCCTTGGACGCCTTGACGTCCTCGGGGCGGCCGAGGATCTTGTCGCGGATGCTCATTGGGTTCCTTTCGGGTCGGGGTGCCGGGCCGGCCTGCGGAGGGGTGCTGGCCGGCCCGGCGGTCGGGGGGTCAGATCTCTTCGGCGGGGGCGCGTCCGGCTTCACGCTCGGGGCTGTCGTCGGTCGGCGTGGCCACGGTGGTCTCCTGGTCGTAGTCGTTGCGGGGGTAGAACGGCCGGTCGTGCTGCGGGCAGAGCAGGTGCGGGTCGTTGCAGGCGGCGACCGGATGGCCGGTCACGTCGGCCGGTCGGCCTGGGCCCGCTCCATCGCCTCGCCCATGTCGGTGGCGCGCTCGTCGGGCTCGGGCACGGGCGGCGGGGGGACGGACGCGGTGACCCGCCCGTTCGCGGCCAGGGCCTCGGCGGCTGCGGCGTGCTCGGAGGGGACGGTCACGGTCACCACCAGCCCTTCTTCTTCGGCTTGGGCGGGGTGGCGATGGCTTCGTGGCGGGCGGCTTCGGCCAGGTGGCGGGCGGCCAGGTCCTGGTGCCGTCGGCCCTTCTTCGAGGCGTCGGCTGCCTTCTCCGGGTCGGAGTAGTCCTTGCCCTCGCGGCCGTAGACGTCGACAACCATCTGCTGCCGCTCGGCCTCGTCGTGGTGCTTGCCTGCGGCTTCACGGGCACGCTGCGCGGCGGCACCGGCCTGGCGGCGGACGTACTCGGCTTCGGGGGACTCCATGTCGCGGAACTTGCGGCCCACGGTCACCACCCCCTCGTCTGTACGCCGCGCCGGTGCGCGGTCGGGTCGGTCAGGTCGGACGGGAGCGGCGGCAGGGTGACCGGCTTGGCGACGATCACGCGGGCGAGCGCCTCGTCCGCCTGGCTCCGCTGCTCGCGGGGCTCCGGGCGGGCGGTCACTTCGCACCCCCGACCGGGCAGACGTCGTCCGGGTTGGCGTGGGTGTGGTTGGCGCCGCTGCGGGCGGGCCGGGCGATCCACTGCTGCGGCCCGGCGACCGTGTCCGCCCAAGCGCGGGCCTCCGGCTCGCCGTTCGGCGGGGCACCGACCGGGAAGCCGACCAGCGTGTCGATCAGCCGGCCCCGGTAGCGGAGCTGCCACCCGTACACGACCCCGTGGAGCAGGCCCCACATCAGGGTCAGGTCCGCGTTCGGGCAGAACCACGCCGGGGTGAACGGGGCCGCGGGGGAGGGCGCCCGCTGATCGGCCCCGTCCGCGGCGTCCAGCTCGGCGCACTCCCGGTACAGGTCCAGGAACGAGGTGCCGTCGGGGGTCTGCATCGCGCCGAGAACCTGTTCGATCTCCGCGTCGGTGGCGGGCCGGCCCTCGGGGCTGTCGCCGTCGTGGATGGTCGAGATCACGACTGCCTCCCGTTCCGGTCGTCGCGGGCGACGATGACGTCCAGGCAGCCGTCGGGAAGGCCCACCACCCAGTCGAAGTCGGCGAGGGTGATGCCGTGACCGGCTGCGGCGGCGAGCATGTCCGTCAGCAGGGCGGTCGCTGCGGCGCGCTGCCCGTCGGTGGCCGGAGGGCCGTTGCGGTGCACGGCCGCGATACGGGCGGCGGGGTCCTGGGTCACGACTTCCTCCCGTGGGTGTGCGGCGCGGCGGTGATGGTCTCGGGGGTGTCCGTGTTGCGGCCGGCGTAATCGGCGGCCGCGGCCTCGACCGTCGCCGGCTCGGCGACGACCGTGGACGGCTGTGGCGGGGCGGGCGGCCGGTGGGTGGACTCGGTCACGACTGCCCCCGCAGCTGCTCGGCCTGCTGGCGGGCGGCTTCGGCGAGACGCGAGGCCTCGGCGGCATCCGCGATGTGCTGCTGCGCGATGGCGTCCGCGGCCTGCTGCTCGGCGATGGCGCTCATGCCGCACCGCCCGACTCGGTCTCAGCCGTCTCGTCCACGCGGGGCCCGGTCAGGCGCCCCGTGAAATCCAGGGCCGTGTACGCGGTGGCGCTGGTCGCGATCACGGCCAGAGTCACCGGAACACCGGGCTGGGCCGCCAGCACCGCAACCTGAGCCGTGGCGGCTGCCGTGGCCACCCAGCCCACCGTGCGGGCCAACGACGGGCGGTTCATGCCGCACCGCCCGGCGTCCGGCAGTCGCTGGCGTGGGCCTTGGCGTCGTCGCGGCAGTACGGCAGCACGCTGTAGCGCTGCTCGGCGTAGTGCCCGGCGGTGCACGTCCAGTCGTAGGGGATGCGGCTGCCCAGGATCGCCGTGACGGTGACCGTGGCACCGGACGGAGTCGGGTACGTCATGGGCCGACCGTCGGAGACAACGGGGACCGGCTCCGGCTGCGCCTTCATGCCGCCACCCACGCCTCGTACTCGGCGAGGCCCTGGCTGGTGGCGTCCCAGGCGGCCTCGATCTCCAGCCGCTGGACAGCGCTGGTCGCCCGCTCCAGCGCGGCCCGGCCCTTCGGCGACAGGTGCGAGGCCGACTCGTGGGCGGCCTGGTCGGCGGGGGACATCGGGACCGGCCGGTAGGACGCGGCGATACGGTCCGCGACGTGGGCGGGGAAGGTGGGCGGGGTGATCTTGCGGATACTCTGCACTTCGGCTCCCGTTGGGCTTAGCGGCTTCGGGTGGTCATGGCCCCGGTCGGCGTTCGCAGCGCCGGTCGGGGTTTTTGCTGTTAGGCGGCGTCGTCGGCGGAAATCTGCGACGCCCGGAGGAACTCGGCCACGGCCGACTCGGGGATGCGCAGTCCGCGCTTCCGCAGTCGCCCTTCGCCGATCCGGTGGGCGCGGATGCGCCCGGAGTCGGCGAGGCGGTACACGGTGGACACGTGGACGTCGAGGCGGTCCGCGACCTGCTGCGCCCGCAGCAACGGCTCAGCAGTGGCGGGGGCCGTAGTCGGGGCAGTCGGGTCGTGGCACACGGAATCTCCTAGGGCATGGGCAGCGGGGCGCACATCTTCTTCGAAGAGGCACCTCTTCAGTGAAGCTGAGTTCTTCGAAGAAGGCAAGCTCTTCTAGCTCGCACAGCAGCAGGCCGCGTCGGACACGCAAAGAAGCCCCCCGCTGCCGAAGCAGCGAGGGGCGGAGGACTTCGCAGGTCAGGAGGAGAAGACGTACTCCAAGATGTAGTTGGACCCGTCGAGCGTCATCTCATTGACTTCTACGAGGCGGTCATTCTGGTCCGCCGCGATGCGGATGATCTGGAAGACGGGAGTGCCAGGGCCCAAACTGAGATCGGCCGCCTCCTGGGGGGTGGGCATCCTAGTCCTCACCTCCTCCTTGAACCGCGTGGGCGCATGGCCACTCTCGGCGAGTCGGGCGTACATACCGCCGGGGCCAGTGTCCTGCTGAGTGATGGCCGTGCCAGCCGCCAAGCTCATTGGCACATACGAGACGGCGGTCTGAATGAGCCGCTCCTCCACATAGAAGCGCCGGCTCCGGCGGCACATGCGCTCGTCAGACTCCAGGAGTTGAGCCACGTGATCGGGCGCATCGACCTCGTTGACGTCCACCTCGACGCGACGCGGGCGGTCCTCCAGGTCAACGTCCCAGATCGACCGCCCGGCATGCCACACCTCCGAAGAGAGGCGCTGCACTGCGGGCCGTCTGATTGGGCGGAAGGCGCGGACGGTGACGCCGACCCCCTGCCTGCTCTCAACGAGGCCTTCTGCGCGAAGGGCGTCCAGGGCCTGCCGCACGGTGGACCGAGCGGCCGCATGCCGCTCCATGAGGCCGTTCTCGCCTTCGATCTTCGACCCCGGCGCCAGCTCGCCGCCGAGGATCTTCGCGCGCAGCTCGTCCGCGATCTCCTGATGGCGGCGCGGCCCGCGCTCGGGCTTGCTGGGCAAGGCATTCCTCCTAGATCGGCTTCTTCAGAGATGTTAGCTACCGACCGGTTGACGTGCGAACTCTGCGAATCCCTTGCGGTTCTTCGAAGAAGTGGTCAGAATCAATGCTACGCAACGCCGCTTCACGAACGGAAGTGGCCACCCTGCGTAGCCGAGGGGATACGTATGCCCGATGAGGGGCGCACCGCGCTCTACCGCCTCTACGACGCCGACGAACGCCTGCTGTACGTCGGGATCACCGCCGACCCCGAGTACCGCTGGACGCAGCACGCGAAGGACAAGGAGTGGTGGCCGTCCGTAGCAAGAAAGAGCGTCGAGTGGTTCGAGGCGCGAGGGAGGGCCGCCAGCGCGGAAATCTCCACGATCCGCCAGGAACTCCCGCAGTACAACCGACAGCACGCCTCCTGGCCGGTCGATGACGCACTGCGACACCAGGTGCGGACGATCGGGGTCCTGGAGCTTGCGAACAACCTCCCCGCCATCATCGGCCACGTTCTAGTGACGGGAGCGCCGGTCCGCGTGACGCGGCACTGGAAACCGACCGTCGTGATCATCCCGCACTGGGCCGCCGACGAATCCGTTGTCCCGCCCTCGAAGCAAGGCGCCTTGGCTGAAATCCCGATCGAGAAGCCACGGGTTGCGGCGGAAGTACTTCACCAGCGCATGAGCAAGAAGGACTTGGTCACCCTGACTCAGGCACTCGTGGCGCTGGTCGCCAAGGGCTGAGCCGCAACTGGACACGCCGACCGGCCTCGCACCAAGACCTACGACGACGCCACCGCAGCCTTCTGCCGCTTCCACTGAGCAGCAGAAAGGCCGACCGGGTTGGAGCCCGGCCGGCCAGGTGACCAGCGGTACCAGCCGCTGATCGTGAACCATCCCCCGCGAAGAGAACGGATTCGTCAATGAGCTTATCGCCCCGGCCTGCCCCCGCCCACGCGTCGGAAGGCGCTGTGCCCACCGTCACGCCCCGCCCCCAGCGTCGCCGGGCGGTGTGCGCCGGCTGCCAGGTCCACCAGTACGTGCGTCGGGACGGGCTGGTGTGCAAGCACCGGTCGCGGGCGACGAACGGGCGGTGCGCGGGCAGTGAGACGGTTCCGATCCCCGTGCCCACACCGAACTACAACCTGTCGCCTGAGCACCGGCACGACGGCAAGCTCCTGGACCGGTGGGATTTCCTCTCGATGCCGCTGATCGTCCTGCAACAGGTGACCCGCGCGCACCCCTGCGAGATCGCGGCCCCGGACTTGGGTTTCCGCGGGTCCATCCGCGCCGTGCGGGGCGACTACTGGGTCAACTGGGTGCTGTCCATGCCGATCGGCATGGACCCGATGGAACGCGACCTGACGGCCCGTGGCCTGCTTGCTGCGGCCCACGGGATCGACGTCAGTGACTGGCCGATCGAGATGGAGATTCGGCCAGCCTGAACACCCCACGGCCGGGCGGTCCAAATCCCGCCCGGCCGTTCTACAGATGGACCTACCGACCCCGATCAGGAAGGCGCTTCCGTGGGCGTACAAGACGGACCGGACCCGCAGGCGACACCGCCAGACGATGACGACGACTTCCCGTGGGATGCCCCGATCCACGTCGTCCGCTCAACACCGCAGAACGACTTGCCTGCCGAGTGGGCGCAGGATCGGACGCTGAGCCTGGGCGCCCGGGGCCTGCTCGCCGAGATCATGGCGCACGGCGGCGAGTGGGACATCGACGCGGAAGGGCTGGCCGAACTGAGGCCGACCGAAGACGTTGACGCCATCCGCGGCTACATCGCCGAGTTGGAGCGGGCCGGCTACCTGGACCCGTCAGGCGACTAGCCGGACATAGCAACGGCCGGAGGGATATGGAGTCCCGCCCGGCCGTCGGCGAACCAGCAGGCAGCCACCCGCTCGGTTCGGACACAACGCATCGCCCTGCAAGAGAGAAGGTTGCTCGTTGAAGGTACAAGGCTGCGCCCGATGCTGCCAGCAGGCGGGGGGTCTCCGGTGAGGACGTTTCGCATGATGCCGCCGGAGGGCTGGGTGCCGACGGCAAACGTGACAGCTCAGAACTCTCGGTTGAGCTGGCGGGCGAAGGGGCTGCTCCTCGACCTGCTCAGCTACCCGGACGGTTACAACGTCACGTTCGACTCGCTGATGAAGGAAGCGAAGCGGGCTGGCGACCCGGACGTTGAGGGCCGGGACGCGATGCGCAAGGCGATGCAGGAGCTGGAGCGCAAGGGCTACCTCGCTCATCGCCGGGTCGCAGTGATGGATCCGGCGCCCGGAGCGCAGAAGTGGCGCACAGAGACCGCGATCTCGGATCTGCCCATCTTCGCAGGTCGGCCCGGAACTACGGGTTCCCAGTACCACCAGGATTCAGTACCTCCAGACTTCAGTACTTCCAGTGATCAGGAGGTCTTTAACAACACGGGGTTTAACAAGAAGAACCAGCAGCAAGATGAAGCGGGCAAATCCTCCTCCGCACTCGCTGCCGCTCGTGCGGGCCAGGGAGCCAGCGCGCAAAAGCTGCGGCCGGACATGCAGGGCTGGTACGACGCGGCGGACAAGCTCTCCGATGACCGACTGCGGCGCCACCTGCTCGCGTTCGAGCGGAAGCGCCCGCAGATCTACCGCGAGTGCCGTCAGTCGGCGCTCGTCCAGATCGGCGGGAAGCCGGGCGGCAAGGAGTTGATGGCCGGCCGGGACGGCGTTCGCGTGATCGACATGCTCAGCTTCAAGTACGCCCTGCTGCACTACGTGGACCGCATGCCGGACTGGCTGATCAAGCTGCCGCGCTAGCCACCGAACGAGAGGTGACGACCATGACCGACATACGACCCCAAGACCTGCCCGAGCTGCGGGCCGGCCTTGTCGAGTCGCGCCAAACTGGAAGCCCGTCCCGACTGCCTGTCTACCAAGCATGCGGACTCACTGAGAACGATGTTGACCAAGCAAGAGCCGAAGCTCTTTCTGTCGCAGATCTGTTCTATGTCGCGCCAGCCATGGGCGAGCTGGCGTCCATAGCAAGGCTGACCCTCCCTCCCACTCCTCTCGCCTCGCAGGACATGCCCAGCACGTGCGGGCTTCTGTTCTTCGACCAACCGCCGGAGACGCTGACGTTCGGCGGCGTAGATGGAGCAACGGTCATCGCTGGGGCGTTGTGGAACGTTGTCGTCGGAGCGAAGGGGCAGAGCTACGCTCTCCTCTTTGGAATCGTGGATCTACACGCTTCCACGCGTCGCAGGGGAGGCGAGCCTCGCCCCGGACTGGCGCGGTTTGCCTATCGGCGGACAGCGATCCCGGTCGCGATGGGCAACGAGGAACCGCCCCTCCCTTATGCAAATAGCCATACGTCGGGGGTCGTAGAAATCGTGCGAACTGCATGGTTGCTGATGCAGCAGCCGCTTGCCGCCCTCTCGGTGACCGAGCCCGATCGCGCAGCAAAGAAGCGCCTGCGCCGTGCTGGCCAGGAGCCGAAGTCGGTTCGCGTGATCGAACTGCGCCGCCCGAAGTCCTCTGGCGAGCAGGGCGACGGCGAGTCGAACTACCACCACCAGTGGATCGTGCGCGGGCACTGGCGGAATCATTGGCACCCGAAGCGCGAAGTTCACCGCCCCGTCTGGATCGCACCGCACGTCAAGGGCCCGGAAGGGGCGCCGATGATCGGCGGCGAGAAGGTCTACGCCTGGAAGCGGTGAGCGCGAGGGGCTGGCCGACGGCTGACCCACCCTGTCCGGTTCCCCCCTCGCCGCGCCCGCCCCGGTGCGGCAGGCTGTCCCCGACCGAGGGGGTTGGAGTGTTCTGTCCGAGCAAGGACTGCGGGTCAACGAACGTGGAGCTGCTGTCGCACTACTGGTCGGGCTTGTCGCCCGATTCGCCGTCGTCGCGGCGGTACGCCCCGCCGGCCGAGCCCGAGACCCGCAACCGCCTGCTCCTCGCGGCCCTGGCGGTCGCCGGCCTGGTGCTGGCGGTGACGGGCCAGGTCGCGGTGGGCCTGGTGGCGCTGGCCGTGGGTGCGGTCGGCGCCGTCGTGGCGCACGGGCGGATCGAGGCGGTCGAGGCGGCGCGGGCTGTGTGGGAGCGGCGGAGGATATGCCTGGCGTGCACGCATCTTTGGGAGGCGTAGGCGCCGACCCCGACCCGCCCTCGGCGCTTCGGCCCGGGGGGCTTCGTCAAGCCCGCCGTGACACCGGTCACGCCATCTGACCTGCGGTGATGCGGCGTCAACTCGGGTGCGGGGATGGCGGTTGGGGGGCGGATGCGAGACAATCAGGTATGACAAACCAGGAGGAAGCGACCGACAAGCCCGCGCTGCCGAGCCGCATGTTCGACCCGTTCCCGCGCATCGCCGTCGACACCGGCGACGGCAGCCCGTTCCGTCATCTCCTCGGGCTGGCCATCAGTGCCGCTCACGGCTGGACGTTCGGCCCCGACGGTCCGTACAAGTCGCCGGGGCAGACCGGGGCGGAGGTCACCCGGATGGAGGTCTCCGAGGCGCTGCTGCACCTGCTGGAGCTGGGGTTCATCGACATCGACACGGAGCGGATGAAGTCTGCCCCCGGGTGGCCCATGAAGCGCGAGACCGGGGAGGAGGCATCATGACCGCAAACCACACCACCGCCGGCGCGATCGGCGTCGGGATGCCCGGGATGCTGCACCTGGAAGCGTTCGGCCGGGAGATCCGCGATGCGTTCGGACACTTCCCGTATCTCGTGGGCAGCGCCGCCGTCAGCAAGGAGTGGCGGGACGTGGACGTGCGGCTGATGCTGCCCGACGACACCTTCGATGACATGTTCCCCAAACACCGCAAGCCGGACCGACAGGACGGCAAGTGGGGGCTGCTGTGCGCCGCCCTGTCCGAACTCGCCCGCGTCCGCACCGGGCTCCCGGTGGACTTCCAGATCCAGCGCACCAGCTGGGCGAACGATCGCTACGACGGGCCCCGCCACGCCCTCGGGCTTCACGACAGGAACGGCCAGTGACCGCCCCCGAGTCCCCCGCCGCCCTGCTGCTGCGCGCAGCCGCCCACCTGGACGAGCTGGCAGCCAACGCCACGAAGGGCCCCTGGGCCGACCACGACCCGAACTCTCGGTGGGGCGCCAACTACGACCATCTCCTCGTCGGCGGCGGCAAAATCATCGGCACCCTGAACACCGAGCACAACGGGCCGCTCAACGCCGCGTACATCGCCGCCGTGGACCCGCTGGCGGGCAGGGACTTCGCCGCGATGCTGCGCGCGGCTGCCGAGGACGCGGCTGCGTGCGACCGGCAGAACGCCCGCCACTCGGACATCGACGGGAAGACCCGCGTCATGTACCACCCGATGACCGTGGCCGCGATCAGCGCGGCGCGCAACGTGCTGAAGGAGGCGTCCTGATGCGGATCGTCCACCGCAACACCATCCCCGGGTCGGAGCGCGTCCACGTGGAGATCGCCGCCGACGACATGCCCGGCCTGATCGGGGATCTGGCCTGCTCGGAGTCACTGGCGGGACGATGGCTGGTGCGGGCGCTGATGGCCGAGCTAGCCGGGCGCAGGGCCGAAGCCGACGGGATACGGAAGCGGGGCGAGGGGGCGTGACCGACACCGGCAGCCACATGTGCGTGGGCCCGTCGTGCTGGACGTGCGGCGAGCCGTCCGAACTCCGGGAACTGCGCCAGCAGCAGATCATGCCCGCCCTCTACGAGCTGCGGAAGGAACGCCCGGGGGCGGACCATCACGCCCTGGCCAAGGCCGCCGCGCAGGCGATCCGCCCGGACATCATCCGCGCCCTCACCGACCGCGGTCTGCTCATCGAGGCACTGCGATCGCTGGACATGACCCACAAGGCCCTCAACGGCTCCCACGACATCGACGGCCCGGACCACACCTGCGCCGGCTGCGCCCTCGTCGCCCAGATCCGCGACCACCTCACGAGGCCGCGGTGACGACCGCCCCGGACGACGCCGTGGTGGTCGAGCTGACCGTCGAGGAGTTCCACGCGGCGGCCCGGCGGACCCTGGCCGGCCTCGGGCTGACCTACGCGGAGCTGGCCGAGCAGGCACGCGGGCAGCGGCTCGACAGCGCGCAGGCCTGCATGGTCTGGTCGTGCATCGGCGACACGCTGCCGGAGGATTTCGCCTGATCAGCCGTCGAACAGCCCGTCCTGCGCCGCCGGGAACCGGTTGGGCCTGGGCGCGGACCGTATCCCGAGCTTCAACGCGCAGTCCTCGCCCCATCCGAGCAGCCTCGCGGCAGGGTCGCTCAACGGCCGATGGCACTCGCGGCACTCCACGACGGCGCGGCCCGCTGCCAAGTCGGCGTCCGTGGCCGAGCCGGGCAGCGGGGTCGCGTTCTCGGTCACCCCTCCGCCGCCGCCGCCTTGTGGCACCGACACTCACAACGGGCGTCGCAGAATTTGCACTTAGCCGGCGCCTTCGCCCCGACCCGCCCGGTCTTGCCCTGGCAGTAGGCGTGCTCGCCGTGGAGGCAGCCAGTGGACAGGTAGTGGTGGGTGCCGCACCGGTGGGCGAGGCGGGTGAGGAAGACGGCGAGCCGCCCGAGGATGCGGGTGGTCACGGGGTGGGCTCCTTGTCGAGGGCGTCGAGGATGCGTGCGGCGGCGTTGCAGACGTCGGTGCCGATGGCGTGGCACTCGGCCCGGCCGCGGGCGAGCGCGGCCTCGGCCTGCTCTGCGCGCTGCACCGCAAGGGCGCGTTCGGTTTCGGACCTGTTGGACGTGTCGTGCGCCACGCGGAGAAGATCCTCGGCCCGTTCGGCGCGGGTGCGTTCGTCGGCGAGTTCGCAGCGGAGGTCGGTGATCTGTCGGGCGAGCTTGAACCCTTCGGTATAGGCGCGCTCAAGGCGCTCGCGGAGACGGGCGGTGCGCGGGGTGGCCCCGTGTTCGGCCAGCACGCCGCCGAGGTGCGCGTACAGCTCCCGCGCCTTGGCGAGCGGGATCTCGACGGGCACCGGTTCGTCGTGGCCGGGCGCGTGGACGTCGATGTCCACGGTCGCGGTCGGGCCGATGCCGTGCGAGGCGACGGACTCCGCCCAGGTGAAGGCGGGCGTGCCAACGGAACCGCCGGTTTCGTTTGGGGCGTCCGGCGCGGGGTTGCCACGGCAGAGGGACGGTCCGGCCATTCCCCGGTGCGCGGGGTGCGGGTCGGGGTTGCCGCAGCGGTAACTGGGCCAGGACGCGACCGGCGTGGACATGGCTGCGTCGGGCTCGTCGCGGGGCTGGTCGGTGGTCACTGACTCTCCTGGTGGCGTTGCCGGTAGTCGTCGAGGAGGTGCTGTTCGTCGAGCGCGCCGAGGGCGTAGCGGGCGGTGGCGTCGGGGTACGGGCGGCCCTGGCTGAACGCGGCGGAGCGGCCGACGCTGACGTGCATGGCGACCTTGACGAGCCGGTCGAACGCGGCAAGCGGGATCGTGATGGTGGGCGGGGGTTCGGTGGTCACTGGTCACTCCCGGAGGTTGCTCGTTCGGTCCATGCCGGTAGCCGCTCATCGAAGGGGCCCGGCATGGTCTTGCCTTCGCCGAGCAGTTCGTGGCGCATGTAGTAGGCGGTTCCGCGCCAGCGCTCCCGGACTTCGGGGGCAAGGTCCCGGTTGTTGCCAGCGTCTTCGGCTTTGGCGATGGCGTAGAGGATGCGTTCGCGGGCCCACGCGATGGCCTGGGGGTCGGCGTCGTAGGGGCTGGGTCCAGGCGGAACGGTCACTGGGTCTCCTCGGGCACGGTGGCTTCGTAGTCGTCGCATCCGCACGTCTCGCCGTAGGGGAGCTTGCCGACGCAGCGCCCGCCCTTGGGGTGGTGCGCCTGCGTGTGCCCGCAGGTGTCGCAGGGCGTCGCGTTGCGGGGTGTCCCGGCCACGGCGGCGTCGGTCCATTCGATGCGCGCCCCGTGCATCGGGTGCTGCGGGGGCAGGTCGTTGAGGAGCCCGTCGGTCGAGACGGCGACGGTGAACCAGTCGCGCTCGTCGGGATGGTTGACGGCCACGTGGCCGGAGGGGAATTCGACGCCGGGCCAGACGCGGCCGTCGGCGAGGTGGAGATGGAAGCGGCGGGACTGGTCAGGCATGGTCGGCTCCTTCGGGTGCGGCGGGGTCGGGTCCGGCGCCGTGGACGTCGGCCCGGTACGCGCGGACGGATGCCAGGACGGCGAACGCCGCGACGTGGCAGGGGCGGCAGGGGTGCGCGGTGTCGTGGGTGCACAGGGCGCGGGCCCCGGCGCACTGGTCCAGGGCGGTCACGTCGAAGGGGATGGTCCGGGCGAGGGCGGCGGCGCGGTCAGGCACGGGGGGCCGCCTCGGGCGGGGCTGTCGGGGCGGTGCTGTCGGCCCAGTCGGTGAGCTGGGCGGCGAGATACCGGGCCTGGTCGGGGCCGAGGAGGACGACCGGGTCATTCCCGCAGTCGTCCAGGGCGAGGCGCAGCCACGGCCACGGGGCGCCGTCGTCCGGGCCGTGATCCCGGCCGTCGCGGGTGATGTGCGACGGGATCAGCGCGAGGCCGACCGTGCCGCCGCGCGGGCCGCTCTCACCGGGCAGGACGTGCGAGCCGAGGTAGCGCCACGGCTGGCCGATGGTCCCCGGGTCGCCGTCGCCGCCGATGCCCTCGATGGTCGCGTAGATGCTCAAGTCGTGCTCCTCGGGTAGGGGTCCCGGCCCGGCTGGGCGGCCGGGCCGGGAAGGGGTTGGTGACGGGTCAGGGGGTGGGGGTGATCGCGTACCCGATAGCAGCGGCGATTTCGGCGTTGTGATCGGCAAGGTCGCGGGCATCGGCGGCGCACGGCGGACAGAGCGTCGGGCGAAGCGACCACCCGTTGGCCTCGGCCCACTCACGGGCGGCGCGCTCGCTGTCGAAGTAGCGGCGGTACCCGTCCGTGTCGAGCGTGGATTCGATGCCCTCATCGTTGGGGCACTCGGTGTTGTCGCAGGTGAGCACATACACGGGCTGGTCGTACTGGGTGACGGGCATCAGAGGCTCCTTCGTGGTCCGGTGGTGGGGTCGTGCATGGTCACGTGCACCACCCGATGTGGCGGAACGTGACGCCATGCTCGGTCTCCAGCTCCCGCCGGGAGATCGCCGTGCCCTCGTCCCAGAAGAGGCGGACCAGTTCGTCGCCGGGCGGCACCGTGCGGTAGTCGGTGTACAGGAAGCCCTCGTCGTCGACGTACACCCGGTCGTGCCTGTCGGTGGGCGGATTGTCGGCGGGGATGAGCCCGGCGCGGATCGCGGCGTGCAGGTAGTTGAGGGCGTCGAGGCGGGACATCTCCTGCTCGTGGGCGGTGAGTTCGTCCCAGGTGGGGTTGAACATTCCTTCGTGGGAGATCTGCTGGCGGGCCTTGGCGAGAGCGAGGGCACGGGGATCGTCAAGGTCGGGGCGGTCGGTGGTGATCATCGGTTCTCCTTGGTGGCGGTCAGGCGGGCGAGGGGGCGGCGGGCTTCTGTCCGGCGCCGGGGCAGCGCGGCAACCCGTAACCGGTCCACGTGCCGGGCTGGCGGGGCTTGAGGTGGTGGCGGACCAGGCCCTTCTTCGTCAGGTCGAACGGGCGCCCGCACGAGGCGCAGATGCCGCGTCCGTAGGGCGAGAAGTCGGCGATCTCAGCGGGAGTGGTCACGGTGCTTCCTTCCGGGTCGTCCCCGCCGGCCGGGCGGCACGGCGGGGGTGGGTGGTGTGGTGGGATCGGCGGCCGGGGCCGGCCCGTTAGCGGCGGGCCGGCCTTCCGTGCGGGGTCACGGGATGACGTCGGGGGCGGTGGTCGGATCGAAGTCGTCGTCCTCGTAAGGGAGCGGCGTCCACCCGCCCGGGTCGCAGCCGCAGGGCCGGCGCTCTTCGCACTCGGCGCACCAGTCGGGGCTGGTCTTGCCGCGGTGGACCTTCTCGTCCCAGCACTTGGGGCAGATGTCGCGGCCGTCCGCGGTGCGGTGCCAGCCCTGGAACTTCCAGAACCGGCGGATCTTGGTGGCGGTGTTGTGCCGCGGGATGGCGGCGCCGGCGGACGACGGGCATTTCGTACCGTCGCCTCCGGGTTGGCCATCGCACTGGATGACGGTCTGGGCGCTCACGGTCGACCCCCGTTCGCCCGGTCTGCACCCCGATCGGTCTGCGCCCCCACGGGGCGCCGGGGCGCGGTCACGACGCGGCCTCCCAGAGCGTGCGCGGGATCTCTTCGGTGCCCCGGAGCGTGCGCGGCCGGGACGGCCGGTCCCAGCCGGGCGCGGCCGGGCGTTCGGCGATGACCCGCCACCCGGAGGCGCGCAGCGAAGCCCCGGTCTCCCCGGCCTGCGTGTACGTGATCAGCCGCGTGTAGCCCAGCGCCCGTGCCGCACGCCAGCACGCCCCGTACAAGAGGCTGTTGGCGTTGCGGGTGCCGTCGGTCGCGGTGCGGGTGACCTCCAGCGTCTGCCCGTTGTCCAGCAGCCGGGCCACCGGGCGGCCGACGATGGCGACACCGCGCAGTACCCCGTCGTCGGTGGCGGCGCCGATCGCGAAGATCTGGCCGACGGGGGGCGCGTGGTGCCGATGCCACATGGCGACGTAGGCGCGGGCCTCACGGGACCGCACCGGGACCAGGTGCAGCGGCACGGTGGTGGCAGTGCTGCCGCTCACGGTGCTCCCCTTCGGCCGGTTATCGGCCTGCCCCCGCGCCCCCACGTGCCCGTCTGAGCCTCCGCCAGCCCCGTCCCGGTCCCGGGCGCCCCCGGACGGCCGAGCGGCGCTGTGAGCGGCGCGGGGCGGGCACGGCGGGGCGGCTGGGGGTGACGCGGGGACAGCGGGGCGCGGGTCGGGGGCAGTTGAGGCGCGGGTGGTGACCGGAGGCGCTACGTGCCCGCCTGCGGCCACGGGAGCGGTCGCGGCGGGAATTCCTCCACCGGAGCCGTCAGCGGCCCCCAGGGCCCCCGCCACGCCCCACGACGGGGGTAGCGCGGGCGAGACGGACGGGACGGGGCGCGTCACGGGGTCACCCCGGCGAGGATCGCGTCGGCCAGGGCCAGGGTCTCCGGGCCGCCGACGCGGTGGATCAGGTCCGGGTCCCGCTCTGCGGCCCACGCCCACTCTTCGAACACGGCGGCGAGGCCAGTCCGGATATCGCTGGGGATCTCGGCGGTGGCGTCCCACTGGGCGTCGGTCATGGACAGGGGCAACTGCGCGCGTTCGCCAGAGCGGTACTGGTCCACGGCGGTGAGCACCCCGGCGGCTGCGCGGAGGCGGTCGGCGGGCGCGGGGGCGGTCATCGGGTGGCCCCGGTCTGCGCGGCAGCCTGCGGGTGGGCGGCGGTCCAGTCGCGGACGATCCGTTCGATCTCCAGCAGTGCCGCGTTGCCCTTCGTGATGGCGGCGAGGTTCTCCGGGCTGTCGCTCGCGGTGCGCCAAGCCTTGCGTACCGCGGCCTGGTAGGTCTTCGTCGGGGCTTCGAGGTCGGTCATGAGGCGCATGACGGCGATATGGCGTTCGGTGGTGTTGCCGCTGGGCATGTCGGTCTCCTGGTCGGGTTGCGGTTCCGGGCGGGTGCGGTGTCGGGGCGGGGCGCGTTTTCAGGGCTAAGCGGGCGCTTAGGCGGGGGTGGGGTTGGCGAGGGCGAGGAGCACGTCGGCGTGACACGGCTGGTCGGGCGGGCACCAGCAGGCGAGGTCCCGGCCGGCCAACTCCCGGCGGACGAGGGCGAGCAGCGACTCCTGCTTCGGGTCGCCGATCCAGTGCCGGTACAGCTCGGTGGCGTAGCGGCGGGCCTCGGCGCCGTCGGCGGGCCAGGTGCCGACATCGCCGCCGGTGGCGCCGAACCGGATGACGATGCCGTGGGGGGCCCGGACGATCCGGGCGGGGTTGCCCCATCGCGTCGGACGCCCGACGTAGACCGCGCCGGGCGGCATGCCGGGGACTCCGGCCTTGCGGGTGCGCTGGACACGGTTTGGCATCACGCCGCCTCGCCTTCGCCGCGCGCCTGCCACTGCGGGCAGCCGCTGACGGGCCGGTGGTCCTCGCCGAGGTCGAGCCCGGCACCGCACGACGGCAGTACCGGCCCGGACGCGCCCCAGTTGCAGCCGGGCTCGCACCCGCAGGCGTCACCCCCCGCGTCGTGCTGCACGCACGTCAGGCACGAACGGGTCTCCGGGTTGTGCCAGCAGCGGGCGATGTGGGCGGTCGTGGTGGCCTTCTTCGACCGGGAGCGGGTGCAGAACGGGCACCGGAAACGGGTCACGCGCAGGGCGATCGGGGCGGCGGGCATCACGCCTCGCTCCCGTCGGCGTGCTGGACGAGCCGGTAGCCGGTACGCCGCGTGGGCGAGTTGTGGAGCTGGCGGACAGCGATCATGCGGAGGCGGAGGTACCGGTCCCCGTCGACCGTGACGACAGCGACCCGGCCCCTGCCGAACACCCCGGGAACGGTCGGGCCGGCCACCCGGATGCGCAGGGTCGTGTTTTCGGCGGCGTTGTGCGACTCGTACTCCTGGCCGGGTTCGATGCGGTGGTCATCGGTGCTGGTCATAGCGGCGGGTCCTTTCAGGCGGCGGCGTGTGGGCGGGGGGTGGGGTCAGGCGCGGAGGTGGCGGGTCACGCGACGTCTTCGGCGGCGGGGTCGTGGTCCTGGTAGGCGGCGGCCGAGCGGGGGGTGAACCTGCGCTCGAACACCGCGCTCTGGTCGGCGAGTTCGGCGGCGAGCCGGTAGATCGCGCCGGTCGCGGGGTGCCCGAGCGGAGTGGTCTCGCAGACCTCACGGACGAGGCTGAAAGCGGCGAACGGGCTGAACGCGGGCGGGCTCTGCGTGCACGGCCGGTGCGTGCCGCGGTCGAGCTGCCCCAGTTCCAGGCGGGCACGTTCGAGGCGGGACACGTTCGCGACGGGCCGGCTCGCCCCGCGGTTCGCGCGGATCACGGCGTCGAGGATCTGGCGCATCGCCGGGTAGACGGCGGACCAGGCGGCGGGTGGCTGGGTCATGCGGTGTCTCCTTGGGTCAGGCAGGCGGGCGGGTTGGTCAGGGTCGGGGCGGCTGGGTTGCGGCGCGAATGTTGATCTGCGCGACGAGGTCCTCAAGCCCGACCGGGTCAGCCGGCGGCAGTGGGGGCTGCGGGCCGGCCTGCACTCCCCAGCTGCACGTCCAGGTGTGGCCGCAGCCGGGGCAGCGGTAGGCGGCTATGAGTCCGCCGTCCCCGTCGGGCAGCGCCATGGCGGGTCGGGCAACGATGCGAGTGCGCTCGGAGAGGCAGCTCTCGCAGGTGTCGCTGTACGGCGGGTAGGTGATCACCAGATCGCTCCTGTCGGTGAGTGGCCTGTGATGTCGTCGAAGTCGATGGGCCGGTACGAGGTCCAGGGCCAGTCCTCGCCCTGGCGGATGAAGCCGGGCCACGCGCGTTCGTCGCGCATGCCGCGCCAGGGCAGGAAGCGCCGGCCGCGGGCGCCGTCGGCGTTGGACGCGGACTTCTCGTCCTCGACGGGGCGCAGGCCGAACCCGAACTCCGGCCAGCGCATCCACAGCGAGGAGCCGAGGGGGCGCAGGTTGCGGTGCGCGGACTGCCCGTTGTGGTGGGGCGCGTGGGCTTCCATGAGGACGGCGCAGTCGGTGGTGGCGCGGGCTTCGTCGATGACCGCCGAGACCTTGCGGGCCAGCTCTTCGGAGTTGGGGTCTCCGGCGTGGAGCCGGTAGATCGGTCCGACGATCAGCAGTTCGGGCTTGAGCTTCTCGACACGCCGCATGAACCAGGCGCGGTCTGCCGGCCGGGTGAGGTCGAGCCCTTCCGGGCGGCACTCGATGTGGAACATGCCGCGCTCCAGCGGCCGGTGCCCCTTGTTGGCAGCGGCGGCGAGCAGCGGACGGAACTTGCGGCGGGAGACGGGCGCGCCGTTCTCGCAGTCGAGGACGAGGACGCGGTGGGGGTCGATGTACTCCCACGGCTTGAAGGGGTGCAGGCCGGACGCGATGGTGACCGCGATCTGCCGGAGCAGCGTTGACTTGCCGCCGCCCTCCGTCGCGGTGAGGATCAGCCGGTCGCCGTACTCCAGGAGGTCTGGGACCAGCCAGTTGTACGCGTCCTCAACGTTGACGAAGTCGAGGAGATCCATCGTCGGCAGGTCGGCGTTGGCCTGGCCGCGGTCGCGAATGTCGCGCGCGCGGGCGACGGCGTGCTCAACGAGGTCGAAGGTGGCGCCGGACGGATCGAGGGCGGTGCGGGCGGTTTCCTCGCCGTGCTCGGCGAGAGCCCGGCGCAGCGCGCGGTCGACGATGATCGCCGCGTATTCGTGGGCGAAGATCGTGTCGGCCTGGCCGGAGATGGTCCAGATGTACTGCTGGCCGCCGACGAGGTCGAGTTGCCCCTCGTCGGCGAGGTGCTTGATCAGGGTGATCGTGTCGACAGCCGCACCGGCGGCGAACATGGCGGCGAGCGCGGTGTAGATCGGGCCGTGGGTGCTGCCCCAGAAGTCGTGGGGTCCGACGACTTCGAGGGTCTCGGCGAGGACGCGGCGGCTGTTCATGCAGGCACCGAGGAGCGAGCGCTCGGCGGGCAGGTCGTGCGGGGGGAGCCGGTCCGGGGGGCGCTCGTCGTCATCGAAGGTCATCAGAAGATGCCCTTCTCGGTGTTCGTGTCGTAGCCGGGGGTGGGCTTGACCCGCTGGACGATGTCGGCGGGCATGACGCGGCGGGTGGTCGCCCGGTAGTGGTCTCGAAGCGCGCCAATTGCGGCGTCGAGGGTGATGTCGTGGAGGACCATCTGCCAGGCCTGGACGTCGGCGTCGCCGATGGTGCGCTGGTCAATGCCAGCGGCTACGGCGAGGAGGCGGGCTGCCTCGGAGCGGGTCACGCGGACTCCTGCGGTTGGATCGGGGCGCCTTCAAGTGCGGCGCGCTCTTCTTCGGCGCGGTACTTCTCGGCGAGCGCAAGGCCGGCGGCGACACGGGCGTCCGTGGTGGACGGGCGGATCGGCGTGACGTTGCTGGCGGCGCGGATCTCGGCGAAGGCGAACTGGAGCGTGCCGGGGGTGACGGGCTTGGACAGCCCGCCGATCCGGACGAGGGCCGCCCAGAGTTCGTCGGGGTCGGTTCCGTTGCCGAGCGCCTCGTCCACGACCTGGCGGACTTTGCGACTGCCGTAGGAGTTGCCGCGGGCAAAGCGCTTCATGAAGGCCCCGGTCATCCGGTCCGGGATTCCCCCGCCCGTCTGCACGACGGTGGGTCGGTTCGACTCGGGCGCAGCCGATGGGGGTTTAACCCCTTGCTCCCTTGCTCCCTTGCTCCCTTGCTCAGGGGCGAAAGAATCCGGAGCGTTTCCGGAGCCGTTCGCGAGAGATTCCGGAGCCTCTTCATACCCGCCTTGACCTGCTGGTTCGTCGGACCACGACTCTTCCGGGACACCTTCGCCACTGGGCGCGTACACGTCACGCGGCGAGGGGTCAGAAACGGCCCGCGGAGGCACTCCGGAAGGGGTCTGAGAGGTGCCGGGGAGACCTTCCGGGAAGCTCTCGAATCCCTCCCGAGACTTTCGCGAGCGATTCCGGAGGCGCTGCGGGTTCCTCGCCCGCCACGTCTTGAAGTCCTCCGGCTCGTCCTCCGGGCACGGCGGCACCTTCGAGCGCGTCGGGTGCGACGGCTTCTGGTGCTCACGCCAGTTCGGGGCGTGCAGGTACCGCCGGCCGTCGACCTCGTACCGGCACACGGGGCCGGAGTCGGCGATCAGCTCCAGCCACGCGTCGACGCGCTCGGGGGTGATGTCGCGGTCCCGCGGGAAGCAGTCGGAGGCGATGAGCAGTTCGTCGTCCACGCCGCGGCCGTAGTCGTCGAGGTAGCCCCACAGCAGGATGAAGAAGTAGCGGACCTCGCGCGGCCACAGCGACACCGTGATGGACGTGCGCATCTCGGGCTTGATCGAACGGATGCGGGCCATCAGACGCGCGCCCCCTTCCGGGTGTTGCAGGTGGTGCAGAGCACTTGGAAGTTGTCGAGCGAGTCGGGGCCGCCCTTGGAGCGCGGGTGAACGTGGTCGATCTCCAGTCCGCGGTACAGCGGGCGCCCCGTCGGGGCGGTCGGCACCGGATCTCCCGGCGACCACCCGCAGCCGACGCACTGCCACCCGTCGCGGCGCAGCACCTCGGCGCGCAAGCCTCGGGGGCCTTGCACGGGAGGCGCCCCTGCGACGACTTCGGAAAGCTCACTGGACGCCACCGCACGCAGGAGGAAAGACGGGGAGCGGGTGATGGCGTCGTAGGCGCCCGCGACTACTCGTGGCTGGTTGCCGACGCCGGCATGCCGGAAGTACCCGCAGACGTACAACTCGTCTTCGGCGTGGTCGGGGACGACGAAGCCGCGGGCTTCGAGGCTGTCGACTCCGCACCGAAGATCTCCTTCCACCGCGCCGCGTGCAGCGTTCGCCCAGCGAGCGAAGGTCATCGGCAGCAGCCCCGCGTTGGTCAGTTGGGGCTGGCTGACGAGAAACAGGTACAGGCGCTGTTCCTCCTGGGTGAGCGCGATGAACTCGGCGTCCCTCCAGATGCTGGTGAGGATGCGGCTGTGGCCACGAGCCATGTCGGTTCTTCTTTCGAAAGGTGCTGGTCAGGGGGCTTCGAACATGCGGAACCAGGCCCTTACGGCGGTATAGCGCGAACGTCCTTGACGTGACTATCATAGCTGTTAATCGCGCGTTCGTAGCTAAGAAGACTAAGGGAGCTGAGTAGGGCATGGGGTGCGTCAGTTACGCTTTGCACATGAGCGAGCAGCCGAAGGAGCACCGCGCCCAGATCGCCGAGGCCCGCAATGTGCTGGGCGAGGTGATCGCCCGCGCACGCTTCGGCGGCGAGCCGACGATCCTCATCAACCGCGGCAAGGAAGCTGCCGCGATCGTCTCCATGGACTTCTACGAGCGAGCGCGCCGCGACCGGGCCCAGCTCCAGGCAATGCGGGACCGCCTCGACGAGCTGGCCGGCCAGCCGCAGACGGGGGACGTCAAGAACGTGTGCCGCGTCGTCAGCGAAGCCCTGGACCTCGCTGACCGCCGCGCCGCGGAGAACATCGCGCGTTCCTGACCTCACCCCTCCGCCCCCGTCCGGTACGCGGGTATCCCGGGCCCGGCCACCGGCTCGGGCTGTCCGGCGAGCGCGGCGGGGGTGCGCGCACCGCAGCGGTGGCCGACCTGGAAGTACCGGACGCCCCCGGTGGCGCGGCAGTAGCGCAGCTCGGCCCCCACCCAGTGCGTGCAGCTGCCGTTCGTCGGCCTGGTGTCGGCCTGAGCCCCGTTCACAGCCGCGCCCCGATCCGCCGGAGGTCGGCGCGCGCCCGTGCGAGGCCGCTAGACCGGGGGGTGGCGGCGAGGGTGACGGTGTCGCCGCCCGGCGACGTCACCCGGTAGTGGCCCGTGCCGCCGACGCGGACGGCGAAGCCCTGCTTGCGGACCCGCTTCAGCAGCTGCTTGACGTCGTTCACGCCGCCACCTCCCCGTCTCCCGCGCCCCAGCCGCCCCGCGCCGCCTGTAGCAGCGCCATGTGGATGCCGCGGGCCGGGACGCCGTGAACGGCCGGGCTCACACCGTTGAGCAGCAGGAACGTGCTGGCGATCTCCTCGGCGACCCGGGCGGTGATGCGGCGGGCGCGGCCGGACCTGAGGCACGTCAGGGTGTTCGTGGACAGCAGCGAGTAGTCGCCGAGCCAGTTGATGGGGTAGCCCTGAGCGGCCAGGGACCGGAGCTGATCGCGGGCCACGGCGGCGGCCGAGGTGGGCGTCATGCCGCCACCTGCTTCCCGGCGGCCTTCTCGGCGTGGATCTTCGCGATCCGCTCTTTGGTGTCCTTGAGGGGCAGGCCTACTTGCTTGGCGATCTCCCAGTCGGCCATGCCGAATCCGGCGAGGTGCCGGATCTCGTCGTTGCGGAGGTCGTCGCGCTTGCGGATGGCCGGGATGCGGCCGATGCCGGTTGTGTCGGGCTGGGCGGCGGGGTCGTCGATGTTCCCGTCCCATGCGAGCGGCCCGACCCAGCCCTTGGCGATGGCGTTGTTGCGGGTACGGCTGGTGAAGCGATCGAATCCCGGCGCCTGGTACGCGAGTTGCCGGTATGCGGCGGCGATCCGGTCGGCGACGGCTTTCCGCACGGTGGGCTGGCCGTCGGCGATGAGGTGGATGCGGGTGTCGGTGGAGCGCGAGGCTTCGGCGATGGCCCGGTAGGAGTGGCCGATGCACTGCATGGCCTGGATGCGGCGACGGCTGGGGGTGGCGTCGACGTAGAGCGTCTGGCCGGGCTCGGCGGCCGGCTGCACGGCCATGATCTTGACGTGGGTGGTGCGGGTGACCTGGGCCTGGGCGCCGCGGTAGATCGCGACGAGGTTCCTGTCGTCGCATCCGGTGGCTTCGGTGAGGATCCGCCAGCACATGGTCCGGTGGAGCAGGATCAGGTGTTCGCGGACCGGGGTGGCGTCGATGAGGGCGGGGCGGCCGAGTTGGCGGAGCACTTTGCGGCGCTTACGGACCGCGCGGATGGCGAGGACGCACGGTTCGCACTTGCATGGCGGTCGGCCGCCGTGGACTCCGTTGCCGCGGGCCGGCGTTCCGTGCTCGGGCGGCTGCTTGACGGCGGTGCTCACAGTTCCCCTCCCGGGCTGTCGGGCCAGATGTCGAGGCATTGGCTGAGCAGGTGTTCGTCGGTGCCGATCCGTGGGTCTTCGAGCCCGACCGGTGACTGCGGCTGGTACGGGGGCGGCAGCGGCACGTCGGGCCACCGGTCCCCGGCGGGCTGCGTGTCCTCGGCCGCCAGGTCGGCGTGCTGGCGCCAGGCGAGTGCGGTGAGCTGCCCGTCGGCCCACGCGGCGACCGAGCGGCACAGGTGCCAGGCGCCGTACACGGCCAGCCCGCAGACGGCCAGCTCGGCGAGCGATGCGGCGAGGGTCACGGCCGCCTCCGGTGCTCGCGCCCGGCGCAGATGACCGCGGCGACGATGAGGGCCACGGCGACGGCACCGATTGCGGCGAAGGCCCAGGCGAGGTGGGTGGTCACGACGCCTCCAAGGTCAGCTGCGACAGGCGGAGGCGGGCGGCTTCGCAGTAGCGTTCGTCGGCCTCGATGCCGATGGCCCGGCGGCCGGACTGGCGGGCCGCGTCGAGCGTGCTGCCGCTGCCCGCGAACGGGTCGAGGACCAGGCCGCCGGGCGGGCAGGCGTAGGTGATCAGCGGGGTGAGGATGCCGAGGGGCTTCTCGGTGGGGTGAATGCTGCGGCTGTGCATCGACCGGACCCGCTGGACGGAACGGGAGATCCGCATGCCGTCGTCCGCGTACTGACTCGGGGCGATCTTCCCGGTGTGCGGCGTAGTGGCGGCAACCGCGAGTCCAGTTCTTTTGGTTGGGTTGCCTCGCTCCCGGGGAACTTCGTGGTGCACGTTCTTCCAGTCACCCCTGTACCAGTGGGCGGCGATCTCGTGAACCCGCTTGAAGCGGTCGGCGGCGAACCCGCTGCCGTTGTGCTTCTCCCACACCACGTCCTGCGAGAGCTTCCAGTCGGCGAACTCGTCGCGCCGGTCGAGGAACATGCGCATCGACCCGAAGCACCACATCGATCGGGCGACGGTCGCGGCGAGCGCGGGCCACCCGTCGGGCCACCGGTCCCAGGCGAGGCTCGTTTCCGAGTAGGGCGGATCTGCCACGACCAGATCGGCCTGCAGCCCGAGCGCGGGCAGCACCTCCCGCATGTCCCCCAGGTACAGGGTGATCCCGGCGTCGGCGTCCTGGTAGTACGGGGTGGGCATCACGCCGCCGCCTCCGCCCCGTGGTAGCGCTCGGCGGCGAGGCGGTGCCCGTGCCCCGTCAGCGCCCAGATGCGGATCTCGTGGCCGTGCGTGGAGCGGAGCGTGGACGGGACGCCACCGGGTACGCGCCGGGTGATCCCCGCGGCGCGCAGCCCGCTTATCGCCGCGCCGAGGAACCCGCGGCCCTGCTCGGGCAGGAGGTCGCGCAGCTCGTTCGCGGTCCACGTGTCGTGGGTGCTCCCGTACAGGAGGACCACCTGCATCACGACGTACCGGTCCCACTCGGACCCGGCGACGATCTCCGCGAGGGTCGCGTCACGGTGGCGGGCGGCGAGCTGCTCGGCGAGGGAGAGAGGGCGGGTCACAGCGCACCGCCGTTGAAGTTGCCGTAGACGATGCTGCCGACCGGGAAGGGCAGCGACATCTGCAAGTTGCGCTCCGCCAGTGCCAGTTCGCGCTGCAACTGCGCGGCGAAGTAGATGAGATGCGGAAGGACGAAGGAACGGATCTCCCAGCGCCGGCACTGGGGTACCGGCCAGAACAGGTGCTCCCACTTCTTATGCGGGGCGCCGTTCCGCGTGGTCAGCACCCCTCCGGATATGAGGAGTTCCTTGAAGTCGTGCGCGTCGACCCTCAGCCCTTGACTGCGCGCGACGGCGGCGGCGTGCTCCCAGGGCACGGTCCCGGCTCCGATCCCCAACGGCGGAGCCCCCGCGTCGAACCGGCCCGTCTCGCGGATCTGCTTGAGGATCGCTTTGACTTGCTTCTTGATGACCTTGGCGCCAGGGAGAGTGCTGCGGAAGATCAGCTCCCACATGCCGTCCTCGTAGATGACGGCGAGGCGCTGCCTTCCTCCAAGGGTTTCGGTCTGAGCGAAACCCTTCTCGTCCTCGTCCAGCAGGTCGAGAGCGTTCTTGGTCTGGCGGTACCCCATGGCCGCCGAGAAGTCCGCCGCCACCGAGTAGGGCGTGCTGTCCTCGGTCTGACCGAAGCGGATGTCGGTTCCGGAGACGTTGAACGCCTTCAGTGCCGTGGGCTCGTTGAACGGCTGCATCGGGTCCTCCTGCGGTGTGTTGTGCTGGTGGTGGCCGCCCGCGCATTCGGGGCGCGGGCGGCCGGAGTGGGTCAGGCGGTCTGTCGTCCGCGCGACCGGAACTCGGTCCCGACGGTGGCGAGCAGCCGGCGGGTGTAGCCGTAGGAGCGGTCGAGGTCTGCGGCGATGGCAGCGATGGAGGCGCCGTCGTAGTACCGGCGCTGCGCGTCCCGGGCTGCGGTCAGGCGGGCCTCGCCGGTCTCGTAGGTCACGGGGTGGCCCCCTCGGTGGCGGCGCAGATCGCCTTGCAGGTAGCGAGGTCCCGTTGTGCGGGGGTGAGGATTTCCCCGTCCGGGCCCCAGGTGCGGGTGCGGGGCTCGTGCTCGTCGAACACGACGAGCCCGTGTTCGACGTGGAAGGGCCGGCCGTGGACGCGGCAGGTTTCGGCTCGGCTCCAGTCGGGGGCGCAGAGCCAGGCGCCGTCGGTGGCCCAGTACGGCGGGCAGGGTTCGGCCCAGATGGGTTCGCCGTTGTCGTACCGCAGGTCGTAGGGGAAGACGGGGCGGACCTGCTGGCAGTGCTGGCAGCGGCCGACGCGTTGGGGTGTGTATCCGAGGTTGCTCATGCCGTCACCGCCGGGTTGCGCATGACGGTGACCTCGACCGCGCCGGGCTCACCGGCGGCCACGTACACGAGGCGCCAGGTGCCGTCCCATTCGCAGGCGCACGGTTCGTCCGGGCGGGGGTGGCGGATGAACACGGCGTGCAGGCGCTTGGGGATCTGCGGCCGGTTCGGCGCGGGGACGGGCTGCTTGGTGTCGGGGTCGGGGTACAGGTCAGGGACGCCGTGGACGCTCAGCATGTACGCGGTGGCGGCGAGCCAGAGCGCCCGCCATGTGTGGCCGTGGCCGAGCGCCACGAACTCGCTGGGCGGCTCGTCCTCATCGCCTACGCCGATGACGACCAGGCCGCCGTGTGCGATGAAACCCGCCTTGACCGCGTCCTCCGGCGTCGGGGTCCACAGGGCCTCGGCGGGGTGGACGGTGCCGGACTCGTCCTCGGTCGTGGCCAGGGTGTAGGGGGTTGCGGTGGTCACTTGTGGTCTCCTTTGGGGAGACCGCCCCGGATAGCCCCCGGGGCGGTCGTCTGCCGGGGGTGGTTACTGCGGGGGCTGCGGCGCAGCGGCCTTGAGGGCAGTGCCGCGTTCGCGGATGAAGTCGCCGAGGTTGGTGGGCTTCCCGGTCTCCGGGTGCATCAGTGGCGTTGCGAGCGCACTGGCCGCCTCGACGTCGCGGTACAGGGTGAGCAGGCTGTCCGCCGTGGCCTTCGTCGAGCTGGCCGCGTTGATCCACGTCTTCGGGTCGATCTCGTTGGCGCCGGAGCGGAGCCAGTCCAGGTAGGGCTTGGCGATGTCGCGGGCGCCGTCCGGCTGATTGAGCTGCACACCCCTGAAGGCGGGGCAGCGGGACTTGATGAACCGAAGTCGGTTCGCCTCGTCCATTTCTGCCGCGACGCCGAACTCGAACTCGATGCCCCGGCGCTGTTCGGCGCGCATGCCCTGGTTGGTGGGTTTCTTGTCCACGAGGACCCAGTCGACGTAGGACCGCATGGTCACAACGACGTGCCCTGGATAGGACATGAGAGCGTCGATCATTTCGTTCTGGATCTTGCCGCCGTCCTTCCAGCCCGCGAACTTGTTGCCGCCATAGCGGGCCTGGGCCGCCATTTCGACCTGGTCGAGGGTTCCGTCGGCGCCCTTCCAGAAGTGGCTGAGCGAGTCGACCATCGCGACCGGGTATCCGGCGTCGGCCGCAGCAGCGAGCGCCTTCTGCAGGTCGCGAGGGTCGTAGCGGTGCATCGGCAGCGTGTCGAATGCGGCGTCGAGGTCGTTGACGTACAGGGCGGCGGCGCCGCGCTCGGTGTCGATGACCGCGAAGCGCCGCCCTTCGGCCAGCCCGCTGGCGACGGAGAGGCCGGTCCAGGTCTTGCCGGAGCCGGAGACGCCCTGGATGGACACGCGGGCTTTCGCGCCGTCCTTGGTGGCGGGACGGAACACGAACTCGTCCTCGGCGAAGTCGTCCTGAACAGACGTCCCACTCGGGCGTTGGGCCATCTGCTGGCCGGCGCGCTGAATCGGGTTGGTGGCCATGAGGTGCGGCTCCTTAGTTGAAGAGGCGTTCGATGTACGGGGGCAGCGAGATCAGCTCGGTGGTCTCCGAGTAGCCGGGCCAGTGATCGGCCTCACGGCAGTTCGCGAATAGCTGCATGGCGGCCTGGTTGAGGTCGTGGCCGATGCGCATGGCGAGCGGGTCGAGACGAGCGACAGTCACCACGTAGGGGGCGGTCTTCTCCTGGAAGATGAAGGTGAACGGGGTGTCGTCGTTCGCGTAGCCGAGAGCCTTGAGGCCGTCCAGATACCAATCGGCCTGTACGTGGTAGCCGTGTTCGAAGACGGCTTTCGAGACGGCTTCGAGGTCGGCTGACCTGGCAGTCTTGTAGTCGACTGCCTGGCCGTCGTAGCGGAGCCAGTCGACGCGGGCGCGGCGGGTGATGCCGAGTTCGCGCTCTTCCCAGAAGAGGGACTGTTCGGCGCCGCCGCTTGCGGGATCGAGGAGCGGCCCGGCTTCCGGGTGTTTACGCAGCGCTTCGGCCATGGCGTTGACCGTGTCGAGTTCGTGCTGCTTCAGCGGGACGTTGCCTGCGGCCCGAATCTCGGTGAGTTGCTCTTTGACCTCGTTGGTGTCCCACCTGGCCCGGTCGACGAGGACCAGTTCGGGCCCGTCGTTGAGCACCAACTTGTGGGCGGCGGTGCCGATGTCCCAGACCTTCTTGGGTGCTTCGCCGTGGTCCTGGTCGTGCCGAAACTTGGCCGGGCAGGAGGGGGCGAGGAGCTTGCGGGCGCCGGTCGAGGAGAGTGAGCCGCCGGGCACGATGTCGCGGTGGTAGTCGGCGGCATCCAGGTCCGGGTACAAGCCCGGCCCCTGCCACAGCGGGTCCACCGCCACCTCGGGCGCCTCGACCACGGCCGTCACGCGGCACCGCCGGGCAGGCAGTCCTCGCAGCGGCCGGTGTTCAGGTCGAACGGTCCGGCCGTGTCGCCGCAGCTGGGGCAGGCGTGCGGGCCCTCGCCGCCCGCGAGCTTCGTCAGCCACGCGAGGGCGTCGCGGTCGTACTGCATGCCGATGACCGCCGCGGTGTAGCCCGGGAATCCGAGGGCGAGCCGCGCCATGTTCTGCATGTCGGCGGCGGCGATGGTGGAGATCAACTGGGTCGTGAAGTTCCCCGCCTGGTAGCCGCCGCGCCCGTAGTGGAACAGGACGTGGTTGGCGATCTCCGGTGTGATGGCGGGTGCTGCCGTGTCGGTGCGGGTCATCTCTTCCTGCTTTCGGGTGTGTTGGTCCCGGCCGCCGCACCGTCAGGGGGGTGTCGGGTGCGGCGGCCGGGTGGCCGGCGGAGCGGGGGGAGCGCTCGACGCCGACCGGCTCGGGTGGCTCTTTTGGCCGGCGGCCGGGGCGGGTTGTGGTCAGCCCGGACCGCCGGTCGTCAGTGGGTCAGGCCGCTGCGGTGTCGGCGGCCTTCTTGGCGGCGAGCGCCTTGACGTGGGCCTCGTAGTCGTCGTGCCACTGCTGCGGGTTGTGGCCCGCCTTCTCGGCCTCGTCCCACGCCCACTCGCCGACCTCGCCGGACTCCAACTGCTCGTCCGTGTCGGCGAGGACGGTCCGCAGCAGGTCCGGGTCGGCCATCTGCAGGGCCTTCAGGAGGCGGTACGCGGTCCAGCCGTTGAGGACGGCCATGATGTGCGCGTAGAACTCGGCCGGGTCGCTGGCCGACTTGCCGTGCATGTCCGTGGTCGAGCGGAGCACCTGCTTCAGCAGGTCTTCGGCGTGCTGGCCGATGGCGTTGTCGCGGTCTTCGAGTTCCTGCGGCTCGTGGGTGTCGAGGTCGTCGTCCATCTCGACCGGCGTCGCCTTGGCGAAGCTGTCGGCCCAGGTGGCGATGTCGTCGGCGATGTTCGGACCGGTGTTGTTGTCGGTGAAGCGGGCGGGCATCTGGATGCCGAGGAAGTCGTTGCCGACGACGACGATGGGCTTGCTGGCGCTGGCCTGCCAGGTGCAGACCCGGTTGCCTGCCGCCTCCCAGCGGGCCAGCAGCGACGACGTCACCAGGCTGTACGGGGCCTCTCCGACGGGGTTCTCCATGGAGTGACGGAGGACGCCCCGCCACTCGGGATAGGGGCCGTTCATGGCCGGGAGGGTCAGGCCGGTGGTGTAGTCGCCCTCGGTGAAGGTGACGTCGTACTCGCCGGGGGTGATGTGGACGTTGCGCGCGTTGCCGTCGGCGCTGCGGGCCTTGAGCCAGGCGGCGAGGGCGTCGACGTTGGGGCCGTGCAGGGTGTGGGCCCACGCCGGGTCGCTGCTGCGGGTCTTCTGGCGGGCGACGGCCATGGTGTAGCGGTCGGTGGCGATGGCGTGGAGGTGGCGGCCGTCGTAGTCGAGGCGGACGCCCTGGATGGGGCCGTAGCCGGCGTTGCGGCCGACGTGGGGCTCGACCTTCCGGAGCAGTTCGGCGAGCTGGTAGGCGGTGAGGGTCGTGGTCGTCACGGTCGTCTCCTGGCATGGTTGGGGTTGGCCGTGCCCGCTAGCTCCGGGCACGGCTTCGTCGTGAGCCGGTCAGTGGGGGTGGTGCCGGAGGTGCTCGCTGTGGCGCTGCCGGAGCCAGGTGGTCCCGGCGGTGCAGGCGCAGACCTCGGCGGGGAACCCGTAGTCGGCCAGGGCGCAGTACGCGGCGTGCTCCGGGGTCGGGCCGGTGGGGATGAGGCGGGCGCCCCAGCCCTCCGCGTACAGCCCCGGCCCGGCGGCGACCACCATTGCGTCGTCCGCGGTCGCCCAGTCCAGATCCGGCAGCAGCGCGGTCATCTCGCACCCGCCAGTTCCCCGGCGCCGACGGTGCGGAGTTCGGTGGTCGTCTCGTTGTCCGGCCAGACGGGCAGCGGGTGCTCCCCGGTGACCTCCGTGTAGATCGGCGACGGGGTGTGGCGGGCTTCGACATACGGCCCGGCGATCCGCTCCAGCTCGCGGACCTTGCGGTTCGCGTCGTTGAGCGCCGCCCCGAGGCGCTGGTTCGCGGCTGCGGCGGCGTTGGCCCGGGCGTGCTCCGTCTCCCAGTTGTCGTGGAACCAGTCGTGCCGGACCGCGAGTTCGGCGATCATGTCGTCGGCCATTGCGAGCCGCTTGTCGCGGTCGGCCACCTGCGCGCCGAGCCGGATCACGTCCGCGCTCAGCGCGCACAGTTCCCGGCTGCGGTCCTTGCGGGCTGCGAGGAAGTGGAGTCTCATGCGGCACCGCCCTCGGGCGTGGTCGTGAGCGCTTTGGCCCACTGCGCACCCGCGTCGTCGATGTGGGCGATGGCGATGTGCGGGCGGGTGACGAACGCGGCGGTGAGGGCGAGCGTCGCGTGGACCTGCGCTTCGGCCGTCAGCGCGTCGGCGATCCGGTGGCGCTCGGCGTCGTCCTGCCAGTCGCCGTTCTCAGTGATGCGGTGCTTCAGCGCTCCGGTGAGCAGCTGCTCGGCTTCGCGGTAGTGCTCGGGTCCGGTCATCGGGTCCCCCTGGTGGTGGTCTGGTCTGTGTCGATGCCGAGTGCGTCGAGGAGTTTGAGCAGGTCGGCGCATGCGCGGCGGTCGTAGGCGACGGAGCGTCCGGCGCTGACCGGGTCGGTGTCGTCCAGCGGGTGCGGGTACTTCGCGGCGACGTGGTCGGCGACCCGGATGGCGGCCGCGCGTTCCTCGGTGTGGCTGCTGCGGCTGCTGGCCCGGGTGGTGACCACGTCGGGGTCGAGGTTCACGACGCCCCCTTGGCCACGTAGTACTGACCGCCGGGCCGGTTGTGCTGGTCGAGCAGGCCCATCCGGTGCAGGCGTCGCAGGTCCGCGGCGTGCGTGGTGCCCTTGGGGGCGTCGTAGCCGTGGTCGCGGTAGGTCCGGCCTACGCGGGCCGGTCCCCACTCGCCGCTGTCCGGGGTGATCTCGCCGCGCAGGAACGCCAGGCGCGGCGGGAGGGCGGTGGTGGTCGTGGCGCTCATCGCTGACCACCAGCCGGGGTGAGCTTCGAGGCCCAGACGTGCAGCTCGTGGAAGTCGTCGTCCACGAGACCGAGGCGCGGGTCGACGTGGTGGAGCAGCGCGGGCCCGGCGTGGTGGGCGGCGACGTAGGCCCGGTCTTTTTCGCCCATCTCGTCATCGACCCAGGCGAACGGGCGGCCGTCGGCGTACTCGACGAGCTGGTGGGTCTTCCAGTAGGTGTCGTCTTCCATCCGGTCGGACACCGGGCGGCGTTCCAGGTCCCAGTCCACGAACGGCAGCTCGGGCAGGCCGATGTGCGGGCTGATCCACTCGTTGGCCTCGGCCGCCCACGTCGTGCCCCACACCAGCTCGAACGGCAGCGCGATCAGGTAGGAGCCGTGCGCCGGGTTGAGCCACACCCGAAGCGGCTTCTGCCAGGGCTGCTCCCAGCCGGACGGGCGCATCCGGTGCGTCACATAGCCCTCGGGGCGGCGGCTGGGCTTGGCGGCGTAGGGGTTGAGGGGGCCGTCCACGTCGAGGAACAGCAGGGGTCGGGCGTTCACTGGTCGTCTCCGTTCGGTCCGTGGTCGTCGTCCCGCATGCGGCAGTAGCGGGTGCAGTAGGTGATGCGGTTGGAGGGGAGCGGGTAGCCGCAGTACTCGCAGTCGTTCGGGAGCGGGGCGGGCTGGCAGCGGGCGAGGTAGCGGCCGATTGCGAAGCCGAGCCCGACCTCGGCCACGAACGCGGCGGCGATGCAGCCAAGGACCCACAGGGCGGCGGTCACGACCCCTCCCCCGGCGCCTCGGCGGCTTCGATGCGGGCGGCCCACTGCTCGGGCGTCTCCGTGTGGCCGTCGTGGATGGTGCGGGCGAAGTCGGCGGCCTCGTCCGGCTCCTGGGTCAGCGGTGCGGCACCGGTCAGCCGGCGCAGGCCCGGGATATGGGCGGAGCACAGGGCCAGTCCGGCGAGGACCAGCGCGACGGGCAGCGCGATCACCGGCAGGAGCGTCAGCACGGGGTGCCCCCGGTCGGGGGCTTGGGGTACGGCTTCGGCTGCGGCCTGATCGTCGGGAGCCAGGGGGCGCGGATCACGAGGGATCACCGGCCTCGGTGGGCCACGCGATGGGCAGGCCCAACTGCTCGGCCAAGACCCGGCGGGCTTCCGCATGCCCCTGCCAGCGGTTGTAGTCAGCCGAGTCGTCCGGGTGGCAGTTGCGGATCGCGGTGATGACCTCGGCTCGCTGCGCGACGAACGCGGCGACCTTCTCGACCCCCGTCTCCAGCTCGGCGACGCGGCCCCGGAGGGTGATCAGTTCGGCTGCGGTCCGGTCCTGGTGCTGCTGCGCGTCGTGCTCCGGGGTGAACACCTCGTTGCCGTGCTCGGTGGCGGCGGCGCACGGCCATGCGGACGTCCAGCCCTCACCCCAGCACACCGAGCACACCCAGGCTTTCGGGGTGCACGTGTCCATGAACACCGGCACGTGGAACCGGGGCGGCAGTGCCGTCAGCTCCTCCGCGGACATGCCCGCGAGCAACTCGTAGCCCGGGTGATCCGGCGCCCCCAGCAACACGGCACGCTGCGCGCACCCGTCGTGTTCCACGCGTTCCAGGTGCTCCACCCGGTCCTTGCAGGCGCCGCACGCCGACGGGTCCGCGTTCTGGCCACGCTCGGCCACGGCGCGGGCGCGCTGCTCAGCCCAGAAGGCGTCGTCCTCGGTCGGGGCGGTCATGAGGCCACCGCCTCAGCCGGCGCGGCCTTCATGGCGTCGTACTGCGAGATGCCCCAGACGGCGGAGTTGCAGGCCCACAGGTAGTGGTAGGTGAGGGAGCGGACGTTCCACTCTTCGAAGCCGTCGAAGTCGAACCCGGCGGTCTGGCGGATGCTGACCTTGTGGCCGTCGCCCTTGTCCTTGTGGACCAGGACGTTCCAGCAGACGGCGGAACTCCGCGAGTCGTGGTCTTCGCTGGCCCCGCAGGAGCATTCGGTGCGGTAGGTGGCGCCGTGTTCGAACTCGCTGACCAGGCGAAGCGCGTTCTGCTGGTCGTCCAGCCAACCGCTGTCGAGGATCTCCTCGCGGACTGCGGCGCGCAGGCCCTTGGGGGCCCACTTGTCCCGGACGGCCTCGGCGACGCGCTCCTTGACCTCCTTCTCCAGGAGGCTCCGGTCGTACTCGGTGACGGAGTCGCGGCCGTTGACGAGCTTGCTGGCCCACGAAGACGGGTTGACGCGGCTGCCGCGCAGCCAGTTGAACATGTCCTCGGTGTCGTCGCCGTACCGCTGGAAGTGGAAGGAGCCGTGGCTGCCAGCGACCAGGAGGTTGTACGGCCAGACGACGAGGATGACGTGGGTGAAGCCCTGCTGCGCGACGAACTCCACGTGCCGGAACAGGCCGTCCTCGCGGAGCGCCACGAGCTTGTAGTCCTTGACGTCGTTCTGGAAGTGCCGGGCCGCGTCCTTCTCGGCCTTGGTGCGGTAGTCGGTCATGCGACGGCCTCCTTGGCCTCGGCGGGGACGGTCCAGGCGCAGACGGCCCAGGGCAGTTCGCGGGCGCCGGGGCACAGGCGCTGCACGACGGGGAAGTGCTCGTGGCCGTTGCGGAGGTGGCGGACGACCGTGCCGTCCAGGCGAAGGGCCCGCTCCTCCCAGCAGTGGTCGCACCAGCCGCGGGGGCGCGGAGGGAGCGGAAGCACCGGGTAGGCGATGGCCCAGGTGGGGTGGGTGACCACGGCGCGCTTCGCACCCTGCGGGAGGAGGCGCACGTACTGGCGGTGGCCGCCGAGGATTACGGCGGGCTTCCCCTGGTACGTGATCGTGGTGCCCACGAACGCGGGCACGTTGTAGTTGCGGCGGACCCACTTCAGGCTGCGGCTCATGCGGGATCACCGGCCTGCTCGGCGGCGTGCTGGATGAGTACCCGCCCGCCGTCGGCCACCTCGTCGGTGAACATGGCGTAGGTCTGGAGCGCCCGGTTGATGATGTCGGTCCTGGTGTCGCCGGTGGCCTCCGCGGCGGCCTTCAGCGCGGCAGATGAGGCGGCCGTGAGGATGACCGTCACGCGCTCGAACTGGGCGCTCATGCCGCCACCTGCGTCCCGGCCTGCGCCTGGTCGGGGTGGAACACGCGGTGGACGCGCTCGATCAGCAGCACGTACCCGATCTCCTCCAGCGGCGACCACTCGGTGGCCGGGCCGTGCACGTCATCGAACTTGCGGTCGGCCTCGGCCAGAGCGTTCTGCTCCAGGTCGGCGAACTCGGCCTCAAGCGGGTCGGGGGCCACCGTCAGCGGCCCGAACCAGCGGGTCACGGTCGGCAGCGTCCACGGGAAGGACGGGCCGTCACCCCGGTCGGCGGGGTTCTGCGGGTAGGAGCACGCCAGCAGCTGCTCGCCCGCGCGGTCCACGCCGTTGGGCCGCCACACCTCGCCCTCGCGGTCGATCCACACGGTGCTCATCGCGCCACCCCCTTGTGGGTGTGGGCGAACGGCGGGTACTCGCGGTGCGCGATGTCCGGGTCGATCGTCAGGAACTCGTGCACCTGATCGATCAGCTCGGGCGACGGGTGGCCGGCCATCAGCCGGGCGTGCAGACGGTCCAGGTCGGCCAGCACCTCGCCCACCGGCACGTCCAGGGAGGCGATCGTCGGGGGGGCGGAGGGGGTCATCGGGTGCCGCCCATGTCGCAGGGCTTGATGCCACCGCTGCACGAGCACAGGCCGTCCCGGGCGATGTAGACGGCCTGACCCCAGTTCAAGGTGTCGGACGCCTTGCCCTGCCGGACGAAGTCCTCGGCGATGGACTCGCGGACCTTGGCCTCGGTCGAGGCGTTCTCCGCCGTCAGCCGCTCGATCTCGCGGGCCTGCTCGTCCACGCGCCGCTTCAGGTCGGCCGTGTCGAAGGTGTACGCCCGCTGCACGCGGTCGATCTCGCTGAGCTGCTCGGGTGTCAGGGTCCCGGCCAGTGCGGCCGGGATAGTGTTGGGAGCCACGTGGCTCCCTCCTTTCGTGAGCTGTGAGGGTTGCTGCGTAGGGCTGGCCGTCGGTGTGTCAGAGCCCGGCGGCTGGCCCGCATGCCGCTTAGGCGGCGGCGGCGCGGGGCTGGGCGTGCATCCCGGCACGCTCGTGGGCCTCTACTTCGCCCAGCGGAAACATCAGGTTTCGGCCGCGCTTGAAGCACGGGGGCGCGGTCCCCAGGGACCGCATGTTGTAGATCGCCTTCTTCGTGGTCTGCCAGCGATCTGCGAGCTGCGCGACCGTGAGGTGGGGGGACTCAGCGGTCAGGGGCTTCGGGGTGATCATCACGTCCCTCGTTTTCGGGTTGGGCGATCTCTGCGATCGCGGCCCTGGCTGTTCGTTCTCGGTGGAGGACGAGAGCTATGCGCTTGAGCACGCCAGGGCTGGGGTTGGCTTGGTCTGTTTCGATCCGGGAGAGCCACGAGACGGAGATGCCTGCCTGATCAGCGAGCTGCGTCAGGTTGAGGCCGCACTCCTCGCGCTTGCGCCGGATCGTCGTTCCCCGGAACTGCACAAGGGAGAGACTAGGAGATATTGAGAGATCTAGCAAGCGAAAGTAGGCGGCAACGAGAGATATTAGGAGATCGCAGGTCAGCGGCTTGATCATGACTGTCCGGCGCTGCAAACGGCGGGGTAACTTGTTTCCTGTCGTTGCTTCTCGTTGCTTCTGATCACCATGTGGAGACCTGGCTATGACCTCCGACCCCAAGCGGTGGGCGATCCTCGGTCGCGCGCTCCGCGACTCCCGCACTCGCCAGGGACTGAGCGCCGAGCAGCTTGTCGAACGCGCACGGGAGCAAGGCGGCTCAGTCGCGGGACGCACGATCTACGCGTTCGAGCGCGCAGAGACGACGCCCACTCGGAAGCCGCAGAAGCTGGAACAGGTAGCCGCCGCGCTCGGCTGGCAACCCGGCTACGTCGACCGCATCCTCGACGGCGAAGATCCGAATAGCGTCCTCGGCCAGCCGGGCACGCCCCCCTCCGCGCCCGACGAGGGGTCGCCAGCCCGGCAGGCGGCGCTCGAACTACTCCCCGCCGTCTACGAGTTCGGCCGTGCAGCCGAAGCGGCCGGCGGCGACGCCGCCCTCCGCGATGAGCTTGAGTCCGCAGCCCAGAGCCTCATCGCATCCATCCCGGGTCGAACTATGCCCAATAGGTCGACATATGGGCTTGTCGCCTACGGTCCCCACCGTCCCGGCGAGCCCGTTCCCGATGACGATGCCGAGCGCATCGAGCGGGCGCTGAAGGACGACCAGTGAGGCGTACACCTCTCCCCGCCTGCACGGTGCCCGAGTCTGCGCGGTCGCCTGCCGCTGGCGAGGGCTGGCTGTCTCCGCATGCCATCAATCGGCCGCATGGGAAACGGGAGGAAAGATTTCTTCACGATTCCTACCCACGACCGGCCGCAAGGGGGTAGAACTGTCCATCTCGGACGCTTCCCACGTCAACAACCCATGGGGGGCGTATGTCCGAGTCCGCAGGACGACTGGAAACGCACGTCGGACTCCAGTACAACCCCGAGATCACCCTCGACCGGCTCGGGATAGCCGTCGTCCGCATCTGGCTGCGGGACACCTGGGCGGCATGGTCGGCGTCCAACCGGACCGTAGTCCTCGCTTCGGGGCTGACCCGCATCCAGGAGCGCTGCGTCCTCGCCCACGAGGTTGAGCACATCGCGGGCGGCGACTTCGACTGCAGCAACAGGCGCCTGTCGATCCGCCAGGAGCGCCGCGCCGACATCGGCGCCGCACGTAGGCTGATCGCCATCTCGGACCTGGCGGAGATCGCTCAGTGGGCCGACGATGTGTCCACCGCCGCCCTGGAACTGAACGTCACCGAACGCATGTTGCAGGTGCGGCTCAACGACCTGGCGGGAGAGGGGTGGCCGTGGCCGGCTGGATCGAAGATCGCTGGTTGAAGAAGACCAAGGACCCGGTGACGGGCGAGCGGGAACGCACGGACCTGTGGGGCAGCAAGACGAAGCGGTACCGGGTGTGCGGGATTCCGGGGGTACGGAAGAAGTCGTTCAAGACGGCGGCCGGAGCGAAGAAATGGCTGAGCGACGCCTCCACGGATGCGAGCCGCGGCAGCTTCTACGACCCGCGCCGCGGTGAGATGACGCTACGGAAGTACGTGGAGGAGACGTGGTGGCCGGGCCTGAGCATGCCCCCGACCTCTCTGCAGTCGATGCGGCCGAGAATCTTCAAACACGTCCTCCCTCATCTGGGCAGCATGTCGCTCAACAGGATCGGGCACGAGGAGATCCGCGCCTGGGAGAAGCGTGCTAGCGAGGACATCGACGCGGGCACGCTGGCTGTCGCATGGCAGAACTTCGGCTCCATCATGCAGGCCGCGTTCAAGGCCAAGCGGATTCCCGAGAACCCGTTCCGGGACGACGACTTCAAGGCGCCGCAGCCGCCGAAGACGAAGGCGAGGGCGTGGTCGCAGGAGCGGGTGTCCGCCGTGTACCAGGCCATGCTGGAGCGCTACCGGATCACCGTCAGTCTCGGCGTGGGCGCCGGCCTGCGACAGGGTGAAGTCCTCGGGTTCTCCCCGGGCGACATCGACGGCGACGTCATCCACGTCACGCGGCAGATCATCGTCGTCGGCGGGAAGCTGGCGTTCTCGCCGCCGAAGCGCAACAAGGAGCGGGATGCGCCGTGTCCTCCGGAGTTGGCGGCGGCCGTCAGGGAGTACGGGAAGAAGTTCCCGGCGGTCGAGGTCACCCTGCCGTGGGTGGACCCGCTGCGCCCCAACCTGCCCTGGGGGGAGCGCCCGATGCGGACGGTCCGGCTTCTGGTCACGACGCCCAACAGGACGCCGGTCCACCGGAACATCTACGACGTCAACCACTGGAAACCGTCGCTGGTGCGGGCCGGCGTCATCCCCCCGCCGGTCACCACGAAGGTGGTGGGCAAGACCGGGAAGATTTGGCGGCGCGTGGAGTGGGAGATGGACCGCGAGGACGGTTTCCACGTCACGCGGCACACGTTCGCTAGCATCGTGCTGGCCGAAGGTGAGACGATTGGCCAGCTGGCGGCGTGGCTGGGCCATTCCGACCCCGCGTTCACGCTGAGGGTCTACGTGCATTTCCTGCCGAAATCCGGGCGACACGCCATTCAGGCGCTCGGGCGCTGGGTGACAGCGACCGCCGATGCGGGCTCCCCCGGGGTGGTACCGCCGCAGAAACCCCCTCAGCACCCCCTTGGTCCGACGATCAGTACGTTCAAAGGGGTTCCGATGCAGGTCAAGAGGCTGTAGCGGTCATCTCGTTGTAGTACTGCATGTTGAGCCAC